TGATTCATTCAAACGAATATTGATCCAATGCAAACTCGGAGACGCATAGTCTCGATGATGTTTCATGACCACCTCAGTGCAAACAACATGGCATCAGCGTCCGAGCGGAAAAATCCCGTGAGTTTACTGCCTACATACAGGCGAATATCATATTCGCCCTGGAGATTTTTCTGGCACCACGCATCATAGATGTTCTGCCCAGCTGTCCAACTAAGAGGCGCAGGAACCGTCACAGTGTGAAATCCCTGCGCCAACAGTTTCTCCCGGTTCTCAAATACGCGGATGCCCATGCTGTTTATCCATGCTTCAGGAGATACTGGTTTGAAACCGCTTTCCAATGTGCTTGGCTGTCTAGGGCCTTGAACACCAGACCCTCGCGCAGTTTAGCGGGATTCAACATACTAGTGCCATCGGCACTGGCCAAAACATCTTCTACATTCAGTGCATCTACTTTGGTCGCAGTGCTAACCACAGGCACATGTCTCAGCCCCAACTGAGCCACAAGATCCCGGCGCGCCATGGGGCTGAGATACTGACCCTTGGCTATATCGTAGATGCTGTAGACAAAAAAGTCCTGACCCTTTATGCCATAGTGATTGCCCTGCACACCTTCACCAATCAATTCACCCTGGATAGCGAGGTTGTCCAGGCCCCAATTGCGGAATTTGTCTTCGAGCTCATACTTGCGAGCCATGGCCCAAAGAGTATTGCCCTCAGTTTCCTTGAGGTTGAGATTGCGGCTGCACACTATAAACTCATTATCAATCATAGCCACAGTCATGCTAGAACCTTCCAACTTCTCCGTGACTTCCCAGTCCAGTTCTTTGAGCTGTGGCCACTCACTGACGAGGTTCTGGATACGTTCTTCATCAGTTTTAGGCACCGCACTGGGCCACGCGCCCTTGACCACACCCGCTAACTGTGCGGGAACGGGCGGCTCATATTTGATGATGCCCAACCGTTCCGACACATCCATGCCAACAAAGTATTCCATGAAGCCCGCCACAGACAGTGGTAATATCAGACCCTGGCTCAGCTGTTTACGCAGACGCACGGTGCGAAGTCGTTCACCCCGGATGCCTTCAAACTCGCTGGGCTCTCGGCCCTTGCTGAGGAACGGTGCCAAAGCATGCGGAATCCAGCTGTCTACTTCACAGTAGATCACCGGGTCACCCACTTTGAATTCGCCTTTCTTCACCACCACAGTCCAACCATCCACCACCGCACATTCAATCGCATCAGCATCGGGGATGGCACGGATTTCTGCGATACATCTGATCGTTGCTAATTTTCTCATGTTTTTCTCCTAACCTAATAAACAAAATGAACAAAGCGCGTTTTTGCTTCTAACTGGCCAATAGTGGCAGCACGAGCATTTGTATTTTCTCTTGATGCGTTTCATATTACTCGATCACCCACAAAACTTTCAACCACTTTTTGAAATCTCGTTGTTTCCACTTGCCGGTCTTGACCCACATGTAGACATTCTCCACTGGTATGGCAGCGATCTCGTCGTCGGTGAGCAGGTCTGCATGTTTGATGTCGTCATGCTGCACACCCTTGGTCTCGATGCGACGCCGGTTCAGTTCTAGGAAGCTGGCCATTATCTATCTCCTTTGTTTAGTGCAATCGCGGCTGGTAGCAGCAATACAGTTGCAGGTTGACCCAGTAGGGCCAGGAGATGGACATGTTTGGGATCATTATCCAACAAGTGACCGCAATCATCCCACGCGATTAGGGCAAGTATCGAACCCCACGCCGCACCCCCCGCCGCATCCATCGCCGCATGCCTCGCCGCAGACCTCGCCGCATCCCACGCCGCATCACTCGCCGCATGCCACGCCTCATCCCACGCCTCATCCCACGCCGGGCCATTGGTCTTGACATCAGCTATGATGCGATCAATCGCGGTGGCATTGGGCAAATGGCTCCAAGCAGTGTTCATTGATTATTCCTCAACTTTTGTGATGCGGACTTCAACCGTGACTTCAAAATTATCCTTTAGATCGTCCAATTCCAACAGACCACAGCGAGTGCAGCGTGGACCGTATTCTGCGCTATAGAGCCCGTTGGCAACGTTTTCATCTGAGCAGCTGGTTCTGCTGTGCGGCACCAACTCCAACAGTGCGTCACGATGTTTGAGCACCAGATCAAGACGCTGTTGCCGTTCTGCCAATCTAGCCTGTCTGGCTTCTTCGGCTCTGCGCTTGAGTTCATCCTGCAATTCTTTGTCGGTTACTTTTGTGAGATCCATGTTGCTATCCTTATTGTTCAGTGTTGGCCCAGCGCAATTGAAACAACAATTGATCCTGAGCATTGGCAAAACGATATTCGCGAAACTCTCGAGCCTTGGTCCATATTTGAACACCAGCAGCATCAACCTCGTACACTTCCACGTTCAGCACATACCAACGGCTACCCTGCTGTGTTTCGTAAAGCCAGGCCTTGCGCGGATCTGCAGAAAAACTCAACAGCGGTAAACGAACCGCATGTGGATACCGGCGAAATATGTCAGGCGAAGGCCACGCAGTTCGTTTGAACTTGACATATTCGTAATAGCGTTCACGAGTTTCCATGATATATTCCATGCTCGATCCAATCATTGGTCCAGATAGCTGGCTACATCGCGGATTAGCCACAACCGTTCTTCCAAGTCGTCTTTAGAGCCAAAACGATCATAAAGCAAATTGTCAGTCACATTTTCCAAGTAATCCAACAATTCCATGATCTCGTCGGCTTCTTGCTCCGTCAAGTGAACCGTGCGATCTCGTAAAATAGCCAGGGTCGTCTTGGGTGCATCCAGCTGACGGCGGCGCAGTTCAGACATCAATTCATCGTCGGTGAATTCGTTGAGTTCCATTAGTATTTCCTCATCAACAGCAACATCGTTACTGTGCTTTCTTCACGGAAATACAGCCTGCGACGTTTGACGTCATAGTACCAATTTTCGTTGTATTCACGTTCAAACAATCCAGACTCTGGTGTGGGATATGTATACCAGGGGCCATACATGCGCTGGAATTCTTGGGCATAACGCAATTGTTCACGACGACCAGCTTCGTTGCGGGAAAATTGCAGCATGTGATTCCATTTGGGGAATCCATGATATCGGCCATTGAGCTTTATGTATTTCATACGGCCAATTATAGGCATCACACCTATTTTGGTCAACCACAGCTAAGTTGTTGATTTTACTGGGTCAAATCCACCAGGATTGGATCTGTGCGTCCCGGACTTGGTGTGGTTTGGGGTTTCCATGGAAAACCAGTATGGACGTGGTGGGTTCGATGTGTGCCCCGGTGCCGGGAGCCCGGCTCTGGCGCCGGGCAAAGTCCATGCCACCTTCCCAGACGCTCCAACGCCAACTCTGTACCGCGCTGTCGGGCAAAAATCTACAGTGATCCGGGCCAATCGTGGCCTGGAGGAAATCTTGATCGCCGGGATATTGGCGCGCTGCTACCTCGGGGGTAACAGTTTGAAACTGCTGCCATATCCATGCAAAGGTTTGCACATTCCACCACATCACGCTGCTGTTCATGCAGTTATATCTGGGGCGTTGCAGATAACGAAAATCCCGGATGGTCCAAAACTTCTGGGGGGTGTTTTGCATAATCCAACTGATGTCGCGACAAATCACCACATCTAGATCAAAATACAGTAGATCCCCGGCAAAATGTCCCGGGTCAAACATCTGCATCTTGTACCACCAGCTTTTCTTGGGCCCAGCTATGCCCGGCCAATCAGTCAGGCAGTGTTTGATCATGTGTGGCGGCACTGATCTATCATGCTCGGTCCACACATGGAAATCTACCGGCAGGCCGATGTTGCGACTGACCATGTTGTAGAGTCGTTCCACATAGATCCAATCGTACTTGTCACCATGCAACACACAACCCACATCTATGCGATGTCGAGTCATCGCGGCGGGTGATGCCATAGATGTGGATACCGGGTCAACACTGCCTGTACCTGTGGTGGATACTGTGTATCAACCACGGCACTGCTGCATTTGTGATTGATGGCGCTGGTGGTATCCAATTCCTTGAACGCTGCCAGGACCTGTTCGGGATCGCGATGTTGGCTTTCAATGCAGGCCCGGACCTTGTGACGCACAGCCGCATCATCGCCCATCCAGGTCCAATGCCAACCCACGGGATACGCCAACCCCACACAATGAGCACGATTCTTGCGTTTGATGCTGGCGCCTTTGTATAGCTCATGCGGCGTATCAAACATGCTGCGCCGGGCCACCACAGACCCTTTCCAGCCACGTTCGGCTCGCTGGTCCAGGCGATAAAAATACATGTCCATGCCGCAGGATACCGGTTGCACGGCAGTGTCCATGAGCTCACAGATTTCCAGCCAATGCGTGGGGTCTATGATCTCATCCAAGTCGCCATGTATCACGATGTCCTGGGCATCACAGGTGGCCAGGGCCTCACGGAATCCCTGGCGCATGGCAGTTTCGCAGGCCCAATTGACTTGATCCGAGTCCAGGGGCAGACATATGGTTTGTATACGACCACCCCAGCGTTGATTATATTCGGCCAGGCGTTGGGTGAGATAGTAGGGTTTGGGCAGGCCCGAGAATGTGCGATCGGCTTCCAATATGATCCAGCGATCCACATAGTGGCTGGAGATGGCCAGATGTATATCCAGCATGTCAAATTCATTGTTGAACAGTGTGGTGTCTATGATCATGCTAGAATTGATATATGATTTGATAGGCATCATAGATGGGACAGTAGCCTTTCTGGCTCAAATATTCCACTATGGCACGACCTTTGCCAGTACGCCGGCCGTCTAGGAATCTAGCATTGTCATCTATGGCCACTATGGTCCCGGGTTTTAGATTGTATTCGATAGCACGAAACTCTCGCAAGTGATGTTGGGCGCTATCGCGGTCATCGCTCCATTTCACATCCCAGCTGTCCAGGTAAAACAGATCCACATCGTCGAGGTCCTGCTGTGATTCCAGCCATGTGACACTGTCGGCACAATGGACCTGGAATCGTTCATCAGTGATGGTTTGCCGTGCGCGATCGCAGGCCTCGGGATCAATATCTACGCTGCGTACTATACCACTGGTGAGATTGACAAATTCCAGGAACAAGCGAGAACTCTGTCCATCTTTCCAGTTGCCGGGGTTACGAAGTGTACCAGTTTCTATGATATTGTACCAATCAGATCCACGCTCCCATAACAGCCGGAATATAATCTCAAATCCCGGATAACGTACCCCAATTCCCTCTTGTAATCCGCGCTTGGCACCACTGATAGTGGGTGTGAGCAGATCTTGATAGTTTTTGAACCATTCCACGACAGTTTGCATAAATCCTATTTACCCAACACAAGGACTATAAATATTTCTATGAAAAACATCGTGCTTGTTACCGGGGGTTTTGACCCTTTGCATAGTGGACATATCGCTTATTTCCAAGCCGCACGTGAACTGGGCGATCGCTTGATAGTGGGTCTCAACTCAGACGAGTGGTTGACTCGAAAAAAGGGTCGTGCGTTTATGCCAATCAGTGAACGTCTGGGGGTTGTGAGTAATCTGCGCATGGTAGATGAAGTCATGGTCTACGACGACAGCGACAACCACAGCATGGCGGCCATACGTCAAGTACGCGATCGCTATCCCGACGCACACATCATTTTTGCCAACGGTGGAGATCGCACTCAGAAAAACATTCCCGAAATGTCATGCGAGGTCAATAATCTAGAATTCCAGTTTGGTGTGGGTGGCACTCGCAAGTCCAACTCCAGTAGCTGGATCCTAGAGGATTGGAAAGCGCCCAAGACTCCCAGACCCTGGGGTTATTATCGTGTGCTGCACGAAGTGCCTGGTTGCAAGGTCAAGGAACTCACAGTGAGTCCTGGGGCCAGCCTCAGTATGCAGCGACATCAGGATCGAGCTGAATTCTGGTTGGTAAGCGAGGGCATGGCCACGGTCTACACCATTGACTCCAGCACCGATGTGGAACTGAACGGCGTGTTCCGGCGTCATCAGTTCCTACACATCGCGCCGCACGAGTGGCATCAGCTGGTGAATGAGCAGCCCAATGCTCTCAAGATCGTGGAAATACAGTATGGTGATCGCTGTGAAGAAGAAGATATCGAACGTAATCAACAGGTACGGTGGGGCTAGTGCCCTCGGACTGGGTTTTTCTCAGCAAAAACGGTCGGGATCAATACATCAACCGGTTGGCGGCCAGTGCCGGTGTGCAGCCCACTGACACCGATCATTTTGACTATCAGCAACACTTGGGCACGATCGTGCTACGCGGTATTCTCAAATACAAAATCATGCAGCGGTGCTGGCAAGATCAGAGACCGTTTTACTACATGGACTCCGGCTACATGGGCAACGCTATCAGTGTCCAGAATCCGCAAGGGCACAAGTTGTGGCATCGCATAGTACCCAATGATCTCCAGCACTCACAGATATTGCCAAGATCTCCAGATCGACTGGGTCGCTTGGGTATCACTGGTCGTGCGCGTAGACATGGCAGTCGCGTGATAGTGGCCGTACCTGATGAAAAGCCCTGTAGATTTTATGGTATCGATCGTGATCAGTGGATCCAGGACACCGTGAACACGATCAAACAACACACCGATCGACCCATCGTGATACGTGAACGTGCGCCACGACGCCGGGATCGTGTGGCCACCGATCCCCTGGTCCAGGTGTTACGCGATGACACGCATGCCTTGGTCACATTCAACAGCAATGCCGCGGTAGAGGCCGTGATTGAGGGTGTGCCAGTGTTTGTGACTGCACCTACTCATGCAGCTGAACCGGTGGGCAATCGAGATCTCAGCCAGATTGAAGAACCTTTCTGGCCCGATCGGGATCTGGTCCGGGCATGGTTATGTCATTTGGCCTATGGTCAGTTTCATGTGCATGAACTTGAAGATGGCACAGCCTTGAGGATTCTCGATGGCGCTTAGAGTGATCAGTTACCTGGCCACTCTGCCCCGGGGACGGACCGCCGAGACTTTGGCCAAAAATCGACTCAAGGCCGACACGCTGCGCTACTTTGCCGAAGGTGTAAATCGCCTGGGTGACACGGGCGTGATTTCTGAAAGCACCGAGTGGCAGCCCGCAGATGTGGCCGTGATCCTGGGTTGGGTGCATGAACGTAGCAAAACATCCGCGCATCTGGAACTGCGACGCTCAATCCTGGAGCAACAGGCCCAACATGGTGGTCGCACCATAATTGCAGACAGCAATCTTTTTCTCTATCGAGACACCACCAATCCCGGCTATTGGCTGCGCTACAGTTATGATAACGTGTTTCCAGGGCTGGGCGAATATTGTGACCAGGATCCTGACCCCCAACGTTGGGCCCAGGTGCAACAACACTTGGGCGTACAGTTACGCGATTGGCGGCGCCAAGGCAATCATGTGCTGATTTGTCTACAGCGCGACGGTGGCTGGAGCATGGGTGGACGCGATGTGGCACATTGGGCTCTCAAGATGGTGGCCGAAATCCGGGGCTATAGCGATCGTCCCATACGCATACGAGCACATCCGGGCGACAAAGGTGCTGTGAAATATTGCGAGCGCATGCGGAAACTGTTGACGGCACGCCGTGTACGCGATGTGAGTTTCAGCATGGCCAGTCATAGCCTCATGCAAGATCTAGATCAGTGCTGGGCTGTGGTCAACCACAATTCGAGCCCGGCCGTGGCTGCTGCGATCGAAGGCGTGCCCATATTCCTGACCGATGCTGATCACAGTCAGGCCAACGAAGTGGCCAATAGAGATTTCTCGCTCATAGAAAATCCCCAACTGTTTGATCGTGACGCATGGGTCCGGCGCCTGGCTCAGTTTCACTGGAGCCATCAAGAACTACAACAGGGTCTCTGTTGGAATCATATGCGTAAATGGGCACAACCATGATCGAAGTAATCACCAGCGTAAACGAGTACTACTGGAATCTCATAGGTCGAGACTGCGTGGAATCTTGGTTGGCACACTGGAGCGACCAGTTCCGGCTCACAGTGTATGTGGAAGATTTCCGTCTGCCCATACAGAATGATCGCATCAGCGAGATTGGGTTTGATCAGCTGGATCCGGATTATGCCCAGTTTCAACGCGAAAATTTCAATGCCAGCACCAAGCGGTTTGCCAAAAAAGCCTACTGTGTGATGCATGCCATGCGGCACAGCACCAGTGCCTGGGTGATATGGCTAGATGCAGATGTGATCACGCAACAGGACCTGGGCTGGCCGCAATGGCACACGCTGCTGAATCCGCAGTGGTTAGCCACTTATATGGGCGTGATCTATCAACTGGATAAACAAGGGAAACCTGGTATATGGCTAGTACCCGAAACCGGAATATTTGCTGTGAATCGACAACACAGCGATTTTAACTGCTTCCGTGGCGAATATGAGCGACGATATCATCAGAGAGATAGTCAAGGTCTCAGGAGATTCTATGACAACGACGTGTTTGGTGCGGCAATACGATCAGTACCCACGGCTCCGGTCCTGGATCTCTGCGGAGGATTTGCCAAGGCCTATAAAACTCCGCTGCGACATACAGTGTTAGGTCCCTATCTCACACACTACAAGGCCAAACACAGCAAGGCCGAATACCTATTACCTAGCGTTGATTCCAATAGGATTCAGAGCGTGGACGCAGGAGATCCTTTGTCTGGCTGCGACCCTGATCCTTTCTCCGACCCTTGAGATGATCCAGATAGGCTCCCCAGGCCGTATTGATCAGGGGGTGACCTTCACCGCGTATGAGACCCTGGCTCCAGTTCCATAATCGCCAATTGGGATGATCGGCCTTGACTTCGTCGCGAGTTTGATCAAACACCCAGCAGTCATTCCATTCGGTCATGGTCATGAGTCGTCCAGAATCATAGGCCCGCTGGAATTCTGTCAACCACAAGCGTGTGGTGGTGTCCCGGAGATTGATACCGTAAAGTCCGCACTCAGTAAACTTGCGTTCACGACCCAGATAAGCCAAACCTACCTCGGGTGGCATCTGACTGGCTATGAAATCCAGTGTGATGGGGCTGTGGCAAACCATGTCAGCATCCATCCAGAACAGCACATCAGCATCAGTGTTCTGCGCAGCATGACATACCGCATAAACCTTGTGGCTGAATCTTATGGCATCCCAACGAAAGCCCAGGCCCGGCGCCTTGCCTTTGCGATCGGGCTCACCCAGGGCCACTTCGCCACGTGCTCTGGGATCTGATTGCCACCTCTGTTTGAATCGTACTAGATTGGGTACAGAGTCATGCAGATCGCGTACCACGAGATTGGCAGCCAATTGTGAGACCGCGCAGTCCTGTGGATATACATAGAGGGTAACAGCGCGGGGCCAATTCATCAAGAAAGTATCAATCATGCGACTGGCATAGACTTGATAGCCCTGGGCATGAAAAGTAGTAACAACAGCAAAGGTCATGCTATGATCCAAACATTTAGTAGGTGCAGCATTTTGATAACTATTTACTCATTATGCGTATCGGTGTTTTCGATCAGTGGGGTGCCCAAAACAGCCAGTCAGTATGGCCTGCACTCTATCAGGGCATCGCAAGATTGGGTCACAGCGCAGTCAGCCATGACTGGGATGCAGACATGGCTGTGATATGGAGTCTGGTCTGGTCAGGACGCATGCGCTCAAATCAACAGGTGTGGCAGCATTATAGACAGCGCAGCCGGCCAGTCTTGGTCATAGAAGTAGGCACCTTGTGCCGTGGACATACTTGGAAACTGGGCATAAATGGCCTGGGTAGCGGGGCATTTTGGGGTCGTGAACAAGATCCACTGCGACCCCAGCGCATGGCGGTGCAACTCCGGCCCTGGCGCGAACCCGGCAGTGACGTCGTGATTGTGCTACAGCGCGATGACAGTGAGCAGTGGCAGGGACTGCCACCCACAGCTGAGTGGCTTATGCAAGTGATTGCCAATTTGCGTCAATATACCGATAGACCCATACACATCAGGCCACATCCACGTCGAGCCACGCCCGATATTCCAGGCGTTATAGTAGACCGACCACAACGATCCGCGGGCACCTATGACGATTATGATCTGGATACCAGCCTGAGTCGGGCCTGGGCTGTGATCAATGTCAACAGTGGTGCTGGAGTCAATGCGGTCATACGCGGCACGCCACTGTTCGCCCATGCGTCTAGCCTGGCAGCGCCCGTGGCCGGACTAGATTGGAGTCAAATTGAGCAACCGCGCAGGCCCGATCGCGACCAGTGGTTCCAGTACCTGTGTCATACCGAGTGGACTCTACCGGAAATCGCATCAGGTCAGGCCCTGACCCGATTGCTCTAGCTATTTCAATCGATTGATATCGGCATCCACCATGTCGCGTACTAGGCTACGGAAGTCGCTGCGTGGCTGCCAACCCAAGAGTTCTCTGGCACGACTGCTATTGCCGCAGAGACTGTGTAATTCCGCAGGACGCTTGAATCGAGGATCAGACGATACGTATTGACTCCAGTGAGGTAATCCCACGTAGCTGAACGCTTCTTGCAAGAACTCGCGTATGGTATGCTGTTCGCCTGTGGCCACCACATAGTCTCGAGCTTCCGGCTGCTGTAGCATCAACCACATGGCCTCCACATAGTCCTGCGCATGCCCCCAGTCGCGTTGCGAATCAAGATTGCCCAGCGTGAGCCGATCGGACAAGCCTAAACGAATACGCGCCACACCGTCGGTGATTTTGCGTGTGACAAAATCTCGTCCGCGCAAGGGACTTTCGTGATTGAACAGTATACCCGAACAGGCATAGAGTCCATAGCTTTCGCGGAAGTTCACTGTGATCCAATGCGAATACAGTTTGCTCACACCATAGGGACTGCGCGGGTGGAATGGCGTTGATTCGTCCTGCTGCCCCCCGGTGCTGTTGCCATACATTTCCGATGTAGATGCCTGATAAAAGCGAGTGTCGGCACTGTGCTGCCGTATGGCATTGAGTATGTTGAGCGGACCCATGCAGTTCACTTCCGTCGTGAGCTTGTTTAGGTCCCAACTCACACCCACAAAACTCTGGGCTGCTAGATTGTAGAACTCTCGTGGACGTATCTGACGCACAAGATGATTCATGCAGCCATCATCTGTGATGTCACCCGTGATCAATTCCACATCGTTTTCGATGCCTAGCCAGGCGAGATTTTCTAGATTGGGGTTACTGTAGCGTTTGATCAGACCATATACCCGATAACCACGCTCCAGCAACAGACGAGCTAGATAGGGACCATCCTGTCCGGTCATGCCGGTCACAAATGCAGTGGGTTTCATACCATCTCCTTTGGAGTATGTATGAAAGAATCAGTTGCGTGACTAGATTTAGACCCGAATATCTTCCATGCCGGCCGTGCGCAACCTAACGATATGACCCAGTTGCCACTGTTTGGTATCCAGACCTTTCATGATACCCAGCCAGCGATTGCGCAACAGAGCTACTTCGTTGATGATAGTTTCGTGATCCACCACTTCGTCCTCACCGTCCACGTACTTTTCAGCGTCACGGCTGGTTAGCGCTCGAGCATAGCCTTCCAGATACTTCTTGAAGTGCTGACGGCGTATCCGCCTCAGCTGGATGTTCAGGTAGTTGAGCACCGCTTCAATCTCTTGCAGCTGATTGAAACGATGCTCGGTCACACCCGGAAGCTCTTTGATGTTGGTTTCCACGTGACCTGAGATACGGCATTCCTGTCTTGCACCTTCTAGCTCATTTTCGTAATGGGCTATAAAGTCAGGGATGGCACCCAGGCTCGCGACAATACGGCTATACCACATCAGTGATCCTGATCCTCGTCATCAAAATCCTCATCTTCGACGTAGTCATCATCCTCGGCGTCGTCAAGGTGTGCTGCTAGAGCCTCTTTCATGTCGGGATCACTACCAAATGCCGCACGTATGTCAGCGGCATCAAGATCATGATCGATCATGACACTGAGCACCGTGTCAGCTGCTTCGGCACGATCGTGCGGATTCACATAGCGTTTGATCTCGCTCCAGATGTCGGCTACCAATTGTTCACTCATTCTGCTTCCTCCTCTGTGACATCGGTACTTACCTCAGTACGGAGATTTGCAAAATCTGCCATGAGTCGATCCAGACAACCTTCTTCGTTGCTTTCCCAGGCCTTGCGGAACAGTTTGGTAACTTCCCCGGTGCTACTCACAAACATCAGCCTATTGCCGTCTTTCTTGAGGATGTTTTTCTTCTCGGCCAGATCCACCAGTCCCGAGTAAGGGTTCATCCCAGTTTCGTACGGTATCTTGACCTGCACACCTTCAAAGGGTTTGGCATAGCGTGTTTTCATGACCTTGCAGGCAGCGCGGATACCCATGACATCCGAGATCTTGTTGCCATCCTCATCTTCCTTGAGCTTGAGCTTCTTCATGGCCACCACGATCGAGCTGGCATAGATAAAGCCTTGTCCGCCCGAGATCTTGTCATCGGGATCAAACATGTCTTGGCTGGCATAGGTATGGTTGGTACACACCAGGCCCACATTGTAGTTGCCAAACATGTTGACACAGTTACGAACCAGGGCCGTGAGCGCCTTGGGTTTGCGCCCAAGATCACCTTTCATGTCACCGGCTTCAAACTGGTTGATGTCCGTGGGTGTGAGCAGCATGCCCAGGCTGTCAATCACGAACAACACCTTGGGACGCTCGCCATCGGGCAGGGCCTTGTAGTCGGTCATGAATGTGCTGATGGTCTTGGCCACGTCGTCAATCATGCTCATACTAAGTTTGAGCAGTTTGCTTTCGCTGGTATCTACACCCAAGGCCGTGAGCCAGGCTTCGTCTAGTGCGTTCTCGCTGTCCACCAGCACAACAAAGATTCCCTGCTCTTGGGCGTTCTTGATAATGTTACCGGAACAGATGTAGCTCTTGCCCGCGCCTGATTCACCCGCAAACACCGCGACCTTGCCCAGCGGAATACCGCGAGTAAAGTCACCGGATATCAAGTAGTTGAGGGCGTAGTTGCCGGTCGAGATCCAGTCTGTGGGATCATTGAAACCGATGGTGAGTCCATCGATTGATTTGGTTATTTCCTTGCGGAAACGTGAAACGTCAAAGGGTTTTCCCATAATTCACCTGAAAAAGAAAGAACTGCGGGGTGGTTAGCCCCGCAGTATGCGTCAATGTTACTGCGTCTTTTGACGAGCCCGGATCATGGCCAGGATGTCCTGGGCGCTCTGACCACCGCCACCTGCTGCGGCTGCTGCGGGTTTCTTCACAGGCTCGGCTGCGGCCGGAGCCTCATCGGCATCAAAGGGCGGGTCATCTGCTGCGGGTGCTGCCGATGATGCCGGTGCTGCCTGAGCTGCCCGAGCTGCAGGTGCGCTCTCGCTGGCTGCAGGTGCCGAACTGCCCGGTGCTGCCACTCCCGCGGGGCGGAAATACTGACCCCAGCGTTCGGCATCATAGGGCTGTCCATCGACCGAAGCCTCGAACATCTCTTTGATGACCCGGAGTTCGACTTCACCGGGGCGCTTGGGCAGGAACGTGCTGAGATCATAGAGACCATATTTTTCAATGGCCGCTTGTTCCTCGGCTGTGAGAGCCGATTCCTTGCGACTCCATTTGCTGGTGTTGTAGTCAGCAAAGCCGCCTTTCATGGTCTTGGTGATAGTGAAATCCAAGCCACGCATGACGTCGGTGGGCAGTTCTTCCAGCTCGGGATCCATCAGGGCCGATTTGATGATTTGGAAGATCTGGGGGCCGATGATAAAGCGTCGGATGGGATTTTCCGGGCACTTGTCATCGCTCAAGGGGTTTTTGCGGACGAAGCCTTGGAAAAGATAGCTGCGCTTTTTCCAATACTTACGACCCATGTCTTCAAGGCTCTTGTCCTTGAACCAGTTGCGTACTTCTGCCAAGATCGGGCAAGCATCGCCCCACATTTCCACACAGGGCACTTGGACCATGACCTGTTTGGTTTCTGCTTCGCCTTTGACGCCGGCAAAGGGCAAGCGGATCATGGCCCGTTCGACCCAGAAAAATGTGTTTTTGCTGTTGCCGTCAGCTAGGAAACGGAATGATGCGGATTGACCTTCTTCCATGTTCCAGTGGGGATAAATGGAATTGTCGCCGCCTTGTGAATTACCACCTTTTGTTTCTGCTGCCTGTAGACGCTGCCTAATTTCTGCTAAAGATGCCATAGTAGTTTTCTCCTAAAAAAGTTGCCTATGTTTGTTGCCTATCTAAATTTAGATCGTTGCCTGTGACACAAACAAAAAGGCGCATCACTGAAACAGTATATGCGCCTTGAATGTCAGTGTCAATGTTATTTAGTCTACTTTGACAAAGCTAGTGCTTTTATTCTCGCCAGATCTTCATAAAAACTATCGGTTACTGCTCCGCGGTGGTCCATGGAATCAGTTGAGTCTTCGTTTGGACCCGAAAACGTGGCCAGATTATCGCCTTCGGCCATATCTTCATCGTCATCCCAACCTTTGGCTTTGCTAGGAAAATAACGATGTACCGCTCTATCATGACTTGGTACCAGCTTCAAGCGACTGGGAGAAATATACCAACCACGTCCATCTTTGTCTTCGATTCGAACACGACGATCATATGGATCACCAATCATTCTGAATACTTCACCGCCGTCACCATCCATTTCGTCACGTACAAAACAACCATCGTAAAGTTCAGTATCGTCGTATTCGCCTTCCGCCACACCTTGCTTCGTACGTTTCTTAGCTTGCTGAGACCGATTATAATCATCCAGCGAAACAATTTTAAAGTTAAAAGCGTCGAGCGAATGTCTACCACCACTCATGCGAGTTAGGTACGATTTTGCGGCTGCTATTGAAGGGAACGCGCCGCCGTGCATTGGATAGTTCTGGGAACGTAATCCAGTTTTAGGGTTTACCAAAACATATCCACTGGTATCTAAATATCTTCTACTGTTTTCCTCCATATCTTTTTCTTTGGGTTTAGGTACAGGATTACCAGCTAAATCTTTGTCACCGATGTAAACTCCCCGTTCATCATGGCTTAGCGGATTCTTTTCAAACGGTTTGCCTTTACGTGCTGCTTGGGCTGCTTCCACATCCTGCATGGCATCTTGCCAATAGCCTTCCGCCATGGGCTGCTGTGGTTGCGCAGCCGGCTGTGCCACCGGTGCAGCAGCCGGTTCAGGCGAGGGTTCTGCGGCAGGCGCGGGTTCAGGCGCGGGTTCTTGGGCTTGGGCATCAAGATCGACATCAACTCCGTTTTCTTCCAACCAGGCCTCGATCACGGGCGCGGCATCAGCATCGGCACCGTTGGAACGGCTGAGATTCTGTAGCCGGTCACGCAGATCATCCAGCATCTGATGATCCTCAGGATCATCGCGATCATAACCTATGATATCTTCCAGCTGAGGTATCACGTTCATGCCATCTTCACCCACTGCTAGAGGTTTTTTGGCCAGCAGTTCCTGGATTTGATCCACTGCTTCATGATCATGGGCTAGGTCACTGAGACCTTCTGCCACTGTGTTGACCCAGTTTTCAAATATATCAGCTTCTTTCATGGCAGTTCCTTGAATACGTGCCAGCAAAGGCAATGCTGCCTCTACTCGCGTATCGATATGCTGCTCCACAAACATGTCTCTGAGATTTTCTACCAGAGTATCAGCCGCAGTGATCTCAGCTGGCTGCCAGGATTCGAAATATCGACCATAACCACGACTGTGACCTAACTGCTGGAGATTGGAACGTAGCTGTTGATAGTACTCGCGGGCCTGTTCTACCAACTGTTGCCGCTGCCCTTCCAGTACCTGACCCTGGTGTGCACGATGGAATCGAGCCAGCACCTTCATTTCCTGGATTATTTCGGCTATGTGCTGACCGCGTATGTCATAGGGACGACCACCCTGGCGCACATGTTCCAGCATGGCGCGACCGCCTGCGAGATTGGTAAAAGGCAAAAGGAAGCGCTCACCATCCTGGGTTTCCACAAACAGTTTTTCCACATAGCGATAGCGAGCATCAGTTTCGCCTAGAGTGCGATTGTGTCGTATCATGAGTCGGGCCTGGGTGGGCTGTCCCATGTAGCTGACCTGGCGCGTACCATAATAACTTTCAAATAGGCTTTCCGAAATAGCCGACATGCTGGCCATGTAGTGCTTGAGATTACTGATATTTTGTGGGCTGAATGTGTTGAAGCCGTTGTGCGTGGCAAATTGTCCCAGTTGATGCAGGAAATCATACCATTCGTCTTTGTCCCGGGGGGATTCCATGCTGCGTCCCATGCTGTCCCCAAAAAACAACAGTAATTCTTTGTCATCACTCAGGATCAACACAGCATTGCCATAATCGCGGCCACCGCTGCTGCGATAATCAAACCGTATGATATGCGCTTTTGATGGTGTGACATCTTGCCCGGTCCGGGGGTCTTTGGTAACGGGATCAAATCCCCGAGTGACCAAAAGGTCATAAAGTCTTTGGGCTACTGTTTGTGTTTGTGCCATAGTAAGCTATTTAGCGTAAAACTGCAAAGAAGGGCATGGGTTCAATTATGGAATCAGTATGATCCTTGATCTGTTGATCCAACTCAGCATGGTAGGTCTGTAACAGCATCAACATTCGTACGATCAGGATGGTAGACATGACCAAATCATCGGTTTCACCCGGCTTGGCTGCATAGCTCACACCGTGCGCCACAAAGGTCTTGAGCTCGCTTATGAGTGGTTTGCTGTGTATGATCATGCGACGACTTTCCAGCAGCACCTTGAACTTGTTACAGGCCGTGATCTTGCTCTTGGGCGTGGTGTTGAATCCTTTGCGCCATCGACGTTGTCCTATCACGGAATTGTCCGATAAGAAATAGCCCTGGATGTTTTCCTCACCGTATTCCGATATCGAGATCAGGGCCGCTTCGCCTATGGTGTTGTTTTCCACGGAGTAATAGATGCTCTGCGGATCCTTGACCACGCTGTTGATTTCACGCACGATGTCGGCCAAGATACGTACTTGTTCGGGGATGGTAGTACGATTATGTTGCCACTCGGCCACTTGTTCGGTGGTGCCGGCTTCAAATACCTGGATGGCCGCGGGATCTCCACCGGTGCCCAGGCTGGGATCCAAGGACACCACATAGATGCTGTTGGGGCGTATGTCACGATACCAACGAACCTGCCCGGTTTTGCGCAGGGGTTCGCGACCTTCTAGATCGATCAAGGTAGTGGGTGCTATCAAGGTCTCATCGTTGATGATGAATTCGCACTGCATTTCGCGACGGAATCGATCGTCGCCCAGCTGGGCACGTTGTTCATCGGCCCAGGCCTGATCACGATCGGGATGCTCATGCCAATAACTCCGGAAAGCCCGGAAACCATTGATACCCAGTTCCGTGGTATTGCCAAACTCATCTAGGCATTTGTTGGCACCTTTCCACAGGAACGCAAACTGATCTTCATCCGAATTGGGTGTGCTGGTAATGATACATTTACCGCCTGTGGATAGCGTGGGCGCTATGGAAGTCCAGAATTCTCGACCTATGGTGGGACGCACGAATGCGAACTCGTCAGCATACAGTAAAGAAATACTCATACCCCGACCTGTGGTCTCTGTGGTTGTTTGGCTTACTATGCGGCTACCGTTTTCAAATTCCAGGCTGCCCTTGTTGTAGCTGGTACAACCGGCTCGTATATGGTTTGGGCACAGCTCATAGGCATAGCGTATGCGCTGCATGATTTCCTGAGCACCGGTATACTTGTGAGCCGCTATCAAGATCGTGCTGTCCGGAACGAACATGGCGTACCAGAGCAGATATCCCGCGGCCGAAGTTGACTTGCCGGTCTGGCGCGGCATGAGGCTGATGCTGTTGCGATAGTTGTGATATGTGTCGATCAGACGCTTCTGATAATCAAACGGATGATATACCATCTTGCCCCGGGTAGGATGCTGGATGTAGAAGAAGTTGTCCAGGAAATACTGTGGACCGGTCACCGGATCGGCGCAGAGAGCAAATTCTTGAATCTCTTGTTCGGTATATCTTTCGCGGCGATGCGGACTTTTTACCAGTACTGTTTCAAGTTGGTTGCGTTGCATCTAGTATTTACTAGCAGCTATCTAAACGCGAAACGAAATCCCGTGGCCTGTTCCACCGCTTCCACCGTGACCTGATAGCGTGGCAGATCGGCCACGGGCAATGCGGTGTTGGGCAGCAGATAGGCCACGGTCTGGCCATTGGCTCGGTTGTGCAGGATCTTGTACAAGCGTGTGGGTATGCCCAGACCGTTGCCAGTTACCGGATGTCCAGCATCAAAGATGCCGCCCGAAATTACATACCAATCCCCGCCCTTCTCGGCCCAATCCCGCTCCCAGGTCTCCAGCTGTTTCCAGATTCCGCGGTTGTTGTTGGCCACCTGTGCCACCATGTTTGACAGGAAGAAACTCTCACTCATGATCTGGTCGTTCTGGGTATTGTTGCCCGCGGGAGCCATGTGACCTCGGTCGTGTGTTTTGCCCACTGTGGCATAGTCGGCCAAGGTGGCCTGGCAGTTGGCTGTAACGGCCGGATCGGCACGGAAGTTGTCTTTACGCTTGGCCGGACCGGTCATTGCGGCCACTGTTAGATGTTCAAACACTGCCACAGGTGCTTTCACACTGCAACGATGGATCACGGCATAATTGGTTTTACACAGTTCTTGATCTCCCGGCTGTGCTTGATAAGCCGGTGTGCCATGGCTGGTAAATTGCGGGCATTGGCTGTTGATCTGTGCCCATGAGCTAAGAGGCACACACAATAAAAAGAATAGTATTTTTTTCATAGTTCGATCTTTCATAGTTTAGTCCACCAGCCAGGCCAATCCAACTGTGGTTGAGTTGAATGATTGTGAGCAACTTATAAAAATACTAATAGTTTCTCCGGGTGCCAACACAAAGTTATAGGGCAGCAAGTTGAATTGAGCACCACCGTTGACCCCCACAGTCTGTACCAGTACAATCTGATCCGATGCCAAGGTTTCTGTAACTGCACTGGTGCTTATCTGCGCAAAGTTGAACGCAGTGGCACTGGGCTGCGGACTGAACACCAACAAGTCGCTGGTGCCTACTGCATTTTTGATCATATAAATCACAGCAGGATCGGTGCTTTTGAGACCCACTGACATGTCTTGTAATACCAAACTGCTCTTGTTGACCATACCGTTTCGCACAAAAGGATTTTGCACACTGAGAAAATGCCATACTGTGTCTTTGGCTTTGGTCGCGCCATCAAGAGCATAAAAACTTTGACTTGAATTTGTTTGTCTAATCTGACCCTGTATGCCGGTCATGATACTGGCGCCTGTGACGACTACATTTTGACTGGGTGTGGCACCCGAGGTGGTTCCTGACCTATAAACAATACGCAAACTGGGTTTTCTAATGTGTGGTGCTGGATTGTTACCATCAGCATCGGTCCATCGCTGGGTGTGCATCAAGGTCATCTGACCTGTGGCAGGATCTTCCATGAACAATCGCACGATACCTGCGCCCAACCAACGGAAATCCACTGCCCACACATTGAGTTTGGTTGGATCAAAGCTCACATTCTGATTGTCCCATTGATCCACATAGGTCCATGTGTCAGTGGGTGTGGCACCTGCTTGTGTTTGTGAAAATGTACCAGCTGCTGCGGTGCCAGTGCCTGTGCTGGAAAAACTGTATGTTCCAGATTTGGCACCTGGTGAGTAGTATGTGAATGTCACTGTGCTGCCACAGGCATCGATATCCCAAAGATTGTTGGGGACTGTCTGTGCTTTTAGTAATTTGGCAATTTGTGCGGCACAATAAGCTGTGCTGGAGCTGGTGGCCAGGCTTACTGTGTAAGCAGAACCATCGAGAGTGATGGTAGCAGTTTGAGCACCAGTGTTTTGTTGTGTTATGGTCAGTGTTTGTATTTCGGTCTTGCCACCTAATCTGTGCAAGAAGCCAATCTTCTGCGCACGGTTAGAATTTGCAGTGCTGGTGCTGCCGCTGTAACCTATGGCATAGCCATCTTCGCGGTCGATGGGTCCAGTGGTTTGCACTATGTTTGCTACTCCTAGACCATTTTTGTTTGTGGCATTGGCTGTAAAGGCCGCGGTCCAGCGGAACATGGATCCTTGGCCAGGTTGATACGTCATGTATCTAGAAGTTGCCAACCTAGCATAACCACCAGGTGACGTTCCTGAATTTACCTGCCATGTGCTCACACTGCTGAGCACAACATTACCATTGCTGAGTTGAGTGGTGCTCCAAATATCTGGATCCAATCCATAAACTCCATCAGCTTGTATCACTGGAGTTATGGTGATGGCCAAAGGTTCTTGGAATGCAGTTTTTTCTGCTGGATCAACTGTGGTGGTAATGTTACCACTGCTGACCGTGACATTTCCACTGACTGACCATGGAGTGGTTCCTTGTGTGACGTTTACGTTGCCCAAGATTCCCACATTGCCACTGACGTTGGCATTTCCAAGAATGCCCACATTGCCTTGCACAGTGACATTGCTGGTGATGCCTGCGATGTTGCCGGTGACACTCACTGGCATGTAAGTATGGCTGAGATCTATGTTGCCCAGTGAACCAATGGCCACATTGCCCACTGACACATTGCCTGCGAGTACACTGTTGGTGCGCAGGAACACATTGCCCGTGGCCGAATCCAGCTCTAGAGCCTGCGTGATGTTGCGCAAATACCAGGGTGCCACTTGAGATGGGTTTGGTTCCATTATCTAGGATATCCAGAAAATGCCCGTAGCGGGCTTTGACTATTTACCAAATTGGGTTCTTGGCTGGTACGGGTAGAGATCAACTGTTTGCCGCCCGGTGTGTCGGTCATGGCCAAGGCACGATCTATGATCTTTTCTACGTTGTCGTTGAAACCCACGACCATGGCGTTTTGTCCCACAGTGATCGTGGGAAATTCTTCCGAATCCTGCACATATCCCCCGGCTTCGGCTCGAGCTCGCGCCATGGCCACGCCCAGGCGCATGGTATGATAGGCATCGTTGTTGCGTATGCCAGGCAATCGATAGGCATGCTGCATGGGTTCGGCCACTTCGGCTGGCAAACGTTCCAGCTGTTCCATGACAAATTCTCGTGCTCTCATCGTGAGTATCCCGCAAACGGTCGCAAGGGACTGGTCTTGTCCACATCATCAGCTTCTTCACTGGTTGCTGTGCTGATCAGACGCTTGTCACTGGGACTCTGTCCTATGGCCTTGAGAGCTTCGTCGATCCAGTCTTCGATGTCGGGGTCAAAACTCACAACCACTTGGTTTTCACCCCAGGCGCTGCGCGGTGCGAAATCATGCACAGTACCTTCGCCGGCCTGTTCACGACCACGGCGTCCCTTGGCCTGGGCTATGGCCACCCCAAATCTGTATTGCTCATAGGGGTCTTGATTTTGCAGTTTGGTCAACACATACGTGGCCGGCAGGGCCCGAGCCACATCATCCTGGAGGCTACCCACGCGAGATTCGGCTACAAATTCACGCGCTCTCATCGTGCGTATCCTGCAAAAGGTCGTACAGGACTGTTTCGGTGCACATAATCAGGTTCACGGCTGCGATTGTCCGTGAGTTTGTTCACGCGACCTGCCTGCACCATCTGGGCGGCAGCATTGATGATTTCCATGTCAACATCACTATAACAGGCCAACAGGGGATCGCCCGCAAAGGCGCCCGCAGGTGGCGTAGGGTAATCGGGTGCACCGGCCATGGCGATACTGAATCGCCACTGGGTATAGGGACTGCCGCCCTGCTTGTTGCTGCTGATATCGGGCATGCTGATCGCGCCCTTGATAGTTGTACGGTGCGAATGCGGCAGTTTGCGAGAGCTGGCCGGCACATCTGCGGCTCTACCGTAGCGTGTTTCTGTTACAAATTCTCGTGCTCTCATTTGCCATCATCTCCTAGATGCATGTGACTGAAGGGTTTGGTACCGCGATTCTTCTGCCATAGCAGTCTATTACTTAGTATTTCGACCCAGACATTGGTATCAGGACGATTCAAGCGCCAGAAATCAAACTCGATATGGCTGCTGACCGGACGACAGTAGAGAGTACGCTCCCGGGGCACACATAGCTGCTGGCTGGTGGTGCGAAATTTCTTGGGTTCGGTACTGTATCGCATGATGTTCAGCTGCGGGTTTGGGATGTTGATCTGGCACATGCCATCCACGAGATCCTGGGGAGTACGGGCGTCACGTACCACCTGTTGAGCCTGTAGCAGTCGAGCTCGACTGCTTATGCGATCCTGGGTCTCTTGCGTGTTTTTGGCGTTGTTTTGGAATCCGGCCCAGGGCAGCCAGATGCCGTGATTGGTACGAGCCACCAGTTGCGTGTGCGGAATCAATTTTACTTTAGATCTATAGGGTCTACGTCCATCTTGATCGCCGGCTTCTATGAGATACAGTGTTTCTTGATCAAACACCATGGTGCAGCCACCCAGCTTTCCCTGGATCAGGACGTCAACTGCGGGTTTGACTTCGCGCTCGAGCAAGGCCCGAGCAATCAAGCGACCATCCGGGCTGGTATCGGCTTCACCTTGTTCAATGGCTCGTTCGTCTGTGTACACATCCAGGCTGGTATTGAGTATGCTGATGCCCTGACTGTTGATACCTTCTTTGTAGCCGGTCACACGATCATGCATCATCATGCGTGACACGCCCCGCTCGGTACTTTCGATAAAGTCCAGGCGCGGTACGTAGTTACGATCTCGATTCTTGGCCCCGGCCCACCCAATCCCGGGAAAGTATCGGGCCACGATTATGCACATGGCTAGCGCCCATATCCGGCAAAAGGTTTTACCGGACTCTGTACCTGCACATCCGACGTTTCACGACTGCCTTTGCTCACGTAATCATGCGGCTTCATTTTCAAATGCTTCATGATGGCCATGAGCTTTTCACGGTCATAGTCGGTATAGGCGCTGAACAGTGGTAGATTGCCGCAGAAACTCAGCTGATCAAGTTCTTTGAGCTTTTTGGGATCCATGCCGGCCAAGGAACTCACACGATAAAAATCATAATAGCGACCCCAGTATACGTCGCCCGATCCCGAAGGTGCTACCAGACCGGGATGCGCGGTTTCAAATTCCGGTGCGGCCGCTGTTCTGCTACCGCCCCGAGGCGATTCAGTAATGAACTCGCGGGCGCGCACAATCAGTAGCTTCCCAGGCCGATCACACCTGCTGTGGCCGAACTGGCTGTGCCCAGTTCCAGGGCCGTCCAGTTGCTGCCGGTTATGGTCACATGATTGCCTGCGCCTGAATAGAGATCTCGCGTGGCATTTGCCGGCACCTGTATGGCCGCGCTGTAGATGTTGCCCACAGGTGAGGCCGATCCCAGGGCCACGGCATAGACCTGATAGGTCACTGCGGTGTTTCCGGTACTCACACGCAGCTTGTCGGTGTACACTGCGGCGTTGCCCAGACTGGTATAGACATTGGCGCTCATTTGTGATTATCCTTGTTAGTGGTTCCGGTATAGGGTTGATACAGTTTACGGGTCTGGTCCAGCACACCTGGGATGTCTACCGGTTGTGGTTGTGCAACCGGGGCTACCGGTACTGTGCGGAAAAGATCCCGGGGCTGATTGTTTTCAAAATTCATACGGATTCGATCTATAGTCATGATATCACCAGGCTCGGCAGCTCCAATATCTGGCTTTCCAACGCGGACCAGGATTGGCACAGTTGTGGCGGGCCCGGAAGCTCTTGCGGCGTTTTGGGTTGGATTTTTTGATGCGCATCTTCTTGTCACCAAAGTTGACCTTGACCACATTGCCTTTGGGACCTTTCACATACACTTTGCTTTTCTTTACATCTCCGGCCATGGGCTTGCCCAGGGGTACTTCACGTCCTTGGTATTTGGCTTCCATGGGTGCAGGATCATCTACGTCGTATGGATCTTCCGCATTGTGCTGTTTAGCGTCACGTGAGTCCCACTGTGCTTGTGCATCCTGTTCAGCAGCCTGCTGATATTCTGGGCTGTAGTCTGGATCAGTGATTAGATACTGAATCATGTGATCGTCAACTTTAGCAGCAATATTGTTACCAGTTACGTCACCACCAGTTAGTTTAACATGTAAATGTCCGGTTTGTGGATCAGGTGTAGCGATATAATTTACATATCCTTCTACTTCTTCACCATCGTCACCAATCCAGGTAACATCTGTGCTGCCTTCAAAACTTTCAGGATCGAATCCTTCGTTTTGCAGATGTTCCTCCACGGTTTCGGACAAGGGTGTGGTCTGAGGTTCTAGACCAGCCAATTCTTGTATGCGGCGCAGGGTTTGATCCGCTTCCGCCACACCTTGCTCTTGGCTCTCACCAAAACGAAACTTAGGGGCGGCACGTAACAACATTGCCACACCTTTATCAAATTTTGCGCGGTCGTAAAATTTCCCGTTGTTGATACTGGCTAAAATCGTTTTGACGCCAGGTATTCCCAGTAGTTGATTGGACATAAAATATGTTCTGCCACCTGCGGCCGCATCAACTAAATCCAACAAATCTTCGGGGTAAAGACGATCTTCATTTTTTGGTGATCCATATTTGGCCCAGATTTTTTCTGCGATACGTTTTGCTTGCGAAGAGCCTTCCGCCACACCTTGTTCTCTATATTTCTTGGCGACATCTATTTCAATATCACCGTTGCCATTGCGCTCACTCCAGGCTGCAAATCGTTTTCCGTTGATAGTAACCAATTCACCACTTGCATTGGAAATATATTCTGCATTGTCATCTAGCAACTCACGGTTAACACGATTTACATCACGCAACCACTTTTCATGGTTTCCGTAGGTCTCAAATCTTTTCTGCAATAAATCTCTAGTATCAACTGATGGCAAATTTACTCCAGAACGTGGCCCAAGCATATAATCGCTGGAACTTAAACTACCTGGCAAGCCTGCCTCCGCTACACCTTGCTCATTGACATTATCTCTGACATATAATGTATCTTTGGGGAATTTTGCGATCCACTTAGCACCGGCTGGAGTTATCTTGTAAATCCCATCCAACGATGAGATTATACCCTTTTTTACTAATTTTGGTAGGAATCTTTCCAGGAAATCTCTTTTGATAAACACATTGCCATGAAGCGCACTGGCTAATTTACGTCCAGACAATCCAGAATCTTCGACCTGCTGTAACTGTAGTAACGTTCTTGCGACATCTTTTCGATTGAACGTATGTTGAAACTTGCCTTCCGCCACACCTTTGACATGCCAAGTTTTATGGCATTGATGGCATTCTTTCTCACCATCACTGTAGGTTTTGATGTCGGTACTGTAACAGCCTGGGCAATGTGTACTGGTGGTGGGTTTGGCACCGGTACCTGACTTTGTCTTGGGTTCTGGTTCGTTCTTTTGATCTTGGGCCATGCCTTGCTCTTCCAGCAGTCCATAGCTTTCCAAGATCCGCATCATGTCTTCGTCTGCGGCCAAGACCACACCATCTTCCACAACGTCAACTATGTGTGACTCTACCAGGCATTCTTCACGGATGTTTATGGCAAAGTCATCACCCACGGCCGGTGCTGCGACCCAGGATTCTGCTTCGTTGATATGGTCTCGCAGTGTTTTCATGGTTAGGCCTTATATGCTTTCCACAAGCGAGTCATGTCCTGGAGACTGGACTCAAACGCTTGATTTTCTTTATTGCTGCTGAGTTTATCCTGTAGGGCCTTTCCCGCCATCTGACCTGCCAGGCTTGCAGCACCTCGTGTCAGTGCACTGGCACCGGATCCCACGGCAGTGCGAGCTAGAGCAGCACCAATAGCCGGTAACACTTCGTCTAGTTTTTGGTCTTTTTCTGCTGCGGCTTGTGTCATGGGCTCTTCCCGATCACCATCTTGGTCGATGTCCAAGAAATCGGGTTTAGCAGCTTCCTGCACCCCGGCCAGTTCCCGGATACGCTCCAGGCTTTCGTCCATGGGCCGATCACATTCGCATTTGCTTTCGTACATGCCACATTCCATGCATTTGTTTTCGTCGAGATCTTCGGTTTCCTGCACACGCACCGCAGTGGTAGGCATCACGGTCTGACCATCGCCAGCAACATCAGTCTTGGGTTTGTTGACACCACCTGAGTATTGCAGGGCATCGGAGTTTGTTTCGGTGTTGGTGGGCCATTCCGGTTGATTTTCATCTACCTGCGTGGCACAGGCACAGGGCTCTTGACCACAGCTGGGGCAGGCATGTGAATCCGGGGTGTGCGGCATGACCCCCACACCAGCACGTTTTAGGAGCTCAATCAAATCACCTGCATCTTCTTCGGTGGCTGTGACTGTGACTGAATCATTGCCTTCGCTACTGCGGCTGATGTTTACGCTCATGCTTTCAGAGATCATGGCTTCCAGTTCACGGTTCATGCTGTCATAGATGCCTTTACCATACTGCATTTTACCACCCGGAGATTTCTTGGGGACATCCGCGGATTCTGACTTGGCTCGCGGTGCCGGGGCTGTCGCGACCGATCCCGCTACTGTGGAAGTTTCTTCCACTTCTTTTTTCTTGGTGGGCAGACCTTTTTCTTTGGTAGCAGCAAACTTATGCAGTTCCTTCTTGCTCATCTTGGCCATCTCTCGGCTGGCACCGCGTAGTTCGGATTTGGGGATTTCACCCTTCTGTGCCGCATGTGCGATGCCGGCAGCGCGACGCTGGGCCACGCTCACGGCTTTTTCACCCAGTGGTTGTTCCTGGCCCTCTTCACCAGTGGCCATTTCCCCATCACGTTCGTGTTGGGTCTGCATGTAATCATCCACAGTGGACATCATGCCTTCGATCTTGGTCAACTTCATTTGTACCCATTCAGGCAAATCCTCGCGATCGGCCAGGATCTTTTCCAGGGCCTGGGCATGACGCACGATAGTATGGATCTGATCCTTGGCTTGATCGCCTTCGTTGCCGTATTCGCCCGCATCATCAGGCTGGGCTCCGGGTGGTAGCTCCTCAGCTATGGCGCCTTTGCGATGCAGCTTGGATGTGCCCTTGACCTTGGCTCCGATTTTTTTGCCCCGGCCGGCACCCACGGCCTTGCGGCCCATATGACGTGGCTCACCGTCGTCTTGGTCATCGGCATCGGGTTCATCTGTCTGGCTCGCGCCACCATAGCGTTTGCCCTGCACTGATTTTACCGGCAGATCGGCCAGTTTGAGTTCTTCGACTTTATGGGTGGCAGGCTTTTTCTTGGTTGTCTTTTTGACTACCTGCAGCACACCCTTGGCATCACGCCGGAGAGTTTCTTGGCCACCAGATGCTTTTTCCACTGCACGGGTCAGATCGGGTGCTAGATCTCGACCACTGACCTTGGTCTTGGCCTTGGGCGGTTGGTTGAACGAAGAAGATTTACGCACACCAAACTTGTCATAGTCATCGCTGCTGAAGGGTTTTGGTTTGCCTTCCTCCACACCTTGCTTGGCCTGGCGAGCCGCTTGCTTCATGGGTTCGTGGCGATTGCCATCTTGGTCCAGATCCAAAAAATCAGGCTTGGCCGCTTCGCCTACTTTGTGGCGCAGTTTGTCCAACACAGCACCTTCTGTGAGCTGTTCCTTGCCTTGGGCCAGTTTGGCCAACTTTTTGTTCATGTCGTAAAAAAATGTCATTGCAGTTATCCTCGAGGTTGGGCGCCGGTGGCCGGCTTGGGTGGACGTTTGATATTGGCGAAGGGACTCTTATTTCCCTGTGGCAGTTCATTGGTGGTCTTGGCAGGCGGTGTCTTCTTACCGGCCACGGTGAAATCTGAACGGTATTGATTCTTCAACACCACATGGTCATGCGGCTCCGCACTGTAGTCTTTTTTGAGACCTTTTTGTACACGATCCGGTTCCGGTAGATCAGTATTCTTGAGCAGATCTCGATTTTCATCTTTGATTTTCTCATACTCATCCACCATGCTGTCGTTGTAGTCCCGGGTGGTCATGACCACACGATTGGGATCAAACTTCAACAGTTGCATCAGCTGTTTGATCTGGGGCTCGATCGCGGGGTAGCGGAAGCTCACATCAAACATGGTCACGCTATCGTTTTGAAAATTTGGGAAGTCTGTGGGTATGGCCTGGATCGGCGTGGTACGTGTGTCACTCATGCGTACCGGATCAAATTGATCCAATTTTTGCTTGAGCTGTCGGATCAGCTCTTCGGGTACTCGACCGCACAATTTGATGCGATAATCGTAGGTTCTTTCGCTTTCAGCTAGGTATTTTGCAAATGGTTTCATAGACGGTATCCTTGCCTATATTTATGATTTGACGTCTTTTTGAGCCGCGCCGCCCAGGATTCTATCCAGCAGTTCGTTGCGGCTCAACACCACACCATGCCCGGTCTGGGGCGGGGGCGCGTTGTCCTGAGTCTGATCCAATCGAGCCTTTTTCAGCTGTAGATCTATCATCTTGAGCTTTTTGTCCAGTTTGGCTGTCTTGGCTGTTATGGCATGCCCCAGCATGTTGCTGGCCACGGCAAATATTTCGCTGGCAAATCTGGGTTCCACATTCATGCCCAGGGTCATGAGTTCCTCATAACTGGTCTTGGCCATGCCCGCCAGATCGTCCATCTCGCTGTCGGTGGCTTCCAGACCGCGCACACCGGGCAGGGCAGCGTCAATCTTGTCTATGGTGGCATCCAGCACCGTGATAATTTCGGGATTGGGCTGCATGACCGGTTCTATTGGCAATTCTGTTTGATCCTGAGGAGGCAAATCAAATAACTCTTGGAGTTTGGTGTTCATACCATATTTATTGTTTTGGTCAACTAGCACTAGGTTCGTGACCGTGAGATCAGCTCTTGCCCTGATGGAACAATTGATCTTCATTGAGTACCCGAAAAACTATGCCCTGTTTACGGCACCAGACCTGGGCCGCGGCCCACTTGTGATGATTCAGCGCCACGATCATGCGATCTTTCTGGGTCATGCGACCTTCTATCAGGCTCTGCTTCCGGGGTTTGATTTCGATCAGCTCGGTGCACACCTTGTTGTGCCGAGTGCGATAACGTATCAGGATGTCGGGCACATAGCTGGTCATCTTGCCCGTGAACGGATTGCGGTAGGGAATGAATACTGGTTCCGAAGCCCACTCTAACACATTTTCATTGCGATCACAAAAGGTAAAGAATGAAAATTCCCAGCTGGATCTATAGGTGGGTAAACCTTTGCCCAGGTATTTGCCGGGGTTGGTGGGTTGGAATTTGCCCCGAGCCCAATGTGTCATTGCAGTATATTACGAGCTGCGTAGAAATTGGCCTGTACCGGAACACCCACACCGATCAGGGCCGCACGATCACGTACCAGGTTGAGGTAGTAGGCAAGATTGGCCGTGAGGTTGAGACCGCCCTGTCCTTGAAATCCCTGCAACAGAGTCATGACCGGGATCTTGGTTTCATGTGCCACCCTGAACAGACTCACTGTGAGGTTGCCAGCCGACACTCGACTCTGTGTGTTGGCCAGGAAAAACGAATGTACCAAATCATATTCGTCTGCGGGTACCGAGGTGTCATAATTGTAAAATTGATCAAACACTCGTACTGTGAGATCTTTGTTGTAATTGGTATCGTTTATGGAGCTCATGGATTGTTAGGAGTCTGTGCAGTTGGAAAGAACACACCGGTCTTGGTATTCATGATGTTGCGTACGCCTTGGCTGTTGGCACCTTGAGCCAATACCGCGGTGCCCAGAGCAGTGGCTTCGCTCACTGCTGTGGCAGCCACATTGCCGCCCTGGTAGGTATTGTAAGTACGCATGGCTTTTTGCGCGGCACCCACCAGACCACCCACGCTGCCGCTCTGTAGATCACCCAGGATACCAGCACCCGCATCCAACAATCCACCTTGGCCAAATATGGTACGATTGGCGCCGGGTCTTGCGATGGGACTGAGTCGGGTATCGTAGTGGGCCGGATCCGCAAAACCCTGTACATTCACATCAGGACGATTTTTACCAACAGCGCCCGAATAGTATTTCACAGTCTCGTACAGTATGGTCATGTTGTGTTGCATGATACCATTGCCTTGGCTATAATCATATTGATCGTGATTCCAGGATTTGATCACGGGGTTGATCAAGATGTATTCGGCAAACTTGCGCTGATCCAGACCATAGATCCTGATGTCGCGAAAGAAAGCGGGTTTACCGTCGGGGCCACAATAGCCATTCTGCCAAGTTTCACCGATATAACCCCAGTCCTTGACCGGCAAACTGTCATTGTAAATATCTCGAGCATTGTACCCAAATCCCGCGGTGCGGTTGGCACTGGCACCCACGCTGCCATTGGTATTGTTGGGATCAAGATATCTCTGAGTGGGATCTTGGTAGTAGTAACTGAAATAGTAGTACCAGAGCCTGCGAGCATTGTCACCACCATCGTCATGGAACGTGATGTTGACCGGCTGATAATCAATACGAGTCTGTACCACACGTTTGCGATTGTATTGATTGAGTGGTTCGGCCTGGATCTCAAACTTGGGCAGTTCCACCGTCTTGACCAAGAGACTCAATTTGGCCACATCATCATTGCTGAACACACCGCGGAGATAGGGTATCTCTTGAGTGTTGATGGTAAAGCTCACATGATAGAGAAACTTGTAGCGTGGCTTGAGTTCATAGCTGTTGGTGGTAAAGGTACGGCTTGCGTGAGTGTAATCACGCAAGGTTTCCGTACCGATAAAACCTTTCAGTATCTGATCGCCGATACCAAACGGACCGCCACCATTGGCCAAAGCCTATCTCCAGGACTTAGACCGCGGTCTGCGTGGTGCCAGCGCCAGTTACCACATCGCCTAGCGTACGACCAATCGCAGTACCAACACCAGTACCATTGGGTGTCTGGTTAGCGTTGTCATATGTGATGGCCAGAGTGATAGTGACTGGTGCGTTTTCCGCATAGCTCAACTGATTGTAATTGGCGTTCTTGATATAACAACCATACAGTTCCCAGGTTTCAAGAACCACGGGAGTAGCTGCGCCGTTGCCACCGTCCAGGATTTCTACCTTGGTCAAGAACTTGTAGTCGATACCCGAAGCAGCCGATGCCATTTCCAGGAAGTCCATCTGCTTCTGTAACTGTTCGCCTACCAGTTTGCTGACCGATCCCGAAGCGTCATCACGCAGCTCACAGTTGACATCGGGCCAGCTGGCTTTACCAGCTAGCTTCAAGGTGCTGTTGTAGATGGGCAACGTGATTTCTTCAAACGTGGGGTTGGGTCGATCAAACGTCATGACCTGTTTGGTCAGTTCGGTTGTGGGTTTTGAAATACCAAAGTTTTCAAATGATACCCGGAAACGATACTTGAGTTTGGGCATCAACAGGCCCTGGGTGCTCGAGCTCTGATCGCTCGCCAGGGGCACTGTCATTCGTTGTAGTGAGCTAACTGCCATTTGTGATCTCCTATAAGTTTATTTACCAGAAAGTGTGACCAGACAAGATCTGGTCACCTTTCGTTAGCGTCCTGCTGCTCCAGAGATTTCACCGGTGTTCTTGATGCGCAAGGGGATATAGATAAACTCCACTGCCTTGACCGGTTCTATGGCAATATCAACCCAGAGTTCGCTACGATCTATGCGGGCCGGTGTGTTGTTGCTGAGATCGCAAACCACCAGATAGTCATAGATTGCGCGTTTGGCTATCAAATCAATCATCAAACTGTTCACAGTATTGGTGATTTCGTTACGAGTGATCTGATCATTGGGCTCAAACAGATACAGCTTGCCAATTTCTTCCAGGCGACCGCGTAGGTAGCAGATCAAACGTGCCACATTGATACGATCCAGCGCAGTGGTAACTGACAGCGAAGTCTTGTTACCAAAGTTCACGATACCCACACCCGGAATGAACGTGATGGGATTTACATTGTGTTCGTACAGGATATCACGCACTGCCTGACTGCAAGAGATTTGTACGAATTCGCCTGTGGCTGCATCAATGTAACCAATCGCTGTGGCATTGTCCACCACGCCGCGACGTGTACCTGCGGGAGCCAACCAAGGATAGCTCACAGCATCGCTGCGCAGTATGGTACGAACCATCATGTGGCTGGGCGGTGCTACCACGCTGTTGCCCGATAGATCGTTGGTCTGGCAGCTGGGATAGAATGTGGCCATATAGTTGCTGGTAGCCACCAGGCCATCTTCGGCCGGGAGACCCAGACCATTGCGGTTTGTGGCCCATTCAACCAGACTGTTACCATCTGGTCCCAGACGCATGGGTGTATCACCCACCACGAACAGGGTGTTGTTGCGTTCATTGCTGAGCGCAATCATGTTGGGCTCTAGTTCAGGATAGGCCGGGCAAGCGATAATGTTGAACTGGTTCTGTTCTTCACGTGCAGCTTCGCTGGTGTCAATGGCCGACTTCATGGCCTTGACTATCACCTGGCGCTGGGCCAAGCGTCCACCCCACATAGCACCATTGTCACGATTGCCCGAAGCCGACAACCAGGTGTTGGTCACTGTGACTATTTGCCAATAGTTCACGTTGGTGCCGGGCGTGTGATTCACATTGGCATTGGACATGGAGATGTAGTTGAAGTCGTTATAGCTTACATAGCTACCAATGGTATAGGACGTGGTAGGCGACCATGGATCAGCTGGATAGGATGTGCTGTTGAAGTAATCCCGCTGGAAGGTCTTGACGTTGTAACCCGAACGTCGTGTGTTGAACATCAACATGCCTTGTGGATATAGCGCAGGATCAGGTGCGTCAAGATCCAGATAATCACTGGTCAACAGACTCACGATACTGGGTATGGCATCGCTGATGGGATCTGTGGTACCATTGGGTGCCCAACGTGCGTCAGCAAACAAGATACCGTTCTGTGTGACTTGATCTGTGGTATCGATAGAGACCCATTGCGCTTGGCCACTTACCAACTGCCAGCGATAGAGCTTGGGATAGTTTTCCAAATCGCTGGTGTCCAACCAGAGATCACCATACACCAAGGGACTTTCTGCATCATCATTCTGTGTCATGGGTGCGGTGGCCGAGCATATGGGTCCGCTGGCATTGGTCAGTGTAAGGTCGTAGCCACGAACATCATTGCTAACGTTCTGATAACCTTGCCATTGACCGTTGTCCTGGATCATGATGTCCACTTGAGTAGCTGTGCTATAATACCACATGGTTCCGTCTGCTGGATCTTGATCGGGCGCGGTGTCCATGGCAGTATAGGTGAACAAGGGCGCGGTGACCAAATTAGACAGTATCAATCGACCTGGGGTCGTGAATGATTGGCGAACCTTGGGCGTTGACAAGGTAAAACCAGCAGTGGTTATTGGATTGCCTGTGCCCGGAGTCAGACTGATCCAACCACCGGCACTGTGAGTGAACACAATATTACCAGCACTGTTCACCGATGCACTGACATAGGGCACCGCGGCTGCGGATACTGCTGCAATAAAATCAGCCACCGAACCAGTTCCACCTATGGTCACTGTACTGGTGATGCTGCTAGTGGTTCCGGGTTGGCTACCAGCCATGGCAAAAGTATTACCGGGTGTGAACGCATTGCCGGTGGGTGTACTGGTACCAGTAACGATAGTTTGTCCAAACGCATACTGTTCCAGGATTTCAAAACACATGGTGTCTAGTGGCACTGTTTCATAGTAGTTGGCCATGGGGTTGATGTAGGTGGTACCCACGGGAATAGTACGACCACCATTCACAGGATCCAACCCATATATGGCCTGAGATATGCCGTCATATGCGGGTGTTTTCTGAGCTATCCATTCGCCCAGCGTGGCGCTCCATTTCTTGATACGGATATCCAAGCCATAGTTCACTGTGCTGAGATTGTTCCAGACCGACCCTGTGGGATGTGGTGCTGTGTCAGTGGTTCTCCAGCGCGGAGCTTGGTAGCTGTAGCTGGCAAGATATGTGGGTGCCAGATAGGTATTGACCGTGATGCCCAGGGCCGCCAGCAGTGCAGCACCTAGATTTGGTCCTTGTTCGATAGTGATCAATCCACCATCACCAGACGAACCGTCATTTGTGGCTGTGCTATCACAGAACAATTGCAGACGTCCACTTTTGACCATGGCCGATACGCCGGTAATGGCCGCATTGTTGATGGCAGTGGCAAATCCTGCCACAGTCAATGCCGTTGATCCTGCGCCCACAGTGACCAGGGTACCATTGATATACATGTTGGCACCATTGGTCAAGCTGTTGGGGGTAGCTGTACCTGCCACTGTGGGCCAGCTCATTTTCCAGTCATCGCTGCCTACCAGTACCCAGACGTTGTCAGAGTTTTTGTAGTAACCATACATAGGCACACTGAGAGCTGTGATAGCATAATCACCGATGCTGCCATAGCTGGTCACGGGAGTATAATCACCACCAGCAGCATCCACCACATATTCGACTTCGGTAATGACCAAGGGGGTTTTCACCGTGAATTGAGCTGTGGATTGATTCCATTCCTGGATACCCCACTGCGTGGTCGAAGTATCCAACCAATAGGTGCCATTGTTGGCGTTGCCCGTGGGGCGAACCAGACTGGCTGTGAGTTCGGTCAGATTGATGTTTGCACGTTGCACATAGCAACGATTGGTCACGCCCAGGGCGCTATAGGCAGCCAGCAAACCGTATTCGTTGAGTTCATATCCATTGATGGGAGTACCGGTCGTGGTATTGTAGAAAAACGGTACACCAAAAGTGGCTACTAAATCACGTTGGCTTGTGATTAAATAGGTTTTATCGGCATTGGCTGCGGTCGTACCAGCAGCAACGGTTACGCCGTCACCAGAAACTTTGTTTTGTGCAGTAGCTATCAAGAAGTAAGGTACAGTGTTGACTGCCGAGGGAATGTATTGGCTTTCGTCAATAACTGTTACTTCTACGCCAGGTGATGTCAGGGCCATTTTGAGGTTTCCTTGTAAAAAGTTATAGTGATATTTACCGGAAGCCACAAAAAAACCACCGCTAGAACGCCCTTTGGCCAAGGTTCGTGAGTTAAATAGAGGATGACTCGTCCCATTTGCGCTGCCTGCGGTCAACGTCCCTGTGCCGTAAACTATCACGGCCTGGATCGCATACACTATCGACGTCGCTGCGAAAATTGTCAACGCCGGAATCGAGGTATACGCCCGCATCGGCCGCGATGGGAGATAGCGGGCTATCGCAAAAAAATAGTGTGTGATCTATGCGGATTCCGGGCTAGATACAGTGCCCAGATCCTGGTGTATCACATGGATGGCAGATTGACCAACGTGGAACCCAAAAATCTACGCAGCGTATGCCGTAACTGCGAAATCGCTGTGTCTAGGGGCGATTCGCCAGCGCGGCCGGGAGATCTGGAACCAGATCTCTGACTTGATCGTAGAGATTTTCCAAGCTACCATTGTTGTCAATGTGATGATCAAATCTATTGCCTACCCAGGCCCACTCGCTTTCATGGATCCGGTACCGAAACATGCTTTCTTCTAGATCGGCCACGATGCGCATGATGGTACGTTGTTCATCGTTGGCCCGGTTGTAACATACCGCCCAGTCATACCAAACTGGTCTCGCACCACGCTCAACCCAGACGAGTTTAGCGCCAGCATTGCGTAAAGCTTCGATCTCATTGGGAAATCTACAGTCAGAAATAACTATATCATCGGTGGTTTTGCGCAGTTTGTTTTCCAGGCTTGCTACCCAGATATTGTCATGGAATCCGCGACGGCACACTTCGGTTCCCCACTGCTGCAATACCCATCTCGGGGTGAGATTGGGTATCTGTAATTTTTCAGCCCACCACTGATCCACCTGTTCGCGCCAGGCCCGGCTGGTTTGGGTGCGCCCTTCCAGCATTTCGCGATCCCAACCAAATACCATACCAACAGCATCTTTGAGTGTGCTGGCAAAACTGTCGCGTCGAAATCCATGGGAATTTACCAAATAGTCAGCCATGGTGTCTTTGCCCGACCCTTGCCAACCGCAAATCGCGATGATCATTTCAGTTCCTTTATCTTGAGATACTCCAGTACATCCCACAACAGCAATATCTGGCAACAGCAATCTTCCAGGGCGTTGTGGCTGGCTGGATAGCGTTCCAGGCCGGGAGCGAGGCTAAACAAGGTGCGGCTGTCGCGCACTGCGAAATACTTCCAGGGCAGCGCCATGTTGAGACTCTTGTAGGCATGTTCCAGGATGGTCATGTCATAGCAGGGTCCTTGCGCCCAGACGTGCCGGGCATGCCAGACCATACGGGTCAACCCCTCCAAGGCCTCGCGCAGACACACACGGTCTTGTTCCTGGAACGCATCATCACGTATATCGTGGGGTTGGGTGGCCCACCATTCTAGAGTACCTTGCTCGATGCGGCGATCAGCCTGGCTCTCCATGTCCACACGCACATAGAATTGGCGCCCCAATTTATCACGAGTCAAAGGGTCAAACTCAACCGCGGCAATGGTTAGTATGGTAGCATCGGGCCCGGTGCCTAGCCCTTCAATATCGATCATGACATCAGTCATGATGCGATTATAGTTGAAAACTACAGCACTGTCAAAATTGCTCTAGCCAATCACCCAGGTAATGGGCTGAGAACCATCCACATAGGCCTTGAGTTGCTCGAGCAAGGCATCCATTTGGGCCTGGGCTTCGGTTTTCATGGCAGTACCATTGAGGGTGCTGCCGCCCTGGGGACCGGCTATGGTACCAAATTTTTCGCGAGCTTCGCCTATGATCATCTTGCAGTTGGCCACCATGTAGTCCCGCATCCATTGAGAAATTTGGAAATCGCTCAAGAGGTTGATCTCGGGCTTGAGGTTATAGGTCCATAGCAGTATGGCTTCGTTGCTGCCCTTGGGATCACGGATCAGTTGCAGCTTCTTGGTCACGGGGTTGTAGGTGTAATTGATGTATCCACCAAACATGCGAGCTGCTAGTTCCACGTACTGGCTGTAGAAATCATAGGTGGCTAGACCACCGGCCACGTTGAAGTTCATGAGATATACATTCAGGCTGGCCTGTGCAAAGGGATCAAAATTGGATGCAAATGGGCCTGTGGCATCACCAAATGTACGCCGGAAAATCTGGCGCACCGATATCACTTCCTGGGGCAATTGATAGATGTTTTCATCCTTGACCAGGTACATGAAACTGTAGCTTTCTTCATAGGCATTCTGGGCTCGCTGACGATAGGTGCCCAGGGTCTTTTGATAGGCAGCTTCGTAGTCCTCGGGATCGAGTTCCACATCAATAATGTTAGCACCCAATTGGGCGCTCACATATTTTATTAGAGCTTGTTTGAGTTCAGCGAGAGTATCTTGTTGTTGCTCGGCCATGGTTGGGTTCCTTGTGCATATTTAGCCCAGGAACCCTCTCGCTAGCGCACACGCAGTATGATCATATCCGCATTGCCCCGACCATTGAATTTGGTCTCGGTGCTACGGATCTCTCGGAACACTTTACGCGCAGCAGGAGCGCCCCCACTCATGAGGCTCTTGAGCTGCTCCTTGGGTTTACGCAGGGTCTTGCGCACACTTTTGGTGGTATCATAGCCGATCAGGCCCGTGCCCTTGACCGAAAACGAACCCAGCAAATCTTCATGCACCACGTAGATCAGCTTACGGCGTCGGGTATCATAGAGCCAGGCTTCTTGGGCATCCACCAAATCGGTCACTGGCACTGATTTCAATCCCAGTTCAGCAAACTCTCGCAGATACTTGAAACGTGCCGTGAGCTTTTCGGGACTCACGGGCTTTTTCTTGCGCGGTTTGCGCTCGACCTTTTTGACCTGCACATAGCTGGCGCAATCGGCCACGACCTGTTCGGCAAATCGCACCATGTTGCGGACCTGGATCTTACTGAATCGGCCATAGCCCTCCACGAGATCGGCATCGCGCCCCTGGGCAGCTTCTTGCAGTTCAGCCGCTACCTGTCGCCAGTGCTGTGCGATCTCGCCCACCATTTGGGGCACGACATTGCGCTCACGCAGTATGGTCATGGGCTGGATATCTGCGGTCATCTTGGCACCGGCCAAGATCATGGAGTCAAACAAGCCTTCGATATCACCACCGGTTTCCAGCATTTTTTCGCGCAAGCGATCCTGGATATTGGGTCGCGGTGCTGTGGGTTTTTCTTGTACCTGGACATCGTCCTCGCCCTGCTGCAGGGCCGCTTGGATATGATCTGCGATCACCCGACGTTCACGCTCATCCAGCGGCCAACCCATGACGTTCATGCGGCATAGCCAGCCCGGGGTGGTGCTGAAGTTTCGTTCATTGCTGCGGGCCACGCGCTGGCAAGCCGCGGCCGGGAATTCGTTACGACCCATCCAGTCGATCACGAACTTCTTGGCATCTTTGCTGTCGCAGTAATAGTTATACCAGGCAAACGCATGCAGCTGAGCCAGCCTACGGGCCGCGTCATCTTGGGGTAGCTTGGTCCACTGGGGTTCATTGCCCATGTATTTGGTGTCGGCGTCCCGGGGCATGATGGGCTTTGCGGGTTTGGCGTCAATCTTGCTCTTCATTGGGATTCCTCATCAAAGAAGCGAATATAACATGTCCTTCAAAATTGGTCAAGGCCTCTTGGGCCTGCTGCATCAGGTTCTCAAACTGGGGTGTGGGATTGCGACGCCTACGCGAGATCACGCGCTCTTGATCGGCCCGGCGCAAGAGATCTATTGCGGGGCGACTCATGCGCCTGAGATCGCGGCGCGCAAAACGCGGCAAGCGTTCAATGCGCTCCAGACTCTGTTGCAGCCTGGAGTTTAGCTCGTCCCAATCTTCCAGTTTCATACAGTTATTTTAGCTGATCGATCAATTCTGGTCAACCACCCCATAAATACAGCACTATGCCCAAACTCAGTTTATGGCGTCCCAATAGGACCCGTGATTATCAGTATCTAGATCGTATCATTAGCGAGCGCTATACCGTGGGTGGTATGGACATCTTTGTGCACAAATACATGGGCCCGCAGACCGGGGGCGAAGATTCGACCTTTAGCGGTAACGCAGATGCCACCCAACCCGTGTACGAAACACAGAGTCCGCTCAACATACAGGACCTGCTGTTGTTGGAAAACCGCGATAGGATCTATGATCAAGACATCTACGTCATGCGCGGTGTATATACCCATCAAGACATCGACTTTGATCTCACCCAGTTTGGTCTATTTCTCAACAGTGATACCCTGTTCATGACATTTCACTTCAATGACATGATTGACACATTTGGGCGAAAACTCATGAACGGAGATGTGTTGGAACTGCCCAATCTCAAAGACTACTATCCGCTCAATGCAGCCACGCCCGAACCACTGCCGCGATACTATGTGATACAAGATGCCAACTACGCCAGTGAAGGACTCAGCCAGACCTGGTTACCACACATCTGGCGTGTCAAGGCCACACCCTTGACCAACGCCCAGGAATTCAAAGACATCTTGAAAAAGCCCATGGTCAATAGTACCATCTGGGATAGCGACAATTTCTATCCGCAGAACAGCGTGGTCAATTACAACAATACCTACTATCGTGCTGGTGCGAATGTTCCAGCCGGTACCGACATCACCAACACCACCTACTGGACACCGTACACTCCGGGCACACAAGACGAGCTCATGACCACCCGGTTGAAGGATCAAGCAATCGACGATGCCATACTCACACAAGCCGATGTGGAAGTACCTGCATCCGGTTATGATGTCAAGAGCTATTACATCGTGCCCACGGTACAAGGTGTGCCTGTAACCCCAGCTATATGGAATCTCTGGGATCGAGACTCAGCCTACAATGCGGGTACCGTGGTCAATATTGATCGACAGTACTGGACTGCTCGGGCTGACGTGCCGCCGGGTGTGCAAATATCCAATCAGGAATACTGGACCCCTTATCAGGCCAGTGCAGGTGGGCAACCGGCCAGCCCTGATACCCTATATACCAACAGCGCCACCACAGTGGACGGTACCCAAGGCGGTATGAATGTTACGCCCCAGGGCGATGGCTACACCGTAGGATACCTTACCGGTGATGGTGTACCGCCCAATGGTCTGCCTTGCGGTGTAGGTACCACGTTCCCATCTGGTGCTGTACCCGGCGATTACTTTTTGCGCTTGGATTATTTTCCTAACCGCCTGTTTAGATACAATGGTTCACGCTGGTTACACATCGAAGACAAAGTTCGTACCAATCTCAACAATGGCAGTGTGAACGACACCCTGCGCAGCAGCTTTGTCAACAACACCTACACCACGGCCACCACGGATCAGGGCAACATACCCAGCCGTCAGAGTCTCAGCGAAGTGCTACGACCTCGTGCGGACAATGGCAGCCAGGGCGGTCACTTTCCCGCCAAGCCCTATCCCAACACACAACCTGGACAGAAATCTAGCTGATCATGACAATCACTCAAGAATTTTTTTATGACGAGCAAATAAGACGCTTCCTCCTGCAGTTTACCCGAGCGGTATCGGGTTTTCAGGTGGAATATGGTCGTGACAAAGACGACCCCAACAAGATGGCTCTGCTACGAGTGCCAGTGCGCTACGGTGATGCCACTCGTAATGCCCAAACCATCATACAGGAAAATTCCGCTAACAATTTGCCTAGCACTCCGCTCATGACCTTTTATATCACCAGTCTCACCTATGATCGTCAGCGACTGCAAGAACCCTATCATGTGAACAAGGTATCTGTGCGCCAACGCACCTATGATCCAGCTACCGAAACTTATGAAACCACGCAGGGCAATGCGTTTACTGTGGAACGCCTGATGCCGGTACCCTACAAAATGAGTATCAATCTAGACATCTGGACATCAAATACCAATCAAAAATGGCAGCTATGGGAACAGTTGTCGGCCCTGTTCAATCCCAGTCTGGAAGTAACGAGCACCGATAACTTCCTGGACTGGACCAGCCTGTCTGTGATCGAACTGGATGACACTGTGTATACCAGTCGTAGCATACCCATGGGCACCGATAACCCCATAGACATCGCCACATGGAAATTCAACATACCCATTTGGCTGAGCAGTCCAGTCAAGGTCAAGAAGCTGGGAGTGGTAGAACGTGTGGTCATGAGCATGTATGATGCCCAAGGCGATTTCAACGACGCTATCACCAACAACGATCTCTTGTTGGGTACTCGTGTGATGGTCACACCCTGGAACTACAAGTTGGTTGTCATAGACAATGCCATACAGATTCTCTACAACCCTACCATCGTGCCCAATGGCAGTCTGGCTGATCTTGGACCCACAGCCATCGTGGCCGACAGCCCCCTGCTATGGCCTGCCGTGATAGGCGCCTATGGTGTGTTGAGACCTGGAATCAGTCAGATCCGACTGAATCTACCACCTGAAAATCCCGACACACAGATCGTGGGTACCATTGTTGTTGATCCCAACGATGATCGCCTGGTGATTTTCACGCCAGATGCGGATACGGTACCACAAAATACTCTCGAACCCATCAATGCCATCATAGATCCACTAATTAGTGCGCCAGGCGATGGCCTACCCACGCCCGCCACAGGCACTAGATATCTCTTGACCCAGGCCACTGGTAGCTGGTCCAACAGTGATAACCCTTTGGCCTGGCTGGGCGAACAGGATCAACCCTTGGTGGCTCAGGCCAACGACATCATAGAGTGGATGGGCACACGCTGGCGCGTGGTTTTTGTGGCCGCGGATGAATCTACCCAACAGTTCGTGACCAACATAACTACAGGTACACAGTACGAGTGGACCGGCGAATTCTGGAAGAAAAGTTATCAAGGTGTATACATGGGTGGTGAATGGAATCTAGTGTTGTAAAAGCAGTAGGTGTGTGGTTCCGAGCTGTCACTACCGGTCGTTATCTCTATCTCATGCGCAATGATCCCCGGCATCCCCAGGTCTGGGGCCTGCCCGGCGGCAAAATTGAATCAGGCGAAACGCTCTTGGGTGGTATGGAACGCGAATGCTGCGAAGAACTGGGCCGCATGCCCTCGTATCTACGCCTGATGCCTCTGGAGAAATTTACCAGCGCCGACGGACATTTTGAATACAACACCTGGGTGTGTGTGGTGGCCGAGGAATTCCAACCCCGACTCAACTCGGAACACTTGGGCTATGCCTGGATCGATGCGGGACAATGGCCTCGGCCCATGCATCCCGGTCTCTGGAACGTGATCAACATTGAAGATGTACAGGGCAAACTGCGCTTGATCGAAGCTAGCTCTTGACAGTGCCAAACAGGTAGTGGTCCGCTGGTTTGACCGCGGTACCAAGATCGCGCAGTTGATCACGAACTGGGGCATTGATCAGATCCGGATGCACCCACCAGTCTTCGTAGCTGTGCGTGAGATCAAAGGCTACATCTCCGGCCATGAGTTCGTAGCCCTGTTTCCTTAGATAATCGCGACTGCGATCTCGCACACCGGGATCGGCATAGTAGTCATGCTCAAAGGTCACCACAGCAAATCGATAGCGGTCCCAAGGCATGCTCATCAAGATGCGGAGGCTGTTTTCGGGCGGCTCGCAGTCTATCTGTAGATAGCCTAGATCTCGGGGCGCGCCATACTGCGCTAGTAGGGCTGCATAGTCGGTACGGGTAGCATCCTGGCACAATACTGTGTTACGCCGCTGACGACCAAAGTCTTCTACCTTGGCCTGGTTTATGTCCAGGCTGATACCACGCCAGCCAAAGCGCGTTTCTAGCAGAGCCGTGTTGTTGTGGTAAAAGGGTTCGGCGCTGCCCACTTCGAGATACCATTTTTCTCGTTGGCCTTGATTGGCTGCCAAAACAAATATGTCCTGCAGACTCTGACTGTGGTTTTGTGAGAGGTCGTGTAGTCCCGAGAAAGCACAGCGTATGTGGTTGGCCTGACTGGGATCAAAGGGCAGATTCAGTCGCGGCCAACCGCACACCTGGAGATTGCGATCGCAGGCGTTGCGATGTATGTCATCAAGTGGATGGCTATAGCGCAGCTCAAACATCATGCGTCGGCTCTGTTCACATTCACCCACCCACCAGGCACACACTGCCTGTTCAAACAACAAGCCCCAGCGTCCGGGATATTCCACATTGGTCAAAAGTGGTGCGTGATCCCAGCTGCAAATCTTGAGAGCCATGTTGCTCATGGTCCAACCCTCGTGCCATTGCTCCTGGCGTTCGTGTGCTCGAGCTAGTAGGAAGTAGGCCTCGGGTCGATCCATCATGAGATTGATGGCCTTTTGCAACAGTACCTTTTGGGTGTCGTCGCGTGTTTTTTGCTTGCCAAAGCAGAGAGACATACGCAGCAAACTCTCGTATTGCAGCAAGATGTCCTGAGCTCGTTCGGCGGTGCGCAGATAAAAGCTGATGGCAGCACCAGTCTGGCCCAGGAGTTCATACTCCAGACCCAGATGAAAGTTGCAGCCAGCATCTTCGGGGTTATTGACGTAGTCTAAGAGATGTTTCATCGTGGATAAAATCGCATGGGTTGTGGTGCGGGATGCGCACCATTTTCGCAGCTGGTACAGATATCATAGCAGGTATTGGCCTGAGGTATGACTTGTTCGTAGCTGTGACTGTCTAGGTTGCCGATGATATTGTCCAGGCCATAATCCATGCAGCATAGACTAACATCACCATTGGGCATCAGTACGTTGTGATAGAGATTTTCTACACACCCGCAGGTACGCGGACCATCGGTGTGCTTGATGCGGTTCCAACGATGCTTGATATCCATGAGCTCGGGCTTTAGTATGGCCTCACGGCTGAGATTGCCGGCTCTGTCCCACATCTGTCCCACCACAAAGGTCTGATCAAAACAATGGGCCACTGCAGGATGAACCTCACGGCCCATGCTCATGACCTTGAAGTTGGTGATGCGCTGATGATTGTCTCGGATCCATTCGCATAGTTTGATATATCGGGGTGTGATGGGATGTTTGGCCAAGAGTTCGCTGTCGGGCAAATGAAAGGTAAAACCACCATTGGGTTCGCCCACAAATGGTATATGGGCTATGCGTTCCATATCCTCGATGCTCATGCCTATACCCGTGGTAAACACGCTGATGGGATGACCTTGCTCATGGGCATACAACACCATGTCTGAGCAGTGTCGGTTCAACCAAGGTTCTACAAAACCCGAAAATGTGATACGCACGTCTTGGGGTATTTTGTCGACCCATCGCTGGAAATCTTCCAGCTGCATGATCCGGTTGCCCTTGTAACTTTCTACCAACAGCCGCTGGGGACAGAACACACAATCTACCGTGCATCCGCCCTGGGGCACCGAAGTGGTCACCTCCATGGTGGGAGCCGGGTGATGTTGCCAGGGTTTCTTTTGTTCCAGGGGCACACGGTTGTCGATCCACACATTGATAGCGGAATAGAATTCAATAAACCAGTCCGACCATAGATTGGGTTTGATATCCACGTAGTCCAGGCTTTCTATGCGATGCGAAGTCATTTGCCTGAGATAGGTATCACGGAAACGTCGGAATTTTTGTTTCAGTTCAGGAGTGTTGAGATGGAATTCACCGGCGATCTTGCGCACATTGCGATTTATCCACTCAAAATTGGCATCATTGAAGATCTCGTACTCACCACCTTCGCAGTCGGTCTTGACGAAGTCTATGTGATCCAGATCATACTGGGCCAAAATGGCCGGGAAGGCTATGGTATCCACGGGTTTGGCATCAGATCCATCGCTGATATCTACTCGAGCCGGGTCAAATAGTCCTGCTATCATGTTGGTGCCGGTGGTAGCGGCCATGGCACGATTGATCAGCGTGGCTGAAATATCCAGACGCTTGGCATTCTTCTCCAGGGTACGGAACAGATTGGACTCGGGTTCAAGACACAGGATACGTTTTATATTTTTGTTGGCCAGGCTCCATAGGAAAGGACCCGAACTGGCTCCCACATCCAGCACAGTATCACCGGGTTCAACCGGGAAAAATTTCTGATATACGTCATGGTTGAAGATTTCATCATAGACTTGTTCCATGAACCAAGGATTGGCCTGGATGGCTCCCCAGTTGAATCCGCGAGTGTTGAGATTTTTGCCCCAGATCAAATCGTCCAACAATGTTCGTGGCATGCGTAGCACAAAAGCCGCATTGTCTTGATAACCAAAGCTGAGAGCCAGATCATCGCCCAACCAGGCAGCGCCGCAACAGAATTCGATGTCGGCGTTCATGAACGAAAAACTCGGCGTCACGCGGATCATTTCCCAGTCACGGTTCCAGACTATGAACCTATGTCGATACACCGCATCTTTTTGACCGTGCTCGCTCTTGAATAGATCTACTTCATGGGTCAGGGCCAGATAAAATTCTCCGTAGGGTATGACTTGGCTACTGCCCCTGGGATCTGGCAAATTTGGGATGCGCGATCGCTCATCTATGAATATGGTCTTGGTCTCTTTGGTCAGGGGATCATATCTGACCACTTCAGTGGGATTGGTCCATTTGACATAGGTGTAGGGTTGATCCAGCACCGGCATCCAGTTCTTTTCGCAATAGCTGGTGTCAGTGCCCGGGGCCGGCATGCGTTGGCGACTGATTTCCCGTAGATCTTGGATTTCGCTGAGCTCCATGCGTCCTTGTCCGTTGACCGTGGTGTCCCGGCGCACACCAGTATAGTACAGGCGTCCACACCAGCGTACCACACGCGCATCTTCTAGTCCAACAAATTCCCAGATAGGCTCCACATCCAGGGCCGAAGTGTCTATCTGATCCACGGTCTCGATGTTGAGATTTGGGTCTAGCACGGCCAGATAATTCCAGGTGCGCAGATGGCGATCATTTTCGGGATGCAGATACTGCAAGGGCCCGTAGCGATGCTGGAATTTTTTGTTTTCGCTGTGGTACAGCGTATAGTTCACATGCCGAATATTGCATAATATGCGATCCCCGTCCACATAGATCGATGGGTTCATGAGACCGGTACCATTGGTTTTTTCTGCTGGTATGATCAGGGGATGCAGGGAACCGCCCCGGGACAATGCTACTGATACTAGACCATTTTTCTCTACTGCTTGGGCATCATTCATATGTTTAGTTATAATGCCAAGCGTGGATGCCTATAATTTCCGTCTAGATTAGATATTTTGAGTTTATAATCTTCCTACAACAATCTCGATCATTCCGCTAGTGCCGGCAAAATCTTCGAGCGCTTTGCCAATCACAGTGCCCATGGCCGGTTGACTACAGGCTGTGGCTGTGCCATCACCATGACTGATCATCATATCACCTTTTCTTACTTGACCTGTGACCGATGTTGGTACTCGACCAGTCAATGCAACCGCAGTGGCATAGGGGTCTGACATCACGGAATTCATGACATAGCTGGGATTGGTTGAAACTACCCCAGCCACGCGATTATCACTGTATACGTCACTCATGGTAACTTCTTTGTTGCCACCAAAACTCAAAACCGTTCCAGGCAAATACTCTTGATCGGCCGCATAAATCTCGGCCAAGTCAGCGTATTGAGCCGAAGTGGCTTTGGCAAATACAGTATTGAAATACCCGGTGGCATTACCGATGTTGCCCACACCATTGGCTTGACCGTTGGTTATGTCCGTGTTGACCTGGATCGTACCCGTGCCCGTGGGTGTAAGGAATACCCAGGCATTGGCCGCAGTACTGGTTATGGTGACATTACCGGTGCCATTGAGAGCAGCCGATATAACATTACCACCCGTGATGTTACCGGTCACTGATACTGTGGTACCTGTATGTGTGGTCGCATTGACGTTGGCACCACCCAAGACGTTACCACCCGTGATATTACCAGCCACGCTCAATGCTGATCCACCGGTATTGGCTATGGCCACTGTGGTGGCTGTGTTGAATGTCACTGTGCCAGCTGCTGTTGTAGCTGTGACTGGTCCTATGGCTATAGTGGTAGTTGATCCTGCCAGTCCACCCACACCAACGTTGATGGTTTTGGTATTACCAGTTCCCGTTGCACCAGTAGATATATTGGCTGTCTGGCTGGCCGTGCTCTGACCAATAGTGATAAAACCGGTCTGACTAGTACCTCCCAATGTAATACTACCTGTGGTTTGGCTGGTACCTATGTTGATAGACAAGTTAGTAGCTGAGAAGGTAACTGCACCAGCAGCGGTTACGGCACCACTGACGCTGATGCTGGCACCACTGATGGCCGCCACAGATATGACGTTACCACCTGTGACGTTACCAGTAATGTTGAGTGCAGATACCACGTTACCGGTCAAACTCAAACCAGCAGCATTGAGGTTACCACCCGTGATGTTACCGGTACCCGAAACGATACCTGAGCCAAACAGAACGTTGCCACCTGTGATGTTGGCTGTTACTGATACTGTGGTACCTGTGTGTGTGGTCGCATTGACGTTGGCACCACCCAAGACGTTGCCACCCGTGATGTTACCAGTACCCGAAACGATACCTGAGCCAAATAGAACGTTACCGCCGGTGATGTTACCAGTGCCCGAAACTATACCTGAGCCAAATAGAACGTTACCACCTGTGATGTTACCAGTGGCCGATATGAGACCCGCAGTGGTCACATTACCGCCTATGACGTTGGCCACTGCACTGACTGTGCCCGCGGTTATGACACCGTACGAGGCCGCAGCCGTTGTAGTAAACGGCGTCATGGGGTTCCAATAAAGGTTAGTAGTCGGCGTTGTTACGAAGTTATTGGTACTGGAATCTTTGATATAGTTTACTGACGTGGCCGCGGACAGCAACAATTGAGTGTTGGCTATAGCCGTCAATGGTGCGGTGGACGGGGTAAACGCAGCGGTATAGACCGCGGTGCCTTTGACCGCTCTAAGATTTGTTACATATCCTACTAATTTTCCACCAAACGTATCACCATAGGCTCCCAATGCGGGTCGTCCACTGGGGCATGTGTAACTGTTAGAATCTGTATAAGTCGAACCCGACTGCGCACCATTGATCCAAAGTTTGGTGCTGCCCGATTGTCGACTAACAGCCACATGTGTCCAAGCATTGGTAGTCACAGCGCCACCAGTTATAGCAGTGGTCGCTCCAAATTGGAAAGTCCATGATCCCGTCTGACCATTGACCACGGGTGAGACGTCAGCTGTGGAGGTCCTTTGGTCATAGACCACACCGGCTGTGAGCACGTAGACCCAAAATTCTATAGTAAAATCACCGGTACCAAAGGCCAATGCTGTGGTTCCGGCAGCCACGGTGGCATAGTCCCCGCCACTGAAATACAGACTACCGCCAATGCCGGAACCTACCAATATGTTACCAGCCAGCACATTGCCGGCTATGCTGAGTGCGGCTTGCCCAGTGTTGGCCAAAATCGTAGTGGTACCATCATTGATAGCGAAAGTGGCGTTACCAGTTACTGGACCCAATGACATGGTAGTGAGCGAATTTGCTGCTCCGGCTGTGCCAATATTGATATTTTTGAATCGGGCGGAAGCTGTGACTCCAGAAAACAAGTTACCGGTCTGATTGGCCGTGCTCTGACCAATTAGAATCAAACCAGTTCCCGATGTGCCACCCACAGTGAACGTACCTGTGGTTTGGCTGGTACCTATGTTGATGGTACCGGTAGTGGTTGTAAATCCTACGTTACCACCAGCACTGATATCTGTGGTCGCTATGATATTACCACCCGTGATGTTGCCGGCCGCGCTCAGTGCTGATCCACCGGTATTGGCTATGGCCACTGTGGTGGCTGTGTTGAATGTCACCGTAGCCGCAGCAGTGGTGGCTGTGACTGGTCCAATAGCGATGGTAGTAGTAGATCCTGCCAGTCCACCCACACCAATATTGATGGCCTTGGTGGTGGCTGTAGCTGTGGCACCAGTGGCTATATTACAGGTCTGGGCACCTGTGCTTTGACCGATCAAGAGTAGTCCTGTTTGCGCCGTGCCGCCCAGTGTCAAAGTACCTGTGGTTTGACTGGTACCTATGTTGATGGCACCGGTGGTAGTTGAGTAGGTCACTGCACCTGCACCGGTTGTGGCACCACTGACGCTGATGCTGGCACCGCTGATGGCCGCCACAGATATGACATTGCCACCAGTGACGTTGCTGGTAACGTTGAGAGCAGATAATACGTTACCGGTCAAACTCAAACCAGCAGCATTGACGTTGCCAGCCGTGACGTTGCCTGTGGCTGACATAAGACCCACAGTTGTAACGTTACCTGCGATTACGTTGCCCGACGAAGAAACTGTGACACCTTGCACCAGGGTAGTAGCGATTATGTTGCCACCCGTGACATTACCAGTGGCCGATATGAGACCCGCGGTGGTCACATTACCACCTATGACGTTGCTGGTAGCTGATACAACGCCTGCTGTGTTGATGTTGCTGCCTGTGACGTTGCCTACCGCGCTTATGGTATTAGCAAAGTTGGCATTTTGGGTATTGGTCAGCGTGAGGGCCGTGGTACCACCAGTGCCAGTATCATTGGTTTTGATTACCAAATTGCCCGTGGTATCGCCCAATTGTATAAATGAAGTAGTTGACAGTGTGCCTACGCTGATATTGCTCATCTGTGTGCCTTTATATTACTTATCTGGGTCGCGATCATATGGTTAGGCCCAAGTTCCCACGCTGATATTTGCCCCAGCAGCCCCCAGCGGCGTGAGACAAAACCACGATCCTTTTAGCACCGAGGATGTTACCCCAGGGGCCACAGAGTACTGCATCTGGGGTATGAAAGTGCCGCCGGCGTTGATACTCACTGTACCATGTATGGTCATCGAACTAGCTTCACTGGATCCCGATCCCGCTGCTGCGGTCATACTGGCAGTGTTTATTATGGTTTGTACCGGACTAATATCTACTAGATTGATTGTGCTAGCCGACGTGTTGATCAAATAGGGAAAATCATATAAAATGTAGTTTATCGTGGCAGTACCACCAAAACCCAAATTGATAGCCATGGAGGCTATGCCGGCTGTTGCCAAAATGACCAGCTGCGCCTGTATCTCATATACGGTATTTGCGCTCAACGTAATTCCAGCATTGAAGATGCTTTGTATAGACGTATCATTGGACAGAGCTCGATTGGAGTTCAAATAATACACCAAATTACTGGGCATGATGCCCCGTTGTGTACCTTGTGGTGTCACATAAGGTATCCGGCCGTCATATTCCCAACTGCCCGCAGCGGCAGTGGTAAGATTGCTGCCGGAACTGAAAGTCAACGGAGCTTGGCTATTGGTACCGGCTGCCAACACAGTATTGGCAATCAATGTGCCGCTGACCGATGGCAATGTGATGTTACCGCTGCCTGAAGCTGCTGGCGTTATGGTAATAGATCCACTGGTGTCACCGGAAAGAATTATATTGCTCATACCCAAGGTCCCACACTGACATTGCCTGTGGTTCCCACTGGTGTGAATTTGATAAAAGAACCGATATTCACAGTATAGGTGCCGCCTGGCGCGCGATTGGCATTGTAATTGGGGATAAAAGTACCACCGGCATTGGTAGTCACTGATCCGCGTAGCATTACAGGAGCATTGACCGAGGTGGTTATGGCTGTGGTCACATTGGCAGTCGTGGATACATTAGCACTGGCCTGTGTCAGGTTACCATTATCAAATGCCGCACCAGAGGCGCTGTACATGACACCGGCCTGATAAATGATATTATTCAATGTGGCTGTACCAGTAAAAGAAAACTGTATGACATGTGATGTAGTACCACCCGCTCTGCTCAAATAAATCAATGCATCCATCATGTAACTGGTATTGGCACTCAGCGTGACTCCCACACCAAATATAGATCTTACCGTGGCGTCATTGCCTCCAGCGATGCCACTATTGAGCCAATATAGTTGGGCAGTGGGCAATACTCCGCGTTCACTGGCCTGCCCGGTATTATAAAACACTGTACCGTCATACTCCAGGCTGCCGGCTGTGGCAGTGGTTAGATTGGATCCGCTGGTAAATTTTAGAGGTGCTGTGGTGGTGTTGCCTGCTGTGAGCGAGGTAGTCAAGATATTGGCAGTACCTGTGGGCAACGTGAGTATCGCTGTGCCAGCTATGGCTTGTGGACTCAGCACAACATTACCGCCAACACTGTCTGATATGGTCAGTTTACTCATGCCCAAGACCCAATTGAGATGTTGGAACCACTGGCCCCTATGGGATATATGCTGAAGAAACTACCCGCTTGCAAAGTATAAAATGCTGTGGGCGTATTTTGTGATTGTTGTGGTATAAACGTACCCCCGGCGTTGACACTCACTGTCCCACGCAACCACAACGTCACAGTTTGGAAATTAGCTGATGCCATCAGAGCAGTCATGGCCGTGGTCGTTGAAAAAGCTGCGCTGGATGAACTATCAACCAAAGGTATAGTTGAGGATGAATGTATACATTCAGCACAGTATAAAATATTATTCACCGTGGCTGTACCACCAAACCCAAAACTCACAATGTTGGCTGCACTGGCAGATCGAGAAAATACCATCTCGGCTTCCATGACATACACCGTGCCCGACGACAGTGTCACACCTACACCAAACACGCTATTGGTACCGGACCCTACAGGATATGACCGGTTTGAATTGATACAAAAATACTGCATGCCCGGGATGATCCCCCTAAGAGCTCCGCTGGGAGTACCATAAAAACCTTGACCATCGTATTCAATAGATCCAGCAGTGGCCGTGGTCAAGAGGTTACCTGAAGCAAAACTAAGTGGGGCGGCAGAGACATTGCCGGGATTGAGTACATTGCTGAGCAATGTGACATTGCCACTGGGCAATGTCAGTGTACCGGCTCCGGCCGCAGCTGGTGCTTGCAATGTGACCGATCCACTGGTATCTCCGGCTATGGTTACTGCGCTCACAGAATCACCCATCTCTGTCCAGATGCCACAGTGACACTGACGTTGTTGGCTGTGGTAATAGGTCCGATACTAAGAGCGTTATAACCCGATCCCACAGTATAGTTGGCTGTGATAGTGTTCGCTGTGAGTAGTAGTCCATTGGTTGCCAAGAACACCGAACTAGAAAATGTTCCCAATGAAGTCAAGTTGCCGCCGGTAATATTGCCTGTCACGCTGAGCGCATTACTGGTGGCGTTATAAACAAATCCTGCTGTTGAAACGTTGGCCAACTGGTCAACTCCAGCTGCTCCTACCATAACCGGATAAAGATTAGCGGTAGTGGTATTATTGGTAGCGTTGATTGTATTGGCCGATCCACCGCCCCCACCGCTAGGACCTTGGGCTCCTTGCGTACCCAAAGTACCTTGTGTGCCTGTGGCACCTTGCGTACCCGCCCCTGTAGCACCTTGCGTACCTGTACCTGTGGCACCTTGCGTACCTGTACCTGTGGCACCTTGTGCACCAGTGGCGCCCTGTGTACCTGCCCCTGTAGCACCTTGTGCTCCGGTCACGCCCTGAGCGCCTGTAGCGCCTTGCGCGCCAGTTGATCCTTGTGCGCCAGTTGTGCCTTGAGTTCCCGTGGTTCCTTGCGCACCTGTTACACCTTGAGCCCCGGTAGCGCCCTGCGCACCATCTGTGCCCTGTGCACCTATTGTGCCCTGTGCACCTGTTGTGCCCTGTGCACCTGTGGTTCCTTGAGCTCCGGTTGTGCCTTGTGTGCCATTTGTTCCACTAGTACCCTGTGCACCTGTGGTGCCTTGAGCACCTGTTGTACCTTGTGTGCCATCCGTGCCTTGTGTACCTGTTGTGCCTTGCGCACCTGTTGTGCCCTGTGCACCTGTGGTGCCTTGAGCACCCGTGATGCCTTGTGTACCTGTGGTACCTGTTGTGCCTTGTGCGCCCGTAGCACCCTGTGCACCTGTGGTGCCTTGAGCACCTGTGGTGCCTTGTGTACCTGTGGTACCCGTGGTGCCTTGTGCGCCCGTAGCACCCTGTGCACCTGTTGTGCCTTGAGCACCAGTTGTGCCTTGAGCACCTGTTGTGCCTTGTGTACCTGTGGTGCCCGTTGTGCCTTGTGCACCCGTAGCGCCCTGTGCACCTGTGGTGCCTTGAGCACCTGTGGTGCCTTGAGCACCCGTGATGCCTTGTGTACCTGTGGTACCTCTTGTGCCTTGCGCTCCAATCGTGCCTTGTACTCCCTGTGCACCTGTAGTGCCTTGTGCACCCGTGATGCCTTGCGCTCCAATCGTGCCTTGTACTCCCTGTGCACCTGTAGTGCCTTGTGCACCCGTGGTGCCTTGTGCACCTGTGGTGCCCTGTGTACCTGTTGTGCCTTGAGTGCCCGTGATGCCTTGCACGCCTTGTGCGCCTGTGGCACCTTGCGTACCGGCTGTGCCTTGAGCCCCGCTGACCAAGGCCACAAACAGAGTACTGTTATCAGCAAAATTGCTTGATCCGGTACCGCCTGATCCCAACAACATAACCGGATAGGTCCAGTAGTTGTTGGTAACAGTACTGGGTGTGCCATTTATCTGCCAGCGTTGATAATTGGCACTGTTGGCTCGATCCTGTATGGTTATTACTTCGGTATTCTGGATCAGAGCCAAGAATATGTCAATGTCCTGACCATCATCTGTGAGGTGATCAATATTGATAGATGTGGCACTGGTCTGGGCCAAGTTATTCCAGATTACCTTGCCATCACCTGGATCACCACTGGTACTACCAGTATTGGCTCGATAATTGAATAGGTTGCTACTGCTACCTTGATTACCTTGCGTACCCTGTGTGCCTGTAGCACCCTGTGTGCCTTGAATGCCTTGAGTACCCGTGATGCCTTGCACGCCTTGTGCACCTGTGGTGCCTTGGGCACCTGTGATGCCTTGAGTGCCTTGTATACCCGTGGTTCCTTGTACACCTTGTGTGCCTGTAGTGCCTTGTGCACCCGTGGTGCCTTGTGCACCTGTTGTGCCCTGAGCACCTGTTGTGCCTTGTGTACCTAGAGTGCCTTGAGCACCTTGGGTGCCTTGTGCGCCTGTGGCGCCTTGTGCGCCTGTGGTACCTGTTGTGCCCTGAGTACCTGTGGTGCCTTGTGTGCCATTTGTTCCTGCAGTACCCTGTGTACCATCTGTGCCCTGTGCACCTGTTGTGCCCTGAGCACCTGTTGTGCCTTGTGTACCTGTTGTGCCTTGTGTACCTGTGGTGCCTTGTGTACCTGTGGTACCTGTTGTGCCTTGGGCTCCGGTTGTGCCTTGTGTGCCTGTGGTACCTTGTGTACCTGCGGTACCTTGTGAGCCAGTGGTACCTTGATTGCCCGCAGTGCCTTGCGTACCAGTTTGTCCTTGGATGCCCGTGGTGCCTTGAGCACCTGTGGTACCCTGTGCACCTGTTACCCCTTGAACGCCTTGTGTACCTGTAGTGCCTTGTGCACCCGTGGCGCCTTGAGCTCCGGTTATACCTTGTGTGCCATCCGTGCCTTGTGTACCTGTGGCACCTTGAGTACCTGTGATGCCTTGAGTACCTACAGTGCCTTGCACGCCTTGCAAGCCCACAGTGCCTTGTGCACCCTGTACACCCTGTGTGCCGAGAATGCCTTGGAGACCCTGTGTACCTAGAGTACCTTGTACACCCTGAGTACCTACAGTTCCTTGCACACCTTGTGTGCCTTGAACACCCTGTGTGCCCGTAGTACCTTGTGAGCCAGTTGCGCCTTGAGCACCCACGGTGCCTTGGCTACCAATCACGCCCTGCGCACCTGTGACGCCTTGAGCACCTGTGGTACCTTGTGCGCCTGTGGTACCTTGAGTGCCTTGACTACCTGTGGTGCCTTGTGTGCCGTCTGTGCCCTGACTACCGGTAGTGCCCTGTGTACCCGTTGTGCCTTGAGCACCTGTGACGCCTTGAGCACCTGTGACGCCTTGATTACCAATTATGCCCTGGAGACCTTGTGTGCCTGTAGTGCCCTGACTACCAGTAGTGCCCTGGATTCCCGTAGTACCTTGCGCACCTGTGACGCCTTGAGTGCCCGTGACACCTTGAGATCCCAAGATACCCTGGATGCCTTGCGCACCTGTTGCACCTTGCGCACCCGTGACACCATTGACCAAGGCCACAAATAGATTAGTTTCGTCTGCAAAATTGCTTGATCCGGTACCGCCTGATCCCAACAACATAACCGGATAGGTCCAGTAGTTGTTGGGTACCGAAGTGGGTGTACCATTTACCTGCCAGCGTTGATAATTGGCACTGTTGGCTCGATCCTGTATGGTTATTACTTCGGTATTCTGGATCAATGCCAAGAATATGTCAATGTCCTGACCACCGTCGGTTAGATGACTGATATTGATTGATGTGGCGTTGACTTGGGTGGCGTTGTTCCACAACAGATGACCGCTACCAGGATCACCACTGATTATGTTGGTATCTGACTTGTAATTGAATAGATTACTGCTAGAGCCAGTATTACCTTGGCTGCCTGTAGTGCCTTGTGTGCCAGTTGTGCCTTGTGTGCCCGTGGTACCTGTGACGCCTTGAGCGCCTGTTGAGCCTTGGGCACCTGCAATACCCTGTGCGCCCGTGGTACCTTGGCTTCCAGCTACCCCTTGTGTTCCTGTGGTGCCTTGAGCACCTGTGACGCCTTGCCCGCCCGTGACACCTTGTGTGCCCTGTGTGCCTGTGACGCCTTGAGCGCCTGTGGTGCCTTGTGTGCCCGTAGCGCCTTGTGAGCCTGTTGTGCCCTGTGTGCCTGTGACGCCTTGCGCTCCTGTGGTGCCTTGACCGCCAGTTGATCCTTGTGTGCCCGTAGTGCCCTGACTACCCGTAGTACCCTGAGCACCCGTAGTGCCTTGTGTACCCGTAGTGCCCTGTACGCCCGTAGTGCCTTGTGCACCTGTTGAGCCTTGGGTACCCTCAACTCCTTGGATACCTTGAATACCTTCTACACCTTGAGCACCTGTGACACCTTGGGTTCCAGTAACCCCTTGAACCCCCGTGGTGCCTTGTGCACCTTGTGCACCTGTAATGCCCTGAGTACCTACAGTACCTTGGGCACCTGTTGAACCTTGGGTACCCGTGGCTCCTTGCACTCCCTGTGTGCCCGTAGTACCTTGTGCACCCGTGGTGCCTTGGCCTCCTGTCGCCCCTTGTGTGCCTTGTGTGCCTGTGGTACCTTGTACACCCTGTGTACCAGTTTGCCCTTGGACTCCTTGTGCTCCAGTAGTACCTTGCGAGCCTGTCACTCCTTGCGTACCCTGTGTACCTGTGACGCCTTGTGCGCCATCTGTGCCCTGTGCACCTGTGGTGCCTTGACCTCCGGTAGCACCTTGTGTACCCTGTGTACCTGTGGTGCCTTGTGTGCCCGTGATGCCTTGGCCGCCTGTGGCACCTTGACTACCTGTGGTGCCTTGTGTGCCTTGACTACCAGTAGATCCCTGCGCACCTGTGGTGCCCTGTGCGCCATCCACACCTTGTACACCTTGTGTACCAGTGGTACCTTGTACACCTTGGCCGCCTGTAACACCTTGTGTGCCTTGTGTACCTGTTGTGCCTTGAGCACCCGTAACGCCTTGGGTGCCTTGCGTACCGGTTTGTCCTTGAGTTCCTGTGGTGCCTTGTGCACCAGTGACGCCTTGAGTTCCTCCTACTCCCTGTACACCTTGGCTGCCTACAATACCTTGGGTGCCTGTGGTTCCTTGTGCACCTGTAGTGCCCTGCGTACCTGTGGCGCCTTGTGTGCCTGTGGTACCTTGTGTACCCGTAACGCCCTGTGCGCCATCTGTACCCTGAGCGCCTGTGATGCCTTGTGTGCCAGTTGTGCCCTGAGTGCCTGTGGTGCCCTGTGAGCCAGTTGTACCTTGTGTGCCAGTTGTACCTTGTGTGCCAGTTGTACCTTGGGAGCCAGTTGTACCTTGGGAGCCGGTTGTACCTTGTGCGCCTGCGGGTCCGGGCGTACCACCAAGATTTACCTCCCAAGATGTGTAACTACCGGTTCCCGTTGCTGTGGTAATATTGGCCACCATGGCGCCGGTACCACTGTCATAACTGGTAACAGTACCATCCATGTAGTTGTTGGCATCGTAACTGATGATAATGTTCTGAGATGGGATATAGGCCAGGCTGGTTCCCACCGTGAGAGATTTAGATCCTGTGCCAATGGATAGATTGGTTGAGCTAGTGGTTTGATAGGCATCGCCTGTGATGCCTTGTGATCCAATCGTGCCTTGTACACCCTGCGTACCTTGCGAGCCATTTGTTCCCTGTGTACCTGTAGTGCCTTGACTACCTACAGTACCTTGCGAACCAGTAGTGCCTTGGATACCTGTGATACCTTGGCCGCCTGTAACTCCCTGTGTACCCTGTGTGCCTTGCGTACCTGTGACACCTTGACCGCCCACAGCACCTTGACTGCCTACCGCGCCCTGTACGCCCTGACCTCCCACTGCACCCTGTACACCTTGAGTGCCCGTGATACCTTGAGTGCCCGTAGTGCCTTGTGCACCAGTAGATCCTTGAGCGCCAAGAACTCCCTGTGTGCCTTGTGTGCCAGTATTGCCTTGTGTGCCCGTAGTTCCTTGAGCACCTGTGGTGCCCTGTGTACCCGTAGAGCCTTGAGCTCCTTGACTACCTGTGGTTCCTTGCGAGCCCGCAGTACCCTGTGTGCCTGTTATGCCTTGTGAGCCAGTAGTGCCTTGTACACCTGTCGCGCCTTGCGAGCCCGTAGTGCCTTGTGTGCCAGTTGTACCCTGTGATCCAATCGTGCCTTGTGTGCCTTGACTACCTGTGGTGCCTTGCGAGCCCGCAGTACCCTGTGTGCCTGTGGTGCCTTGAGCACCTGTGGTGCCTTGGCCGCCCGTGACACCTTGTGTGCCTTGAGTGCCCGTAACGCCCTGTGTGCCAGTTGTACCTTGTGCTCCAGTTTGTCCTTGACTACCGGTCACTCCCTGCGTACCCTGTGTGCCTGTGACGCCTTGCACTCCTGTAGTGCCTTGTGTGCCTGCGGTGCCCTGCGTACCTGTGGTGCCTTGTGATCCAACCGTACCTTGTGATCCGGTAGTGCCTTGTGTGCCCGTAGTGCCTTGTGCACCAACGGTGCCTTGCGATCCTAGGGTGCCTTGAACACCTTGACTGCCTACGATACCTTGTGCACCAGTCTGACCTTGCGTACCTGTGGTGCCTTGAGTACCCGTGATGCCTTGTGTACCCGTGGTGCCTTGTGTTCCCTGTGTGCCTGTAGTGCCTTGCGCACCCGTGATGCCTTGAGCGCCTGTGGCTCCTTGCACACCTTGAATTCCAGTAGTACCTTGGCTGCCCACGCTACCTTGTACGCCTACCAGGCCTTGTGTGCCTACCACGCCTTGGAGACCTGTGGTTCCTTGCAAACCCTCAGTACCCTGTGTGCCCGTAGTGCCCTGAGTGCCCGTGGTACCCTGTGTGCCTGTGGTACCTTGCGCACCTGTGGTGCCTTGAGTGCCCGTGGTACCCTGTGTGCCTGTGGTACCTTGTGCGCCATCTGTTCCCTGTGTGCCTACCACGCCCTGGATGCCTTGTGCACCCACGGTGCCTTGACTTCCGGCTACGCCCTGACTGCCTGTGGTACCTTGGGTGCCACTCACTATGGACTGGCCGTTGGCTAGATAGAATGCATCGCCTACGATATTGCCGGCGGTTGTCAGTCCCTCGGCAGAAAACGTGGTCTGGCTACCAGTAGGATCACTGAGGATAAGGCTGTCGGCATTGGCCGAGATCTCAGCTGAACCCAGATATATGGTGCTGTTGGATAGATAGAGGTCGCGCCAACGAGCTGTGTCACTGCCTAGATCATAGGTGATGTTGGCTGCGGGTTCTAGATTGGCTGCGAATGTCACCTGGTTGCTGGCAAAAACAACCACATTACCGGTGCCGTTGATGCCCACTGTGATATTGCTGTCAGCTGCTAACACGCTCACGTTGGAAGTACCATTGGCGATGGCAGTACCATTGCCTGCACCGCCGCCGGAGATACCGGTTAGAAATCTACCATTGCCATAATAGTAGCGGCTGTAGGTGCTGTCAAAGTAGCGATTGGCCGATCCTAGGTCATAAACGGAATCTATATTGGGCACCACGGTACTGGCCATGGTCACATTGCCTATCCCGTTGCCGGCTAAGACCAGATCTAGATTGGTTTCATTGGTACTGACACGATTGTTGGAGATCTGGACTTGGCTGTTGACCGGTCCCGCTGTCCATATATTGGCAAAATTGTTATTGACCGCTTGAAAAGCGTCGCGCAGACTTTCACCCGTGCCGTCATTTACCGCACCGATGTCTATTAGCTGTTGTGGTGTATCGCTCATTTAGTGGGATCCTATAGGATATTTACCAATTTAGATCCCAAACTATTTTGCGCTAGACTCTGCCCACCACGATTTCAATCAGGCCCTGATCGCCCTCAAAGTTTTCCAGACTCTTGCCTATAATAGCACCAGTTGGGGGGTCTGCATCCGATCTGGCCGCGCCGTTGCCCGCGCTCACCATCATGTCGCCCTTGCGTATCACGCCCGTGACACGGGTTTTTACCCGCCCCTGCAGAGCCAGCAGTACCGGATGTTCAGCTGATATGCCCGCGTTCATGACGTGTCCCGGACCGGTACTGACCACACCGGCCACGGCTCGATCACCATCAACTGAACTGATAGTTACTTCGTGTGTGCCACCAAAGCAGAGCACAGTACCCGGTTCATAGTCTTGATCGGCGCTGTATTTTTCGGCCAAGTCGGCATATTGAGCTTGTGTTGATGTGACCTGTAGCGTGTTATTTGCTGCATCAAAACTGAATGCCGTGGCTGCTGTTCGAACTGAGGCTGTTTGGTTGCTACCGGCTGCGGCCACAAAAACCGGATAGAATGTACCAGTTGTGACCGCTGTGGCATTGATAGCCGTACTGGGTCCAGTGGAGCCCTGAGTGCCCGTGGAGCCCTGAGTGCCCGTGGAACCCTGAGCGCCTGTAGCACCTTGAGTACCAGTACCTGTGGTACCCTGTGCACCTGTTGTGCCTTGTGCACCTGTGGTGCCTTGTGTGCCATTTGTTCCTGCAGTACCCTGTGCACCTGTGGTGCCTTGAGCACCTGTGGTACCTTGTGTGCCATTTGTTCCTGCAGTACCCTGTGCACCTGTGGTGCCTTGAGCACCTGTAGTACCTTGTGTGCCATTTGTTCCTGCAGTACCCTGTGCACCTGTGGTGCCTTGTGCGCCATTTGTTCCACTAGTACCCTGTGCACCTGTGGTGCCTTGTGTGCCATTTGTTCCACTAGTACCCTGTGCACCTGTGGTGCCTTGGCCGCCGGTGGCACCTTGTGTGCCATTTGTTCCACTAGTACCCTGTGCACCTGTAGCACCTTGGCCGCCAGTGGCACCTTGTGTGCCATTTGTTCCACTAGTACCCTGTGCACCTGTGGTGCCTTGAGTGCCAGTACCTGTGGTGCCTTGTGCACCTGTGGTACCTTGTGTGCCATTTGTTCCACTAGTACCCTGTGCACCTGTGGTACCCTGTGCACCTGTGGTGCCTTGTGCGCCATTTGTTCCACTAGTACCCTGTGCACCTGTAGTGCCTTGTGTGCCATTTGTTCCACTAGTACCCTGTGCACCTGTGGTGCCTTGTGCACCTGTTGTACCTTGAGCACCTGTGGTACCTTGTGTGCCATTTGTTCCACTAGTACCCTGTGCACCTGTGGTGCCTTGAGCACCTGTAGCACCTTGTGTGCCATTTGTTCCATTAGTACCCTGTGCACCTGTGGTGCCTTGGCTACCAGTAGCACCTTGACTACCTGTGATACCTTGAGCACCTGTTGTTCCTTGAACACCTGAACCTGTAGTGCCTTGAGTACCTTGGGTACCCGTAGCTCCTTGGGTACCAGTAATTCCCTGTCGACCTTGAATACCTTGAGTGCCCTGTGCACCTGTGGTGCCTTGGCTACCAGTAGCACCTTGACTACCTGTGGTGCCTTGAGCACCTGTGGTGCCTTGAGAACCTGCACCTGTGGTGCCTTGTGGTCCCGGAGTTCCACCAAGATTTACTGACCAAGAACTATAAGTACCAGATCCAGTAGTACTAGTAATATTGGTTACTAGCTGTCCAGTACCGCTGTTATAACTGGTAACAGTTCCTGACATATAATTGCTACCGTCATATGAGATAACAATATTTTGAGATGAGATATATGCTAAATTGGTACCAACAGTTATCGTTTGACTGCCAGTTGCAATAGTCAGACTAGTTGAGCTAGTGGTTACATAAGCGTCGCCAGTTATACCTTGTGAACCTAGAATACCTTGCGATCCAGTGCTGCCTTGACTACCTGTAGCACCTTGGGTACCTGTGGCTCCTTGGGTACCAGTAATTCCCTGTCGACCTTGAATACCTTGAGTGCCCTGTGCACCTGTAGTGCCTTGGCCACCAGTAGCGCCTTGACTACCTGTAGCACCTTGACTACCTGTGATGCCTTGCGCACCTGTGATGCCTTGGCCGCCGGTGGCACCTTGTGTGCCATTTGTTCCACTGGTACCCTGTGCACCTGTGGTGCCTTGTGTGCCATTTGTTCCACTGGTACCCTGTGCACCTGTGGTGCCTTGGCCACCAGTAGCGCCTTGACTACCTGTGATGCCTTGAGTACCTGCACCTGTGGTGCCTTGGCCACCAGTAGCGCCTTGGCCACCAGTAGCGCCTTGACTACCTGTGGTGCCTTGAGTACCTGCACCTGTGGTGCCTTGGCCACCAGTAGCGCCTTGTGTTCCCAATAAACCTTGAACGCCTTGAGTGCCCATGGTTCCTTGGCTGCCTGTGACACCTTGAGCACCTGTGCTACCTTGTGTTCCTTGTATTCCGGTAGCTCCTTGAGGACCGGTTGTGCCTTGCGCACCAGATCCAGTACTGCCCTGTATGCCCGTGGCACCTTGAGCACCAGAAGCTTGCACAGCCACACCATTGGCATATTGGAATCCTGCAGCAATGACGTTGCCAACTGCTGTGACTTTACCGCTAGAAAACACATTTCCGCTGGCAGAAATTGCACCAGTGGCATTGACATTTGCACCCTGGACATTGCCCGATGCTGATACTGTAACACCTTGCACCAGCGCGGCAGATATTAGATTACCACTGGTGACATTTCCCGAAACTGAAACTGTGGTCCCAGTATGGATCACTGCGTTGACATTGGCCCCACCAAGTATATTGGCACCAGTAATATTGCCCGTGACTGATAGTCCAGTACCGTTGAATATTGCTGCTTGAGATCCACCAATACCCACTGTGACCGCACCGCCGGCGCTGACCACCTTGACATTGCTGGTACCATTGGTTATTTGATTAACCGATACGTTGCCACCAATACTGGTATTTCCGTTGATGGTTAGATCCCCGGTGATGGTAGTTGCCCCAGCCGAAAGCTTGATCGAATCTGTAGGATCTATGGTTTCGATGGTGTAATTGCCGCTAACGCGCTTGATTGTGCTCATCTAAAGGTCCTTTGGATTATTTAGTCGTCGTTGTAGGTCTTCTAGATCCAGATGAAACAGGTTAGCCAATCCATCAAATTGAGCAATATGCGCCGTGGTTGATCCACGCACTCGGACAAAACGTATCCGCGGGAAATCGCCGGCGATACGCAGAATCTGCCGTGTCCAATTACCGGTATAAGTGGGTTGACTGCTGCTTTTTTTGTAGAATTCGGTATCCGCATACACATTGTTGAACAGATCGCCCGGCATTGGCCCCATATCAAATCCCACGAGATATATGGGATCATGATGGGCCAGTGCAGCCAAACTCACGGCCAATGGACCTGAACTAAATCCAAAATACTGCTGGGGTACAGACTTGGCACCTAGACCCGGAATAGGTTTACGAGTATAGAACTCGTATTGAGCCGAATAGCCACTCTCTTGTATGGCCGTGCTTATGGGTCTATCTGTAGACACCAATACTGTGGGTATAAATTCACGATAGAGAGCATTACAACCATAGACGGGACCATGTCTTTTTACCTGATCCAGATCCAGCCCCATGCGACTGCGCCCGTTACCCAACACAAAAGCCACACTCATAAAAAATCCTCCCAGTAGTTATCTGGGAGGATCCTTTTGGTTTGACAAATGTTACGAAGTAAGGTTGTTGATCTGGGCCAATTGCAGACTACCATTCTGTGCGGAAGCACCATTGATAACTTCTGCACCAGACCATGTGACCGTACCTTCATCAGTGAAGAAGTTGGTGGGATAAAAGTTTTCGCTACTTTGTACATTGGTACCATAGTTGCTGTCAGCGTAGTTGCCATAGGTCATGCCATTCCAGTCACGTACCCATTTATTGGTGATATAAGAAGCGTAAACAGCCGAACTATCACCCACAGAGTATGCCACGCTCATATATCCTGCGCTGGGAGAACCAGTGTTGGCCAGAACACAGATACCCACATTCCACACGGTACCGTTGTCAACAACAGCCGAACTACCACTGATAGTGGCTGTGAAAATATCACCCTGTGCTGCATTGGGGCTAGCACCAAACTGAGACCAATCTGTACCGCTGGCACTGTTGATCATATAGGTATTACCGGCCACGATGTCCTCATCTTGTATGTCCGAGGCTTTGGCCACCAAGAATTTGTGTGCACCCTTTTGGCGCAAGATGCGGCCCGATCCCGAACCAGTGCTAGAACCGCTGTTTAGTACGATATTGACCGTGCAGTTGATGTAGGGATTGGCAGCTGATCCCTGACCTTCTTGGAATCCACCCACCACGCCCAGATAATCCGAGGCGCTGAGTGTGCCAGCTGAGTTGTAAACCGGATCTGTCAGTGACCCAAAGTTGGGATAACCCACATCCACATTGACCGCGGCTGCGGGTTGATTTATGGTACCATCGGCGTTGATCGTGATGCCCTGTGCAGGACCACGTTTGGAGATTTTGAGAGCTCGACCCATTTTGTTTGTTCCTTGTGTAAAGTTGCGGGTTCTATCCCGCTACGCTGTTTGGGGAAACAGCATAAGCCGCATGATTACGGACCAAGTATTTATGCAAAAACCAAATTATACCAGAGTACCGTAGTAAATACCCCGTGAATACTGCACAGCTAATTGAAACCGGCAATCAACATCGTGCTGATCGCCAATATGATGCGGCTCTGGCCTGCTATGCCCAGGCCTTTGCCCAGGATCGCGGCTCATCTGCGGCCTTCAACAATTATGGCAATGTACTGCGTGAGATCGGGGAACCTGCTGGGGCATTGCCGTTCTTGGAACGTGCCATCCAGCTCAATCCCCAGGATCCCATGGCACAGTTCAATCGATCCGTGTGCTTGCTGCTCTTGGGCGACTATGAGCGCGGCTGGCCCGCATACGAGACCCGTTGGAACTACGAACATCTCGCGGGCACCTTGCCCCAGCTTGATCGACCGCGCTGGACCGGACAAGATCTCCGGGATCGCTCTATACTGGTCATAGGCGAACAGGGACATGGTGACTGCATACAATTCAGTCGCTTCCTATGGAACCTACATGCCTTGGGCGCCCGCGTACATTTGCAGACCACCGATGGTTTGATACCGTTGTTCCAGAACAGCACCGTCATAGCATCGGTCTCGGCATACAGTAGTGCCATGCCCGAGGTTGATTACTGGATACCCATCATGAGCATCCCGGCCGTGCTGGGCCTGACCCTGCAGAATCTACCGCGATCCATCAACTATATCACAGCACCCGACAATTTGTGCCAGCAATGGCGCCAACTGTTGGGCAACAAAACGCGATTGAGAGTAGGCTTGTCCTGGAGTGGCCGCCGGGACGCCTGGCTCAACACCCACAAAGGTATGCCATTTGCTCAGGCTCTCACGCTGATACGATCAAACCCGCAATGCGAATGGATCAATCTCCAGATTGATGCCACCCCAGAAGAAACAGCGGCCTTGGCCGAGCTGGGTGTGCGCATGTTTCCCGGTACCATCACTGGATTCCATGATACTGCGGCCCTGCTGATGAACTTAGATGTGGTGCTGAGCGTGGATACTGCCATAGCGCATCTAGCTGGGGCGCTGGGTCGTCCCACCTGGGTCATGTTGCAGCGATTTGCCGTGGACTGGCGCTGGCTTCTAGCGCGATCAGATTCGCCCTGGTATCCCACAGCACGCCTGTTCCGTCAGGAGAATTTTGATGACTGGTCCACGGTCATACGCGAAGTCAGTCAATATATCTCATGGTTCAAGGTATGAGTCGACAACCAACCAAACTGATCGCAGCCGGAGACATAGTGCGCAGACCCACAGACCGTGCGCAGGGCGTGGTATTGTCACGCCGGGGCATATGGACCGTGGAGGTCAAATGGCCCAGTGGTGCCAAGGAAATCGTGAAAATCTCGGAGCTGATCAGGGTGGCCTAGATTGTCCAATTTGTTTGTAAACCACCTGCAGAATCGTGCATAATTACCATATGCGCCCGAAGCTGATCGGATAGCCGGAGCCTCTAAAACTCCTGGTAGCGGGTTCGACTCCCGCCTGGCGCACCACTAACCAAGGAGACTTTCATGTCCTAGATTGAATATGCATGCCGAGATTGTGTTTTTCATTTCAACAAAAAACATCTAGAAGACCCCACCGTGCCCATGTGGGTAATCAAAACACATGGTGAAACGTTCTATGTGAATCATGTCACATGCGAACTTGCCTGGTCAACCAAAGAAACCCCCGACAACACGCATACCAAAGGATCTCTCAAGATCCGTGAATGCCTGCTGACCATTGACGATGCCAATGAGGCCCGACTCACTGAACTCACAGTCTGGGATCGGGTTCGTCTGCGCAATCAGCGACTGGGTATAACTCGAATCATATTTGCATACGGTAGTGATATCCATCGTGCGCTCAAGGCCAAGGAGTTCCGGCACAGCTCTTTCAAGAACGTGAGCGGAGGATGCGGTACCAGTTTTGTGGTCTGTGATCTCCTAGATCCAGCAGAGGCCACGTTTGCTGCTCTCAAATATCAGTTCAGAGTAATGAAACCCAATGAAGATTATTATCGAGCCTATGATCAACCCGGATCTCACATAGAGGAATCGGGAGAATACTGAGGACAGATCGGGGTGGCCTAGACTCCATATTGCCCACGTGAGGCATTGAAGTTTTGCAAGACTTCCCAGTCAGACAAGGATCTATTGTAGCAGAAAAACTGGCCTATACTGCCACTCAAGAGATTGCCATGATCGTAACTGGCTATGTCGGTGCTACCGTCGCCGGGATGCGGGTTGAGATTGTAGCTTGAACTGGCGTCAAATACACCGTTCACATAGGTTTTCATACTTACATAGGCTTCAAATGTCACGGCTATGTAATACCACTGACCTAGATCAAACGTGGCCACGGTGGGAAATGCATTGTAGTTGGCCCAGTCCTGGTGTCCGCTATAGAAACGGTTGCCACCTGATCCAAAAGTGAAGTGACCACCTGCGAAACTACTCACTATGTTGTTGTTATAGCTGTAGCTGTTAAGACGCAACCACATGCTCTTGGTATACTGATTGTTGGGTAACACATTGGCAGTGAATCCCACACCGTACTGATTGGCGCCATTGAACGTGAAGTAGGAGGGTGTGCCTGAGGTCCACGTGGGCGAATTCTGCAAGCTAATATTGGCTCCAAAACCCGAAAGATCATACCAGGTGGTTCCAGATCCCGGATAGCTGGCAGGGTTATTGGCATCCAACCACATGGTCAGTCCTGTGGTGACATATCCAGGTTCATCCTGCAAGATTGTGCCTTGAATTTTGCCGCCTGAGATAATCATATTCCAAACCTTGATCTATTGGCATTGAAGTTCTGTGACACACCGCTGGTACCAATATCTGCGTTATAGATTCTTACAATGCTGAGTTTGCCGCCCCAGTATTGATAATTGTCCCAACGACTCATCAATCTGATGCCATTTCCACCACGCACTGAGTTGAAGCCGGGCCATGCACGACTGTTAACCAAGACGCCATTTACATACAGTCGCACGGTGGTGCCGTCCCAAGTGCCTGTGACCTGATACCAATTGCCTGTGATTAGTGTGACCTGCCCAGAATAAGTTGATGCCCAACCACCATTGAATGAACCAGACTGGAGGTAGGGAAAACTGTCTTCGGTGTTGCCCAAAGTAAAGTTGAGGGGATTGCCAAAATACATTTCTGTCACAATACAAGGAGATCCCGAGCCCATGTTGGTAGTGTCATGATACAACCAGGCTTCCACAGTCCAGTTTGAAAATGTTGATGCAAATGATGGTCCCTGAGCATACTGACTCAAAGCCGGATCAAACAATATACTACCGCCATTGCCAGCATCGTAGGCAGGGCTGTTGGCCAAAGTATATACCAATCCGCTTTCAGTATCAGTCCATGTTGAGCCTGAGCCTGGATAACTGGCAGGATTACCGGCGTCAAGATTCAAGATCAAATTGGCCTGCACCACTCCGGGTGTTTGATATCTACCGCCGCGATAGGTTCCACTTCTTATGATCATAATCAAATTCCGTAGGTAGTTTTCACAGCATTGTAGTTTGCGGTGACTTGAGCTTGACTCAAAGCAATGTTGTAAGCTCTCATTTGATAATAGGTGCCAATAGCAACATCAGTTGGCGTGCCTGAGGTACCAGCATTAGGATGGCGAGAACCAAAGTTCAATCCTGTGGCGGCAGGGCTTTGTGCAGAATTATATCCAGTGGAGACTGAGTTTTGTAGCGTTCCGTTGATGTATAACTTGAGGCTAGGTGTAGCATCTACTGTGATAATAAATTGTCTAATAGCTCCTGAGTTGGCAGTGACATTATAAAGGTTGTATTTGCTGGTCACTCCACCTATAGAGATTTGAGTTGAGCTTGCCCAATACGCCATCCAACCAAGGCTCGCCAGGTAACTTTCATTGCCAAACAGTGTAGACCAAAAACTCGTTGCAGTAATATTTGCAATAACTTCAACGGTGAACGGGACTGCCAAATTATATGATGTATTGGCTACCATGGCCATGTTTGTGGCTTGACTTGGTCCCAATATCAACCCTCCATTGTTGCTGGAGGTATAAGTAGCGGTTCCGGTGCCTGTTTTGTATATCGTACCATTGCGACCATTGCCCGACTCATCTAGCCAATAGTTGAAGCTGGCAGTTGGTGCATTGAGATAGTTGATCTGTAGGCCTGATGTAGTGCCGGTCCAAGTATTATTGCTGGGGTACACAGGTGATGAAGCTGATCCCACGTTGTTCATCATATTCATCATGATGCCAGTCATTAACTTACTCCTGTGCCGTTGATCATCCAAACGTTGGCGGCAACATTCAATAGTGTCGCCATGCCATATGTGGTCACGGTTCTATTACCAGCAGTGGCATTGCCTGCAAGATACAGACTTACTCCGGTGTCTTGTGCAATAGTGATGTTGCCGGTTCCACGATTTACAATACTGATTGCTGTGCCCACGGTCCAACTCACAGATGAGTTATTTGCGATAGTCAATGTGTTACCAGTGGACAATGTTGAGTAGTAATGCTTGCCTGCATCGGCTGCTGCTATTGTGGCATTGCCAGCGAACGATATTTGGGGAAGATCTCTATAACCAATGGCATAGTTAGCAGTGGTTACTGTTGCTGAATTGCCTAACACTGCTCCAGGAGCAATGATATTGCCACCCAGTTGCACATTACCGCCCAAAGGATTCAACACGATTGGATAGTAAGTGGCATTTTGTGAATATCCGCTTTGTATCCATTGTGCATAGGCTGTGCTCACACCATTTAGTGTAGATCCAACTGGATACTGACCCAAAGCCAGATAGTTGCTGCCGGAACCGCCTATTGATACCGCAGCATTGGCAGTGATTGCGTTGGCTGCTGGGGCAAGCTGAATTCCGCTTAGTAAACTATGTTGTAATGTGGCTGTGGCGTTGGAGCCTACATTCAAGTTACCTGTAACACTGGCAGTTCCTGCGGTGCTGATGTTACCACCAATGATATTACCTGTGGCTGTGATCAATCCGCCAGTTAAAATGTTACCGTGTGTGGCATTACCAGTAGAACTCATAATGCCAGCAGTTAAGATATTGCCACCAGTGATGTTACTCGAGGCTGATATCAATCCACCTGTTAATACGTTACCACCTGTGATATTACCAGCGTTAACTGTGCCGGTGGTAGATATTGTGTTACTGCCATATGCAGCCAACAATGTGGTTACGTTTGAGTTTCCATAACTGCTACCTGCAGCAACCGCGGCAAACACACCATTACCATATAACACGGTGCTGGCGTTGCCGTTTAAGTTGATTGAACTAATATTGCCCAAGTTTGCGGCTGTGATATTACCTGTGGCCGAAATCAAACCTGCTGTGAGTAAGTTGCCACCCGTGATGTTGGCTGACACTGACACTGTGGTTCCTGTGTACGTGGTAGCATTGACATTGGCACCACCTAGGATATTACCACCTGTGATGTTGCCAGTAGCTGAGATCAAACCTGTGGTCGTGACGTTGCCGCTGATTACGTTACCAGTCACAGATGCATTACCACTGGTAACTGAGAATCCACTTACAATCAAGTTAGATTGGGCATTGACATTACCAGTTACAAAAATACCATTTGTGCTGTTGAAGTTTACTCGCTGACCAAACTGAACTGCGGAGCCATTCTGAGTTGTAATCGTATTGTTAGAACCATAAATGGTCAGTGCTGTACCAATAGTTGCGTTGCCTGTTGCAGTCACATCAGATAAGGTCGTAGCTCCGGTTACCTGCAACGATGTGGCTGTAACTGTGCCCGAAGCTGATATACCAACACCAAGTAAGTTGCCGCCACGCACGTTACCAGTTGCACTGATTGCACCACCTGTGAGTATATTTGCACCAGTGATGTTGCCAGTGGCATTTACCTGTCCTGCGGTAGACAAATTGCCACCAATCACATTGGCTGCGCTGGTGACAGTACCAGTTGCACTGATTGCACCACCTGTGAGTATATTTGCACCAGTGATGTTACCTGCGGTCACAGTGCCAGTAGTGGATATTGTGTTGCTGCCAAATCCAGCTAGCAAAGTGGTCACATTTGAGTTGCTGTAGGCGGCTGGTAATCCTGTGAGCTGGCTACCATTGCCAAAAAAGTAGTTTGCTGAGATATTTCCCGAAGCACTGACCACTCCTGTGGCAACAAGATTGCCACCTGTAACGTTACCGGTAGTGCTGACTGGCGCAGAACCACTGACTTGTATATTGCTTAGTAAACTGCCATCGCCTAAGATATAGGCACCACGCACGTTACCAGTGGCCGAAATAGCACCACTGGTAGTGATCCCTGTGTTGGAGATTTGCGCCACGGTGTTTGCTGAGCCCGAGCCGCCGGCATTGAACTTGATACCGTAGCCTGCTGTTGTGGTACCAAGAACCAAGTTGCCACCTGCTGCCCCACCTTGCACATACAGATAACCGTCTCTGCGCTGCACTGCTGAACCAAGACTGTTGTCTTGTGTACCGTCCCACACACTGCTGGCTATACCCATGTCAAGATAGTTTGTGGTATCTGTGCCGTCATCTGCTGTGATCGCCAGTTCCATAGACGCCACATTACCGTGATTGGTATTCTGCAGGTTTACTTGGGTATAGCTGTTGTCATCGCCTGTTATTTGTACCACAGTGTTGGGCAGAGGTGTATAACCGGTCTTGCCAGCATAGATAGCACCAATACCTGTTGATATATTGCCGTAGAACACACCCGAGTTGCCAGAAATCTGTGTGACGTTTCCTGTAAAGTTTATGTTGCCAGTCACAAACAAGTTACCACCAATGGTAGCGTTACCATCTAAATCAAAGTTTTTTGAGCCGTTGATGTTGCCACTTATGGTAGCGTCGTAAACACTCAGGTTGCCAGTTGTTGTGATATCTCCGGGAGCAGTCAGTGCACCTGTGTTATCAAATGTCCAATGGCTTGTGAATGCGCTTATGCTCACATTGCCATTGGCATAGATCTGGATATCGTTGGCATCCATGTAGATGGCTGTGAGATCATCCACAGTAGAAGTTAGATAGGCAGTGTTACCACCGTTTTCGTTCAGCGACAGTTTTGAGTTGCCCTGTACAACGTTGCCAGGTATAGTCAAGTTACCAGTATAATCAAACACCCAACTGTTAGAACCAGCTGTGATGTTTACATTACCTGCATGGCCTGCTGGGTCTGCACTGTTGCCTGTTGTGAGATAGATGCTGCCGCCAGGACCTCCTCCACCTCCATCATTGAAGGCACCAACGCCGCCTGTGATCACAACGTCTCCACCAGAAGTGGTATAGTAGTCGCCTAGATCTGCTGATCCAGCTGTGATAGCTATGTTGTATCCATCAACCGCACCTGTAGCAGACACTGTGGAAACGGTTGTATTACCCGACACAGTGACATTGCCAGTGGTATCAAACGTCCATACTGCTGTGTTGGCGGCCAGTTCAATGTTGCCTGTTCCGCCTTGGAACGTGACATTGCCTGCGGTATCAAATGTCCAGGCATACGATCCAGCAATGACTTCTACATTGGGGTTGGTGCCTACAAACGCACCTGCACTCACATTACCTGTGGTCACCACATTGCCCGGAGCAAACAACTGGCCATTGGTATCAAAGTTCCAAAGATTGCTGTTGCTGACCAGTTGCATATTGCCACTGGCGCCCAAGTTACCTGTGCTGTCAAATGTCCAACCATACACATTGCCTGCATTGCCCACATTGGTTTGGATGACCACATTGGCATTAGCATACGTATAAGTGTCAACTCCATTTTCCATGCTGACACCATTGACATCACTTTGTATGTTGGCTGTAACAGTGAGTCCAGTGTTGCTGTAGGCCCAAAAAGCCTGATTGGTGTCTAAAATGATATTGCCGGGTGCTGTAAGATTGCCAGTATTGTCAAAGGTCCAAATATATACATTGGCCACCAGTTCAATATTGGCCTGATCGCCTACAAATGTGTTGGCTGTGATATTACCTGTGGTTGATATCACATTTGATCCAAAGTTGGCCATGAGTGTGACCACGTTGGAGTCACCGTAATTACTGATTACGCCATCTAGAATACTGACACCATTGGCATAGTTGATGTTTGATGTGTTACTGGGTAGATCTATATTGCCATTGCTTCGGAAGGAGTATGATCCTGTGCCCACATTGAGAACAACACCACTACCGCTGGTGCTGTAGATTTGAACAGGTTGACTGCTTTGATTCAGTACTGATGGAAAAGTCATACCGGCATTGCTTTCAATGCCGGGATCAATGCGTATACCTTCATTGCCTAGACCACTATTGGGGGCACCTAAATTGCCATTGAATTCACCGATGGTCCATTCACCGTCCAACCATGATATTAAATTACCCAATCCGTATTGAATGACGTTGCTAGCAGCCATCGGGGTATTGGTCATCGTGATACTGGCAAATGTATTACCGCCACCACCATAGGGATTACCATTGGCATAGTTGATACTGCTGGTGTCTGAGGGCAGGGTAATATTGCCATTGTTTTCAAAACGCCATTGGCTAGCACCAGCATTGACCAGCACATTGCCGTAAAAACCTAGACCACCGGTGCTGATACCGCCACCAATGGTGACATTACCCCCGGGACCATCCCCACCATAACCTCCGGTCATTGTGATGGCTCCACCAGAACCACCGCCTCCATAACCGCCTAAGATCTCAACATAACCACCCGAGCCACCGCCACTGTCCCCACCTTTGAGGTATAGATATCCAGCTGTGCCTGCACTTTGTACATCCCCGGCTTCTACACGAATATATCCGCCTGAACCGTTGCCGGGTCCATATCCGCCGCGTATCTTGACGTCACCGCCATTGCCGTCTGTATCGCCACCGCGACCGGCCCAGAGATAGATATCGCCACCTTCTCCGCCAGTACCGTCGGCACCTTTGCCAGGATTGATTACCAAACGTTGTGAGTTTATGTTTGTATTTGCATCGCCATTGGCCGTGGTTATTACAGACTCGTAGTTGTTGTCTGTCAACGACAACGTGTAACCATACACTGTACCACTGGATATATCTCCACGAGTCGTGTATTGCAATGGAGCAAGAAGTTGACCATTGTTGTCAAAGGTCCATGTGGCCGCGGTCACCCCAGTATTGTTGCCAGTTTGTAACGCTAGGTTACCATAGAGATTGAACAGCGTGGTCGTGTTGTTGATTGCACCATTAGTGGGCAGAATCAAGGCCGCAGTGGGGCCAGACAACAGATCACCGTTTGTGACGGAACCGCCATTGATGTTGTATTGTGTGTTGCCTATAAATGCCCAGTTACCAAGATCAGCATTGCCACCCGCTACGTTACTCCAATAGGTGTTACCTACACCATCCGTGGTCAAGACCTGACCTGCAACGCCCGCCAGACCGGTGTAGCGTACATTGCCTACCTGAACTACCTGACTGGTGATACCCGTCGTGTTGAGATAGCGTATCCAGGCACTGTCATACCAGAACGCAGGGGTACCTAGATCATACACACTGTCCGACAAGGGTCGCATGTGCTGTGTGAGCGCCGTGGTCTGCATCTGTATGTTGCCTAGACCATTGCCCGCGATCACGAGATCTAGATCGGTCTGGGTAGTTGACACCCAGTTGTTGGTGATCGTCACATTGGTGTTGACCGGACCTGCTGCCCACACGTTGGCAAAGTTGTTGTTGACGTTGTCAAAGGCCTCACGCAGGCCTTCACCGGTACCGTTGTTGGGTGCCGAACCTAGATTGATTACCTGCTGGGGGGTATTGCTCATATTTTCCGTATCCTATAAGGATATTTATGGGCTGTACCTATCTCCCCGGCCACCACCGCGGCGCGCACAATGATCACCGTGCCGGTGATACCAGCCACGAGCAATATCGCGATCACAGTGCGGGCAATGTATCTTGACTCGTTTTTGGCCACGTTGCTTGGCTACTCTGCGTTCTACTACTTCTGGGTCTACTTTACGCCCCAACATCGCTTTTCTGAGTTTTTGTTTTTGTTCATCACTCATTGGAATACCTTTGTTGTGGGCTTGTTGTTTGCCTTTTTTGGCTTCGCTTATCTTACGGCGAGTTTCCTCTGATACCGCTTTACCATAACGTCCATTTTTTTCTCCCTTGTGAGCTTCAGAGTTTTTGCGTCTATGATCTTCTGTTGCTATTTTGCCCTTATTCTTTCCAACATTTGATTGTCTAATTTTTTCAATTTGTTCTTTAGACTTAGGTTTACCTTTGTGAAACTCACTGATCTTACGACGACTCTCTTTAGTAGGTACAATATATCCCGCGACATTCTGATTGATCCAACGATCATCTTCTAGCACGCGGCAGCGCCGTAACACTCTGGTTTCCCATGCTACTGCTTGTTCTCGAGTTTCAAACACCCGGCGTATCTCTACATCAAAACTATCGCGGCCGGTCTCTTCAATCAACCGTTGTACTTTGGGACTGCTGGTAAAGTATTGGTGCCAGAGATCTTGCTCTGGTGGTAATTTGTTGGCACTGCGTACCCCGTAATATACACGATTGGTAGGACGATGTCGGATTAGATATGTATAAGGTTTCATATTGTTATTTAGTTAGAGAGTGCGATTTCACCTATCTAACATAACATTCTTAGGAGAAATAGTCAACAAAAAACCCACCGAAGTGGGTTTCTTGTTTTGTTGCGTCGACCAACTGGATTAGCTGAAGGACAAATTGCTCACGGCAATTTCCCCTACGTAGTCGCCAGCATTGCCGAAGCTGCTTGCGGTGTTTGTCAACTCGATGTAGCCATATCTCGTCATAAAGCTCACGACCGGTTCAAACGTGGTCGGATCCAGCACCACGCCTGAGCTCATCAAGGGGATGTAGGGGCAGTAGAACGCCGGGGCGTCTGCTTCCGAACTTCCCTTGTAGCCAACCAGCACCGGGGTGGTGTCAGCAGCGTAGCTGTCAACAAACACGCGCATGCTGCCGTTCAGGGTGCCCACAAACTTGGTGTTGGTGGGAGCCTCAAACGTGCCTTCGGTGGTGCGAGCAAAAGCCGAAGTGGTAGCTGATTGCAGCACAGTGAGTGCAGCCGAGCTAACAACGGCATAGTTACCAGCGCCACGACGTGTGCGTTGAGCGATCAGGTTTGCCACACGATTGATCAGCACTGCCAGAGCAGCGTGTTCGTCACCCACGAACGTAGCAGTACCCGAAACGGTAGCTTGGTTGTAAGTAAACTCAGTCGAAGCCAGGCTGCGCAGGCTCAACAGGATCTCTTGGTCGATTTCAGCCGTGATTTCCTGAGCCAGTGCTGCCATGATTTCAGCTTCAACGTCGATGCCGTGCATGGCCTGTGCATCTTGTGCCGATTCAAACGTCCAACGAGCCTGCAGTTTGCGGGTCTTGGCTTCAACCGCTTGCTTCAGGATCTGAACGCTGATCTGTTTACCGCCAGTGCCTTCCATGGTAGCTGTGTTGCCACCGGTGTAGTTGGCCGTGCTGGTGGTATCTTTGGGCACAGTTGAGTATGCCACAGCGATCGTGAACGGGCTCAGTGCTTCTTGACCCGCGGTCACGCTGGTAGCAGCGGCCGAAGTATCAGTCAAGCTCTGTGCATAACGCACACGCAGAGTGTGGATCTGACCCACAGGACCGGTCATGGGCTGTACACCAACCAGCTCATTGGCGATAACCGTAGGCATCACACGTCGGATCACCGGCAGAATCACGCGATTCAGCGTAGCGATGTTGCCCGCAGCGGTTGAACCGCTCGAGGCATTTTCTTTCAGGTAGCGTCGGGTGTTTTCAAGAATCACCTTCATGCTATTGCGTCGAGTACCTTGGAGTCCTTCCAACAGGGCCTCTTTGGTTTCTTCCCAACGGCTTTCAAGTAGTTGCTCTGACATTTCTGTCTCTCCTTTGTTATTACAGCCCTGCCAGACGCTTGAGTTCGATCACGTTGTTATCTGTGTCTTGCTCCTGCGACTCCGGCAATTGTTTATCACCAGTCACTGCCGTGACCGATTCAGCCACGACCTTGCGAGTTGTGGTTTTACGGTCTTCCAGCACTGCCGGTAGATACTTTTCAAATGCGCCTTTCAACCGCGAGGTCTGGACGCTTTCCAACAGACCGCGCATGACTTCGGCCTTGTCCCGGTTCAGGGGTGCAAGTAGTTCGGTCATGGTCTGTGCACGTTCGTTGTTTTCACGGATCATGCTCAGTTCACGGTTTTTGCTCTCAACAAGCACGCGAGCGCGTTCGCTGAGTTCAATCGCTTCACGCAGTTTGTGATCCTTGTCCACCACCAGCTGATTCAAGCGACGCATCTCGGCCTTTTCGTTGAGATGTGTGGCGCCAAATTCTGCTGCATAGGCTTCAAAAATCCTGCGTCCAAAACTGTTCTCGCGAGCAATTTGGATATCTTCCTGCAGTTGTGACAGTTCGCTACGTAGATGCTGGCTCACAGCCTGGCTCATCTTGGCCGCGCTTTCTTTAACAAAGCGGGTCTTGAGTGCCTCTAGTTTGCCTCGTGCTTCGCGGACCAAACGCACTTTGGTTTCCACCACATCGCGTTTGTCCTGAGCAAACTCTGTGATCTCACGTGCCAGTGCAGCCACTATGAAGTTTTCTAGTTTGACCAGACCTTCATTGTGGATCTTGCGATCACGGCGCAGTTCGGTGATTTCTTCTGCCAATTTCTTGGTAAGGAAGCCATTGAACTTTGTGGCCGATTCCTGCATTTTGCGCTGGAAGCGCACTCGATCTTCGGCCAAGCGGGTTTTTTCTTCCACCTGGGCCTGGATCTCTGCGGTGAGACCTTCTGTTACCATGCGATCTAGGGCTTCTACCATCACAGTCTTGTCATGCTCATAGCGTTGTGCGAATTCCTCGCGGAGTTCCACACGTACTTGTTCACGGGTCTCATTGAGCTTGGTTTCCCAGGCTTCATTGATCTCCTTTCCCATTTCTTCGGTGATCAAGTTGCTGTCAAGCAATGGTTTCAGTTGCTCAAACATGCTTGGTTTCTCCTTAGATTTTGAGATCCCGGATCAGGCGTTTGACTTCCTGAGCCAGATATCTCTGTACCTTGTCGCTTTCACCAGCTTCACGGGCCATTTCAATCAGCCTATGACCATTACGCATATTCATGAGACCTTCATAGATGGCCTGTGGATATGCGTTGGGTGCGCTGGGTTGTGCGACTACATCAATAGTGACGATTTCAAAGTCACTAACATGTCCTGTATGGTCGTCAACGTTGCCGCTACCGCGGCTGCTGACGCCCAGTTTGACTCCGCTTTGCAGCAGAGTCGTGATCAGTTGTCCCATGGGCGTGGGTAGGATCTTGAGCTTGCCGCAACCGGCATGCCCGTCCATCCACATTTCTTGCACATCATGACACACACGATCCAGATTGATCTTGAGATCATCGGGGTGGTCTACCTCGCCCAGTACTGAATTGCCATTACGGATCTGCTCGTTGATGGTGTTTACGGCCTTGGTAATCTCATGACGCGGATATATGCGATCATTGGCGTTTCTTTTGTCGCCTTCGATACAGATGCCCTTGAGATAGAGATTCTTACCTCCCTTGCCGGTAGCATCGTCCTCGGTTATGACTTCGATACGTGCCTGATTGAAGGTAAGATTTTCTCTGAGATAACGTGGTGTCATCTGGTGTTAGCCCCGGCGACCCGGTAGCGGGCTCTTGGTGTTGACACCTGTGGCCTGGGCCAAGTGCGGCTTGGTAGCAGGTTTCTGACCCTTCATGTCTTTGCCCGGTTGGTTTTGCACGTCCGAGATCAGGTCTTTGGTGGTGTTTTTGTAGGCCGGGGTGTCATGCTTGCCTTCGGGGCTGTCACCGGTCACATGCACGGGCTTGCCCGCCATGCCAGTTTTGCCACTGTTGAAAGCTACAGGACCGGACTTACCATCACCTTCTTCGCTGGTGGTAACTTTGGGTTTTACCTGCTTGAGGCTGATAGCTTCGGCCATGGGTTCCATTTCTGCGGTGTCGTCAGTGGCAATAGCATCGCCACCAATATCGGCCGGCATGTCATCACCATTGCCCATGTCATCGTGCTCGGCTTCTTCATGGCCCATGAGATCTTCAAACTCAGCCATGAGTTCATCCAGCTTGTCTTCTAGATTCATGATGTCGTCTTTGGTGGCCGGTTCGTCACCGCCCATGTCAGCGTCATCCATATCAGCATCATCCATATCAGCATCATCCATATCAGCATCATCCATATCGGCGTCGCTGTCTTCAACATCGGTCACTTCTGCTTCTTCGTCTTCGCCTTCCATGGTGTTGATGTCGCTTTCTTCGTCCATCTCCACATCATCAATCAGACCCTTGGCTGCGTCGCCGCCCATGGCAGATTCTTCGACTTCGTCATCGGCAGCTTCGTCTAGTTCTTCGGCAGATTCTTCAACTTCGTCGTCGGCAGCTTCGTCAAGATCTTTATCTTCTTCGCTGTCTTTGGCCTCTTCCTGCATGAGGTTTTCATAGATTTCGCGGCTCTTTTCTACCACGATTTCATGGAAAAGTTCGCGAGCTTTGGCTTCTTCATCATTGATCACATATTCGATCAACTGTTCAAATCGGTTCATGAGGGCTACTCCTTGTAGGTAAAGTGTAGTGTTATTTACAGCAATGCCTAAAAACCCGGTGTTTTAGGGGGTAAAAATAGTATTTTACAGACCGGGCGCGGCTGGTGGGGGTGCGTATTGCTTGCGAATTTCTTCTAGATCACGTTTGTATTCCACGGCGCGCACATCATTCATGCGACGTAGCTTGTTGAGTTGTCGCAGCGTGAGACGTGTTTTGCGCAGATCTTTTATGGTGATCTGGCTGTTGTCTTGGCTAAGATCTTGATAGGCCTGGGGCTCAGTGGCCCAAAATTCACGCAATATCATGTTGGTATTTATACTGCTGGTGGAGGTGTTGCCGGGGGTGTAGCAGCACCGGGCAAGGCACCACCCGGAGCAGCGGTGCCTGGGGCAGCGGTGCCAGGAGCACCCAGAGCACCAGGTTCACCCATGCCGGCCACGTCCTGAGCCATACCAATGTCACTTTCTATACCGCCCGGTGTGACTCCCACACTGCGTAGGTCCGAACCTGATACCGGAGTAACTTCAGGCTTACTGCGTTCCTCATTCCACAACCGGGCATTTTCTTTGATCTCATCTTCGGAAAGCCCCAGGAAACGCTGCATCATGAAACGCTTGCTCATGTAAGGAAGCTGTTCCATCTGCGTGAATGACGTGATACGTGCTGTGTCCAGTTCGCTCTGGCGATAGCTGGCAAAGTTTTGCGGGGCGCAGAACTTGATGTTGAACAGGCTGCTATCAATATTGAACCCGCGCCATTTCAAGAACATCTTGAATTCGTCATCTAGCTTTTGTACAATATGCTTCTGTAGGCGTTCGCAGTACTGATTGAATCGATATTCCTGTATCAGGGCTGTGCCCACTTTACCATCACTCATGACTCGATCACTATCATCGGGGCCGGTGGGCAAATAGCTTGAAGGTACACGTAGACCGCGAGCCATCTTGTTGTTGAAGTACTTGAGGTCGTCAATCTCACCTAGATTTTGACCACCTTGCAGTGTGTCAACCGTGCTGCCACGACCTTCGGCTGTGACAGGGAAAAAGTAATCTTCGTTGATGCTGAGTGGATTGTAGCTGGCATCCATCATGTTGGCACCACCACCTGTGACCGTGGGGATACGGCGCTGATGCATCTCGTTTTTCACGCGCTCCACAAACTGCATGGCCAGGTGCGATGGCATGTTGCCCACGTCAATCTTGAAGATCCTGCGTTCAGGAGCACGAGCCACGCGATATATCAAGACCGAATCTTCCAAAAGCTCTTTCTGCTTGAACACCTTGTAGATCTGCTCCAGCACCGAACGTCCAAAAGGCCAGAACACATCTAGACCCTCGTTGAGACTGATGTGTACCACATGTTTAGCGTCAATACAGGTCTCGTTCATGGCAGTCATGAAGCGGCTGTTGCCCACGCCGCCGCCTGCACCACCATTGGGCATGGTGTAATTGGCCGAACCTGATATGGTACCGGTCACAGGATTGGTCATGTAGTCTGTGGTGGTCTTCTGCGCTATGCTCAGGCTCTGGAAGTTGGGGTTGATATCTCGGATCACGTACTGTTCGGGACGTTTGCCTTCGGACTCGTTTACAATGATGCGCATGACCTTGCTCATGTCCACCCACATCATTTCAAATGTTTCAGGGTCACGTATGAACAACTGATCACCATACTTGATACCGTTCCTGAACAGTTTGAATATGCGTTCGTCCAGGCGGTTGATCTTGGTCCACTGCTGGAGTTGTTTGCGTATGATTGAAACTTCGTGTTCGGTGGGATCGTCTTTGTAATCGACCTCAAAGGGTGTGCTATTGTCTTTGTTGGGTTGAGTACTGAATTCTGCTATGATGTCGAGACAGGCATTGATTTCCGAATCCATGTCCATGTTTTCGTACTGATTATATCGCTCGATACGATTGGGGTGTCCCGAATACACTTCGGGCAAACGACTGGCATAATTCCGGAACTGGAAATCTGGTGGCATGCCGGGATAGCCACCATCATTGCGTGGATAACCCGGTAGCCCAAATTGATTTTTGCCCGAGATCGGGCTCATCATGCCTGATGTGTCTGCTATCTTGAAATACTTGCGCCAGCCGCGTTTGTCTTGTGCCATAGTGGGGTATTTATTGTTAATGCATCGACGAGCGAGCTATCTTGGCCGTGATTTCCGCACTGGTTTCGTGTGTGCGTTTGATGTTTCTCAAGAGATCCAGCATTTCAATCTGATTGGGTTTGGGCTTGGCCAACTCGCTGGCCAGGTCTTTTATGGCCGTTTTGATATCAACCTTGACTGCATCGCGCAGATTTTGCTGCAATCGATCGGGGTTTGGCAGATCTCCCAGCTGCCGGATGATCTCACCTACTTCACCTAGATCCACGGGAATATTACCGCCCTTGAGTGGTATCACAGCTTCAGCACCGGCCTCGCCCACGACACTGGGACCTAGAGCGATGCCTCCTCTGGCCAGTGCGGGTAGATCTTGCACAAACAGATCGTGTTCTTTTTGGCGTCTTTTTTGCAGAGTCGGATCTACCTTGCCACTGGCTTTGTTATAGAGCAGCATGGCATCAGCAGTTTCTTGATTGATGCGTTTGCCTCGATTGGTCACGGTAGACAATACACCGTCACCAAGATTGTAGGCAAAGGATGTCATGGCATCTATCTGGTTTTGACCCCACTCTCGATCTTTGCCGACCGCAACAACCTTGGCAACTAGATTACCTATCCAGGTTGTGAGTCGTTTGTATGCTTCTTCTTTGTCAATAGTTTTTTTGCCCGAGATTTCATCAGGATCTTCGGTCCTGGTACCATAACCAATGCTATATTGTGAATGATCTTTGTAGGCCTTGGCCCTGAATCCTTCAAATTGCATGATCATGTCAATACCTTGACTTGACACGTTTGAAATTGGTACCTTTATTGTTTTGGCCGTAGATGATTTTTTCTTGGGCTCTAGAGGTTCACCCATGGCCAGACCGGATGTTTGTTTGGGGTTAGCAGCCGCTGGAGCAGGTGTTGGTGCTGGCATAGTAGCCGCAGGTTTAGTAGCTGCCGGAGCAGGTGTTGGTTCTGGCATAGTGGCCGCCGGAGCCGGTGCTGCTGGAGCAGGTGTTGGTGCTGGCATAGTGGCCGCTGGAGCCGGTGCCGCCGGAGCAGGTGTTGGTGCTGGCATAGTGGCCGCAGGTTTAGTAGCTGCCGGAGCAGATGTTGCGGGAGCAGGTGTTGCCGCCGGAGCAGGTGTTGGTGCTGGCATAGTGGCCGCAGTCTTGGGTGCAGCCTTTTGTTCTTGCTGTCGTTGAGCAGCATCCTCGGTGCGTTTTTCCTCGGCTCTCTTGTTCCTGAGATCAGCTTCTCTTTTTACGGCCTGATTCAATTCTTCTTTCTGTTGATCCTCACGCTGTTTCTTGGCTTCAGCATCTTGCTGTTTGGCCCGTTCTCGAGCAGCCTGCCCCTGATCCTGGGCCTGGGCCTTGGGTTCAAGCTCATCTTTTTGTCTCAATATCGTCTTGTTGAACCATTTGAGCGCTGTGGTAGCAGCCTCTAATCCCCAGGTCATGAGCCCAAACAGAGTACTCACAGGCCCGGCGCCGGCTCGTACAAATTCCTGCATGGCCAGGCTCAGTTCCAGTTGACTATTTCGTAGTTTGGCCTGTGCTTCGGTGGCAGGATCGGCCTGGCCACTCAGAGTTTTCTGTTGCTGTTTTACCAATTGCTGGTATTGCGCAGTAAGATCTTTGTTGGCCCGATTGCTGGCATTCACTACTTCATTGAGTGATCCAAAAGTTTCATTGAATGCCATGGATTGACCATACATGCCACCAAATCGATCCTTGGTCTTGGCCATGGCATCAAAGGCCTTTTGCATGGCATCGGTGGGGCTTTTCAATCCCTTGCTTGCAGCCATGAGATCATTGGCCGCATCAGCACCTATGGTCAATAGCAGTTTGCGAGCCGCGGGATCCTGGAGGTTGCCCGAAAACCAAGCTCTCAGGCCCTTGGCATACAAGGGTCCAGCAGAATTTTCCATGAGTGTGCTCATGGCCATCATGCTGCGAGCATCTTCTGAACGACCTTGGGCCTCGGCCTGATTTACAGCGGCCAAGAACTGTTCTTGAGTGAGCGCTTCGGCACGTTGCGTTTCTAATTCTTTGCGTGTGGCACCGGTCAATTGGGTCAGCACATTCATTTCTTGGATATACTCAGCTGCACTATGTGCCACCTGCTGATCTGTGCGGCGGGTCGTGGCACCCATGAGATTCTGCTGATTTATATAACCGGCCACACCCTCATTGAGGTCGTTCACGGTCATGCCCAGAGCCATATAACCTGTACGGTCTTTTTGCAGCTCTTTGCTGACCTGGGCAAATCGAGTTCGGCCTTCAGCTGCGGTACCACCAAACAGAGCCAGGCTACGACTATTGGCCGCTATCAGTTGAGCATAGCTCTGGAAATCTTTCATGACCAGACCCATGCTGGCCGCATCTTGGGCCGCACCGGTCATGCCATCTGCTGCTACTGCGCCCGATTTGCTGAGCGATTGGAACAGTTCAAACTGTTTGTCCAGCATGGCGCCAACGGCACGAGTGTACTCCACAAAAGCCGTGCTGGTCTTGAGTATGATACCAGCCAATCGAGTGTGCGGGAACCTCAAGAGTATGCTGCCCACGCTGCTCATGGCCTTGCTGCCCTCGGCTAGAGCACCATCAAAGGCCTTGTATCCCTGTTCACCGCGATAGAGATCGCCCGTGAGCTGCTTGACACTGCGCAGCATGTGGGACAGGGCTTCGCGGCGCAGACGATTTATTTCTTTTTGGTTGGCTTCGGCCGCGGCCGCGGCCTGTTCGGCATCTCGCGCAGCCTGCTCTTTTTCTTGCTGAAGCTTCTGGATGGCATCCAGCAGTTCTTTATTGTCGGCCATGTTCTAACCCCATAAATATCCTATATTTATAGGTATTTTATGACCCAAACTCCCAACCCTTTACAAGCCTGGTTTCGTCGTGCTGCGATCTATATGCGTTTGCCCAGCCAGGGTCAACACTGGCCCGAAGGCTCACTGGACATGCCCGCAAACGGAGAATTTCCCGTGTTGCCCATGACCGCCCTGGACGAAATTACCTACCGCACACCCGATGCTCTGTTCAATGGTCAGGCCGTGGTAGATGTGGTACAGAGCTGCCTGCCCAACATACGCGACGCCTGGCTCATGCCCAGTACCGATCTCATTAGCGTGTTGATCAGCATCAGGATCGCCAGCTACGGACAGGACATGGAAATTGTCAGTACCTGTCCCAAATGTAATGAAACCCAGGACTATACCCTGGATCTCAGACAGATCCTGGATGGGCTTAGCCAGGCCGATTTTGGTCAAAACCTGGTAATCAACGATCTGGAAGTGTTCTTTACACCCATGAACTATCGTCAACAGACACAGATTGGCATGGATCAATACGAAACCCAGCGCCTGATAGCCAACAGTCAAGACGCAGCTCTAACCGATGATCAGAAAAATCAGGCCCTGAACGAGGCCATGAAACGCATCAGCCAAGCCACCACTCGGGCCATGGCATTCGGCATAGCAGGCATACGAGCACCATCGGGCTTTGCCAGCGAGCCTGAACACATCATGGAATTCCTTACACAGTGCGATCGCCGTGTGTATGCAGCCATACGCGATCATCAGGTCACACTGCGCGAAGCCGGTGAGATCAAACCTGTAGATATCACTTGTAGCGGTTGTGAAAATCGATATCAACAACAGATTGAACTGGACCTGGCAAATTTTTTCGCAGCCGCCTCTTGATGCTGTCAGTTGGCGATATCGAAAAACAAATCACCAGCATGGAGCAAGAGGCGGCGGCAATCAGATCCAATTGCATGAAGATGGCCTGGCACATGCGCGGTGGCGCCAGTTACGAACACATACTGTTGATGAGCAGTCACGAACGCGAAGCCATTGGCAATCTCATCAAGGAAAATATCGAAACCACAAACAAGACTCGATTGCCTTGGTTCTGACTGGTAATAGAGAGATCTCTTGCGAGATCTGTTGATTCGCTTGCGCTCATCAACTGTTTCCGAGCGGAGCGATTTTTAGGATCATCTAGATGGAGTGGTCACACTTGGCCCGCACAGGGCCAAGATTGATCTGCACATCATCTGAGTATCGCAGTCACCTAGCGTTAGAGCATTACAGAGGCGGTTGTCCGGTACCTCGAGCTCCGTCTTATTACAACGGCGGCCTGCATCAAATACGCTAACATTCCATGCAGACGTGCACGATCACTCGTGCGTCATTGGGCCTTGATATCCTGTTCTAACAATCAAACCCCGGCGTTTTGGGATCCTCGTCCTGTGAAGGATAGTGATTGAGAGCTCCTGCGGCGGAGTCTTTGGTCCCGGTGATCCGATAGATCCCGTTGTCATCAGTGCACGAATTTGGCCTGCACTAGCCCTGACCGCTTAGTTTGCCTCGGATATGACTGCCATGCACACGTACCTGGATGTGGCCGTTGTAGTAGCTGTCACTCTCTAACACACGCTGACTAAATTGTTCTCTTGCTTCGATGTAGCTGCATTCTGCCCGGCTTTTGCAATAATAAAGTATTTCGCGCTGGAAGTTTTGGTTGCCTAGTTTTGCGATGTCTTGGAGCAGTTGGGGGCTAGACCCCCAATAGTCTCGCCAATCACTCTCGACTTGTGTGCGTATTTTGCGTTTTCGTTTGTTGCCGTTTTTGAATTTGACTGTGCGTTGCCTGGTCTTGCGAAATTGAGCTAGTTTTTTGCCTATGTACTTGCGCTGCGTGATGAGATTGGTTATTTCATATACAAAACCCGCACAATCTAGGGGCAGTTGTTCTACTGGGTTGCCTTGATATAGCCATGTCATAATGACATATAATTATGACATTTGTGAAATTATATGTTTTTTTCATAGACCCACCCTTGATTGTTGGTTTCCACGCTGTAGATCCAGGAAAATGTAGGCCATGTCCATTCCAGCCACCACTCACCGTTGAAACCTAGATAATTGCTGTGTATGATAGGTTCTACAGAGATACCACGTTCCTGCGCGTATTGATAGTAACTCGCGGTATACTCGGGTCGATAACGTGTGTGTCGCATGAAACTGTCGTAAAAAAACTTTTCGATTCCTATGCGTTTTATTATAACAGCCTTGTCTCGACCATCGCGATTGTCGCTCTCCCGTTTGTTCAAAAAGAACACACTGAGTCTGTTGTGATCTAGAGCAGGCAGGGTCCAGGTAAATTCACTTTCGTTATCACACAGACCTTGATGTAACACACGGTCGTTGAATAGTATCTGTACGGCAGGAGGATCCTGCCATAACACTGGTTGTAAAACCAAGTCCAAAATCACATCACGTTCCGCAATAGCCATATTGAGATAGTAGATTGTAATGAACCAGCGAATAATCGCGCAAGTTAATAGACTTGAGACGATCCCATTCATCTAGACGTTTGGCACACGTGGTCAGTAAATCATGAACATCTGCGGGTTCTGGTTGTTCAAGATATCTAATAATACTCTGACACTCGTTGCGTATACTGATGTTGATCCTACCGGGATCTTTTTGATTATTGAGTTGGGCCGAGTCTGTGCCCGGTACCCGATCTAGAATTGTTTGGATGTGTTTGATGGTCTCGCTCTTGATATGCTGTGGTAGTAACCGACCCACTTGCCAGGGTGGATTGATCATCAAACTGTTATCTATGGGAATGCCATGACTCCAAGCCCACTCGATCAAGTTGCCATATGTAGGTAAACTCAGGAGTCCGGGCACAGTTCTAATAGCCAGACTGGTGTTTTGTGGACGTTGATCTATAAGCACTTGGATATTTCGCAATATCTGCGATATATTGCCGCCTTGGCGTATATAATCACCGATGGTATCTACGCTTTCGATACTGATTCCAATTTCAGTCCGTTTGAACTGACCGAGACGCTTAAAATATCTAGTATAGTCCAAGCTACCATTGATGGTGAAACTGAAGTTCACATCATGAGCATAGTTCCGGTCAATGAAGTAATCAAGCAACCAATCAAACCTGGGCATCAAACCCACTTCACCACCAATCACGTGTATGACCTTGATTTGATGTGCCGAACTGTCAAGAAAATCCACAAAGTTTTTCCATCCTGTGGCATCATCGGACCAGTGCGTAAAATCACTGTCTGGCGGCAACCAATTCAGCTGACGATGTTCCTGTTGTAGTTTGCTGCTGAAGTAAGGATTACACATCCTACAGGCAAAGTTACAGACATCACCAAGATTGATATGCAAACTATGTGGTGTAGTTTCGGTCAGCCCTTGATTGAGTTCGCTGAATCTAAATCGGTGATAGTTGGGACTTTGAACATAACTTCTTTCAAATGAATCGTGGAATATGACAGATTTCATGTTTTCTTTGCGCCGTATACTCTCATACCCAACAGCATCTTTGGTCTGACACATACGACACATGGGATCTGGGGTATCACCCAGCTTGATCATGCGAGCCTGGCGCATACGTTCTCCATTCCAGTAATCCTGCATGGTAATGCGCTTGATGTTCCAGATCTTGCCCAGGGCGGTGCCTCGAATTTTGTCATTCTGGCAACCACAGAGGTCAAAACTACCATCATGATTGATGTTGAGTTCGTACCAGGGAACACCACAAAATATTTTACTGTTGGGCATTTTTACACTTGAGTTGACAGATCTCTACGGGATTGTGTTCCAGTCCATCCTGAAACTGCTGCCATAGCTGATGGTCGTTCATGATATCAAAAAACGAACGACGGCGTATGCTCAAAAGATCACGATGTTGTCTTACGAATTCATTGTATTGATAATCACTGCTGAACCATGGGCAAGGTGAGACCACACCGTTGACTCCAATAAACAAATCTTTTTTGTAGTTCAAACAACGTGCCCAGGCATGCGGAAACCGTGGTTCTGACACAGCGATAGCTGCATACTCACAGGGATTGATCACATCTATGTTGGCGTCATAGATTAGATTTTGAGATACCAGATCCGGTCTTGGCTTGAGACGGTCCAAACCATTTACACTATAGCTATGATCAAATTTGCTACTTTTCACAGTCTGGAACCAGTTACAACCTAGATCTCGAGCTAGATCGCGTATAGAATCTATATGATCTTGATTGAAGGCAAAGTAAATGGTGCTCCATTTGATTAGGCAATCACTGCTGCGTCTCAGCGCACGAATACCTTCCTGGATGGTCGCAAAGTCACTGTTCACACGATACTGGTTGTTGCTGTGATCGTCCCAACCATCCACGCTGAATGTGACCATGTCGTTGCGATCTAACATGCGACCCAGTTGACTCCACCACTGGGCTTTTTTGTAACTGCCATTGGTGATAGTGCGGATACGAACATTGCTGTTTTGCTTGATGTAATTGATGATATCTAAAAAATCACTGGCATAGATGGGGTCACCTATGTCACCGCAGAACAGTATGTGTTTGATTCGTGCTAGTGTCTCGGGGGGGAATCCTCTTTGAAAATCTCCAAGACTGATTTCCTGATTGATGCGATCGAGATCAAGCTCGGTCCTGGGGCAACGTGGACATCTAAGCACACATTTGCTACTGAGCTCAATGTGAATACTATCAGTGTTAAACAACGTCAACATCGGTATTATAGTTAGTAAACCCGCCCTCTTTGACCACACGCAGGATATTCTCCACACGTCCAGCCAGCTCATCCCGGTGACTGACCAGCCAGATGCTCTTGTGGCGCTCGCGGCTCATCTTTTTCAGTAGAGCCAGACTGTTTTCTACACCTTGTGTATCCATGCCGGAATCTACCAGTTCATCTATGAATAGCACGTTGATGGTGCTGTAGAGGCTTTCCCATACATCCCGGAACGCCCAGCTCATGCTCAAGATCAAGCGATTGCGTTCACCACGCGACAGATTATCAAAGTCCAGGTCACGACCCAGTTCAGTGATAGTGACCGAAAGATCGTTTTGGAATATGACCTGATGCGGCAATCCTATGCGGTCCAGGTACCAGGTCAGTCTAGAGTTGAGATAGCTGAGATTCTGTTCTATGATCTTTTTACGGATAAAGCTGTCTTTGTTGGTAAGCAGCTTCAAGAGAAAGTCCTGATGCTCGTGCAGGCGAGTCAAAGTGTTGAGAGCGTCATAGGTCACGATCTGGAGAGCCTGATTCTGCATGTCCGAGATCTGATCAGCATAGGGATCAATTTCGATCTGGCGCACAGCCAATTCACGGCGCAATTGTTCCAGGCTGTTGCGATGATTCAGGGCCTGCTCAAGATCATCGTAGAACATGGCGGGTGGCTTGCCCAATTCACCCAGCTCTCGCAACGTTGCCAGATGTTCCTGTTCCTGTGTATCTGCGGCCAACCATTGCAGGGCCGCTTCCTGCAGATGAGTCTGTTTTTCCTTGAGTATCTTGTCTTGCTTGTCGTCATGTATGTTCTGACCGCAGGCATAGCATTGGTGTTTGCTCAATTGATCGATTTCCCGTTCCAGCTGGCTCTGTTGCTTTTCCAGTTTGGTTTTGTCTGTGCGTATAGTGCGGAGATACTGGTTGCACTGATCGATCTGTTTCTTGACTTCGTTATAGCGATCCAGATCACGATGCGCCTGTATCTCCTGCTCAATGTCGATGTGTTCCAGTTCCTGTATCGAAGTCAGGAAAGCTGCACAGTCCTCGCGTTGCTTTTTACCCCAAAGAGTCTGGCGTTTGCGCAGACTTTCAATCTGTTCTTCGATACGTCGATTGGCCTCCTGCACGGCCCGGATACGCATTTCTTCCTGAGTGATGCTGTCGCGGGTTTCACGATTGAGTTCTTTCACGCGATCAGCCCGCTCACTCAGTAGCGTGATGCCTAGCAGTTGTTCGATTATGGCGCGCTGGTCATTGGCCTTGAGAGCTAGGAAAGGTTCAGTATAGGTATTGAGTGCCAATACATGACGGAACATGTCATGGCTGAGACCCAGGATTCGTTCTATTGCGGTTTGGGTTTCGCGGCTATCGCCCTGACTGTTGTCCTGTGAGGCCTGCTCTTCCTGATTCACATAGAATTTGAGCACGTTGGGCTTGCGACCGCGCTCGATACGATAGTCCACACCGTTCACGGCAAATTCCAGGCTGACCAACATGTTTTTGGCATTGGTCTTGTTGATGAGATTGTCTCGGCGTATGTTAGTAAGAGCCTGACCATACAGTGCATAGCTCAGAGCATTGATGATCGTGGTCTTGCCAGTACCGTTCCGGCTGCCATCACCGCCCAGGTCTAGATTTTCACCCAGGACCAAGGTAAGGTCCCGGCGATCAAAATTGATGGCTTGGGTAGCATTGCCCACGCTCATGAAGTTGCGTACTGTGAGATCTCGTATGTGTATCATAGGGTCTGATAGATTTGTAATAGCAGTTTGGGATCGTAGAATTCGCTTTCGATGTGCGAGATCTGATCGGTCACGATCTGATCCACACTTTCAAAACGCACCTGACCCGGAGCCATGTCTTCTTCCAGGGCCGCACGTTTGTTGGGTATCAGGGCCATCTCGCGCAGGCGATACTGATCCACAAAGGTCTCGCGTATGAAGTTGGCTTCTTCGTAGCTGATTTCGATGTCCAATTGAACCCTCACATGCATGTTGGGCTTTAGGATATCAGCGGCATGATCGATCACGTGCGAGAGATTCCATACGTTGTATAGAGGCTGATCGGTCCAGGCATGATATTCAGGTTCGCCGCCCCATTCCAAGATCATGCAGCCGCGCTGACTGTCACCGGCATCAGCATAGTTGTGCGGAAACGCATTGCCGATATAGTGTATGTTGCCGTGATTTTGCCTGAGATGGAAGTGTCCCGAGAACACCCGATCAAAGTTGGCAAAGTGCTCGCGCTTGATTTCACCGGTATCGGGCATTTCTACCATGGCATTCATTTTGAAGTGCGGCAGTTCAAAGTGTCCGAACATGTAGCGAGCCTGCATCCGGGAGATCTGTTTGTGATCGTCACCTACCAGCCAAGGCGCTATGATCACATCGCCGCTTTCAAACCAGTCGTTGCAGATGTGTATGTTGGGTATATGTCGGGCCCACTCGGTGCTGTAGATGTCGCGCCGATCACGATAGTAGAGATCGTGATTGCCCGGTATGAAATACACCTGGTCAAAGGCCGCGCCGAGTCGTTCCAGGGCCCGCAGGCTGTATTGCAGAGTCATCATGTTGATACTGGCTCTGTGATGACTCCAGTCGCCCAAGAACATGGCAGTTTCGCAACCTTCGCGCCGGGCCAGATCTATGAACCAATCCACGAACTGCTCGCAGTCCTGATTGTGAATCAAACTGTTTGATTTGAGTCCAAAGTGTATGTCCGTGAATACCGCGGCCTTGCGAAATAAATTTGCCATGGCTCTAGTTTACTATTCTTCCGAAACAGTTGCAACCCCAGATGGCTTGGTTTGACTATATTGACGCGTCCATGAGGGATTGAGACCGTTGATTTCGAGTATGTCGTCGCGTATGTTCTGCATCTTCTTTTCAATATTGAGTATGCGAGTAAACGAGTTCGTGATGGCCGCAGTGTAGTAGGCAAAGGGATTGGAGCTCTTGCTCTCATCAAATTGCAGGCCGATCTGGCTGAGTTGCAGCAGAGCCTGTCCGCGCATTTCTTCGTTGTAGGTGTATCCGCGCCAGTTGCTTCGGGTGGCATAGCGTTCGCACAGCTTCATGAACATCAGGGCCAGCTTGCGAGTCATGGCGCCATGTTCTCGGAAAAAGGTACCGCTGTCAAGATCACCCTGCCAGTGGCTTTTGCCCACTACGTAGGGTATACGATGTTCGTTGATGCGATAGTGGAAAAAGGGCGGGAAATTTACTCGTATGTGCGTGGGATCTTGAAGACCGTTTTCGATCGCGGCCGTGCGATCGACCAAATCCTCGGCAGTCTCTTCCACATCGTCGAGATCCAGGATGTCTTCCAGGCGACGTTTTTTGGCCTGAGATTTGGGTATTTTTTTGGGAGCAAGTGGTATATGTTCCCAGGTCATGACACGGAATACCAGATCAGTATTGGGTATTTTCTTTTCGTTTACTTCTTGACCGGTTTCGCGACTGAGTCGATCTGCGCGATTGCGCCGAGCTTCGGCTATGGTTCGTAGATTGATACGTGCTAGACTGGGCAGTATGATATCGTATTGATGATCCAGTACAGGATCGCGGAACACACAGTAGGTGTTCTTGCTGAGATGTATTTCTTTCAGGATGTCGCGATTGTTCAGATAGTTTACTCTTGCGGGGGTCCGTGTTTCAGTAGGCATTACCTCATTCTCCAGGGTGAGTATTTATTGTAGCATTTTTTACCAGTCTGTCAACCTGTTTCTAATACTAAGCTGTTATTTTTATTGGTAAATATGCGATAGGAACCCAACATGGCCGGCATAAAATTACCCCCAAATGTGACCCTGGACTCAAACACTGGTCTTTACATCATACGCAACCCGCAAGGGCAGACCATCAGAGTAGGTGCTGATACCCAGGCTCAACTGGATCAATATGTAAATTCAGTCAATACCGGTGTACCCACATCGATCACAGTCACCGATCCCAACACCGGAAATCCGCGTACCAGCAATTTTGATCCCACGGCGATCATACAACAAAGTAACGAAATAGCAGCGCAGAACGCCTTGTTGACCACGACCAAACGCCAGACTGGGCTGTTGGGCAACACCGATGGTACGTACACTGATTTCCGGACCGGGCAAACACTGACCCAAGCCGAAGCAGCGGCCAAGATACAGGCCGCCGGGTTACCGCCCGAAGCTCTAGTCGCGATCACCCCTAAAAATGCTCCCACATACGCAGCGGCCCAGGCAGCAGTGAACGATACCACCAATACCCCCAGCAATCGCACCGGGGTCAACGCCGAACAGCCGTCGCAATCACCCGCGGCCACCAATACGAATATCGCTCCCACAGCACCGGCTGCTCCGGCAGTGGAAGCACAGCAACCGGCTGCTCCGGCTGCGGATACAGTTCCCGCGGCAGCAACGGCTCCGCAACCAGAAGCTGCGGCAGCAACCCCAGTGACTCCATCGGAATTGGCTGACCCCACGGTCAACAACGCGCCTCCACAGCCCGACGCTACAGCAGCAACACCGGTTTTCTACAATGATGAGTTACCGCCAAACAGTACACAGACAGCAGAGAATTTGATACAGAACACAGCGCCAGCTCCGGTTTTCTACAATGATGAGTTACCGCCAAACAGTACACAGACAGCACAGGATTTGATACAGAACACAGCGCCGGCGCCGGTGCCGCCCAGTGGATTGCCCTATCGTAACGATTTTACCGGTAGTTATGTTGGTCAAAACGGTGAAGTACCTCCGATAATCGGTGACTTTAATCCCGAAGCCAGTCTCGAGCAAGCCATCAAGTCCGCGGCTCAAGATCAAAGCACACTGCAACAAAGGTATGGGCAAACTACCAATAGCGGTGATTGGCGTGTGCGTATACGTCTGGCGACTGGTGCCAATTATCTATATAAAGACAACAGCAACGATCTTATGGCTCCACTAAGAACTAGTGATGGTGTGATTTTCCCCTACGTTCCCACAGTAAACACCAACTATGTGGCCGACTATGATGCCAAGGCTCTCACACACAGCAACTATCGTGGTCTCTTTTACAAAAGTAGCTATGTGAATGACATTGGGATCACGGGCACCTTTACGGCCCAGAACACACCCGAGGCCAAGTATCTCTTGGCCGTGATACATTTTTTCCGATCAGCTACCAAGATGTTTTATGGACAGGATGCACAGCGTGGAGCACCACCGCCCGTGGTATATCTTTCGGGTTTTGGTCAATATCAATTCAATAATCACCCCTGTGTGATCGCTAACTTCCAATATCAGCTGCCTAATAGTGTGGATTATATTCGAATTGATCCCAACAACCAAGGGCAGAATCTCGTGGTAAATCGTAGCCAGGTTTCCAGTTCACCCAGCCCAATCAGCAGCGTACTGTCTCGATTGGAGTCTTTGAAAAATATCATAACCGGTACCACGGTGCAGGCAGGTGCACAAGGTTCGGGTAATCAGGCCCAGGATCTGGGTGCTGTGTCAGGTACTGTGAGTGGGACTGCACAAACCACCTATGTGCCCACTCGCATGGATATCACAGTAACACTGAGACCCATACAAACACGCAGTCAGATCAGTCAACAGTTCAGTCTCAAAGATTTTGCCAATGGTAGCCTGCTCAAACAAGGATTCTGGTAATGGCCACTTACGATAGCACCAGTCCCTATTTCACCACGCCCTATAGTCAGTTCTTCTTGGACGTCATGAATAATCGCCCTATACCCAAAGAGAGTGATGATGTATTGACCACGATTTCACTGACCTATCAGTATCGACCGGATCTTATGAGTTTTGACCTGTATGGCACACCCACACTGTGGTGGGTATTTTATCAGCGTAACCCCAATACCTTGACAGCCCCGCCCTGGGATTTCGTGGCCGGCACCAGGATCTACTTGCCCAAGCAAAGTACCTTGAAATCCACGCTGGGATACTGAGCATGGCCGATCAACCAGTTGCCCCAATCACTGCCGACACCGCATCTGGTGCCACTACTGGAACCGACGCGCCGGTACGACCCCTGGATCAGACTCAAGCACCTGCCTATACTCCAGCTCGTCGTACCGGTAGACTGATTGGATTTGAATCCAATCGCGGTGGCGCGGCTGTGGGAGAGATTAGAGCACCGGTAGAACCTGTGGCACCAGTTGCGCCCGGTGCAGGTGCCACTGATGATAATCCACAACCCGATCAAGTGGATCTCACTGGGGCACGTAGCTATCAAGACCTAGTCACAGAGTGGAGCGTGAAACCGCAGCCCAACATCCTGGATCGATATCCCAGCTATACCTGGCAAGCATCGGTCTACATGATGAGCCCCGAACAGGCCAATGCCTATATCAAGAATCCCCGCAAACGACCCAATGGTTACAATCTCCTGTTCCAGAGTGGTGGTGCGGCCCGGGGACGCGGCGCACCACGCGGCGCCAGTGCCGGCACCGAGCAAGAACTGTTTCAAGATACCGATAATCGCAATCCCTTCTTCAGCAACGATTTCTATATCGATGAGATCACGTTCAAGACACTGGCTCCCGGTAAAGGCTCTCAAACAGTCCACAGTGATGCCGAACTCAAATTCAGTGTGATTGAACCTGGTAATATCAGTCTCATTAGTAGATTGGCCGATGCTGCGCGTGACTTGTCGCCCACGCTCGATGGCAAAACCAACTATGCCTCGGCATCATATCTCATGATCATTACCTTTTGGGCCCAGGATCAAGACGGTAACATGGTACAGGTAGGCGAGCGATCATCCACCAATCCCGAAGGGGCCTTGGTAGAAAAATACCTGCCCTTTACCATACAAAAAATATCCTATACCATCGGCAGCGGCCTGGTCAAATACGAATGGGCATGTGCCGTGACCGGCTTGTGGGAGGGAACCACCACACGCTGGAATACCATACGAAACACTGTGGAGTTACGCGGTGCCACTGTGGATGAAATGCTCAATGGTGCCAATCCCGCTACGATACAAGAACAGCAAGCGGCAGCCGACACGGCTACTACCACTACAACCGCGACCCCAACTGCTCCGCCTCGTCGCACTGGTAGACTGATTGGATTTGAATCCAACCGTGGTGGTGCGGCTGTGGGTCAGATACGCGCATCCACGCTACCCCCACCCAAAAGCAACGTTTCCCAGAGTGCTCTTGGACTCATGGACTATCTCAATGCACAGGAAAAGCAGGATGTGCGCAACGGTTTGAAAAACATAGCCAATGAATATGTGCTGGAATACACACCCGAAGCAGAAGCTCTGATCAAATCAGCCCAATTACGCAAGGTCGGCGAAACAGTAAACAAAGCGGCCACGTCCATGGAACAGGCCAAGTCGCAGGACCCCCAATCGGCCAATCCTGACAAAGGTGGGCAGAGCATAAACACTCGCCTATTGTCAATAGCAGGCGGCGCTCAAGTGGTCAAGATCATGGAGATGGTGATTCGTGGTAGCACCTATATCACAGATCAAGCCAATGTGGAATTTGATGAGGAAAATAATCTACCGGTACCCAATAAAAAAATACCCAGCAAACAGAATCCCGGATTCAAGTGGTTCAGTATCATGCCTCGAGCTGAAAAATTGGGATTTGATGACAAAATTAGAGATTATGCTCGTCGCATAACTTATACCATCAGCACATTCAATGTGGCTCTCATGATGAGCCCTTATTTTTCCAAAGGTATATTTCCGGGACTACACAAACGCTATCCCTATTGGTTCACTGGTCAGAACATCGCAGTCTTGGACTATAAAGAAACTTTCAACTATTCCTATTTGATAACCAATAGTGGTAGTCCCGATAGTAAAAGTGTCAAAGCTACCACCGATGAAAATATGACTACTAGCATGGTAGTCATACCCTACGTAGCGATAGCAGCACGATCCAGCGAAAGTGGCCAAGGCGCTCAAAATCGCGCCAACGATATAGCAGCCAACGCAGCCGAAAATCTTTTCAATCCAGCCGATCTAGGCACTGCAAAAATCACTATCCTGGGAGATCCAGCCTGGATCATGCAGGGCAGTATGCTGAATTCAGGACTCAATACTTCCAACGATACTCGTGGCTTCAACGATGATGGTAGTATAAATTTTGATACCCAGCAGGCGCTCTGGGAAATAGTGTGGCAGAAGCCCGAAGATTATGATCTTGCCACTGGATTGGCTGATCCCTATAGTCGCACCGAACGACTTTACAAAACTCGCCAGGCTCTCCAGAGTCGGGTATATATAGCCAATACGATAGAAAACTTTTTCCGCGGTGGTGAATTCACACAGACTATTGAGGGTAGCCTGGTACCAATACCAGTTGATGCCCAAGTCAGCGCAGACGCCAAAACCGAATTTGATGCACAAAATCAAGCCGCTACCGAGGCTGCCGGTGGTATGGATACTCAATCGGATCAACGCGAACAGCCTGTGAGCGATAATCGATCGGTACCGGCTGTATCCCAGGCCTTGAACGGTGCTGCTGGAGAAATCGCAGGTGGCGTAGAACCCACATCAGTTGTGCTCAACAACGATTTCTTCAACGCAGCGCGTATGCAAAACACCGCCGGTGGTGCATCGGCTCTGTTGGTAGCAGCCACACCTACCTTGTCTAATATCATTCCACTCAATAATGGTGTTAGCAGTATGTCTCAAATGATAAATTCTGCAGTGGCCAATGCTGCACCTGGTATCGCAACAGTACAAACAGCACCGGCACCCTTGCCGGTAATCAGCAATGGACAGGTAGTGGGTGGTGCACAACCCACCACAGGCGAGGTCAACCCCGTGGTGTCGCAACCACAGAACATGGCAAGAGAAACCTAAATGGCTGAAAATACACAACGTACCAATGGAGTACCAGTCAACTATCGCTTTGATCGTGGCGGTACCCCGGCCCTGTTTGGACCGTTTTATGGCAAGGTCATGAACAATGTCGATCCCACCCGTAATGGTCGATTGCAAGTGTACATTGAGGCGTTTGGTACTGCGGCCGAGGATGACGATAGCCAGTGGAAAACCGTGCAATATCTCCCGCCCTTTTACGGAGTAACACCACCCAATCTTACCCCATCAACCGGCGATGGTCAGTTTCCCAACAATCAAAACAGCTATGGCATGTGGTTTACACCTCCCGATCTAGGCGTCAAGGTGTTGTGTATGTTCGTGGATGGTGACACACAGGATCCTTCCAAGGCCTACTACATTGGTGTGGTACCCGTGAACAGCGTGAACCACATGATACCGGCCATTGGGGCTGAATCCAACTATGTGCCCGGCAATCCCAATCAAGAGGCCTATTTTGTCAATGCCAGCAGCATGCCGGTCACGGAAATCAATACCAACAACACCACACAGGACAATGCCAGTAGATTCTTTGACGCTAAAAAACCAATACAGAGCGTGGTGGCTGCGGCCATGTTCCAGCAGGGTCTAGCCGAGGATACCGAACGTGGTCCCATACATAGCTCGGCGCAGCGTGAAAGTCCCAGTGCCTGTTATGGTATCAGTACACCAGGAACTGCGATCTATCAGGGTGGTCTCAAACCCAAAGATATATTGCAAAAACTCAATGCGGATGAAGTCAAACCCGCGGATCTACAGGTGATAGGTCGCATGGGCGGTCATACCCTGGTCATGGATGATGGCGACATCGAGGGCAACAATCAACTGTTCCGCTTGCGTACAGCCAAGGGTCATCAGATCATGATGAATGATACTGATAACTTCCTCTATATCATACATGCCAATGGTCAGACCTGGATCGAGCTGGGTGTAGAAGGCACTGTGGACATCTACAGCAGCAATTCAGTCAACGTGCGCACCCAGGGCGATATCAATATGCATGCCGATCGCGATATCACAATGTGGGCCGGTCGCGATATCCGGATGCATGCTCGGCAGGATATCATTCAAGAAGCTGATCGAAACTATGCTCTTACGGCACAGGCTGACTTGAAAATCTACAGCAAAAATACCCTGTATGTCAAAGCCGATGGCGCCATAGGTATACAAAGCGCCAGCACCACTTGGAATTCCGGTAGCCAGTATACTTTGACCGCTGGCGGTATTGATCTCAACGGTCCGGTAGCACCACCGGTCACCGCACCCACACCCATACCCAAGGTCAAACTAGATACTGTGAAATTTAGCACCAATAAAGGTTGGATCAAGGACACCGGCAATCTCGAATCCATCTGTAATCGTGTGCCCACACACGAACCCTGGCCCTATCACAATCTTGGGGTCAACGTCAAGATTGAGTATGAATCAGGTCAACCCACCCCGCCGCCCGCGGCACCACCAATCCCGGCCAATGTGACCTTGAGAGTAAAATGAGCAAATTCACTTTCACCAATCCCTTGAATGGTCAGATCATAGAAGTAGAAGGTCCGCCCACGTTGACCCAGGCCCAGGCTCAAGAGATTTTCAAACAGCAGTTTGATGCCGGTAGCCTGGTGGGTCTCCGATCCGGCGACACCATCAACAGCGCCAGTCAACTGGCTGGTGGTCTGCTGAGTTCAGCGGCACAGGTAAGTCAATCACTGTTACCCCAGGCATCGACACTGCTGAATCAAGGGCTACCCCAGGCTCTAACAACTGCTTCGGCGGCCGCCACGGATATCACAGACAAAATCAAGAACGTGGTGCCTACATTGCCCATCAACATGGGAGACCTGGCCAAACAGACCAGTTCCTTGATGCCCATGCAGGGTCTGGATCAACTGGATGTGAGATCTACCTTGAGTCAGGCCAGTAAACTGGTAAGTCAAGCCGCCGATCAAGTGTCAAATGAACTGGGCGCTGGCAAATTTGGATTTGATGCTCAGCAGTTGGAACGTGCCGGTGTGCTCAAACCAGGCACATTTAGTACCTATCTCGCAGATGGCACTGCCAATCTTACTTCGGTGCTAAACAGCCCCTCGGTCTGGACCGGTGCCAATGGCATAACCGATGTCGACAAATTATTGAGTTCGGTACCCACGCAGAATCTCATACAGCAGGATCTCATGAGTCAGGGTCTGTCCGGAGTCAAGGAACTGGGTGTGAATATTGACAAGCTGGGTAAATCTCTACAGGCCGGAGTAGCACTCAATGCCAGCAAAAGCATCCAGGACACAGTGGCCTGGGCCAAGGGCCTGCCACTTCCGGCCGAAGTCAAAACCCAGTTGGATCAGGCTGCTCGTGATGCTGCATTTGCTACCGATCTTGGCAACACCGTGGCCAATGATGCAGTCAAACAACAGGATCCTGCCTTGCCCGCGATCGATACTGCGCAGAGGCAGACCGTGGATGCAGCCACCACACGGGTGACTGGCAGCGACAAGATACCGCAGGTGGATTTTCAATCTGCTTCGGTCCAGGAACTATTGGGTACCACAGTGGCCACTTTTGGTATACAGGTGGATGTGTTGGCTCGTAATCGCTATACCGATCTCAATAACCAAACCATCGAACTCATACCCCTGACTGACACCGTGAGCACAGAAAAAAATCCCGCTCAGATAGCCAGTTTGCTCCAGCGTTGGCAGGATCTACTGGGCGAATATGATGCGTTTAGCGGTGAAATCCTGAGCCTCCAACGACAAAGTCAGGCCCTGGAAACTCGTAGTGGTAAACCTATCCCGGGCGCAGCCAACCTTGAAGCCGTGGCAGTGCGCATACCGCCCGCAGTGGCCATAGTGAAAAAGTATATTGATCGTTTGCAAAACCTACTGCAAGGGCTTACGAGTTAGCTATAAATATCATTATGACTACTTTCGTTGGTTTCAGCACAGTAAATCGTCCCAAAAAGTTCACGCTCACGGACTTTGCATTGGTCAAGCAGGACTTGATCAATGCCTTCAACATACGTCAAGGAAGCCTGCCCGGTCGTCCGGCCACGGGTACCTTGATATGGGACTTCCTGTTCGAAAATCAAATCGAAGAACTACAAAACAACGTGATCCGAGAGATACAGCGAGTGGTGGCCCAGGATCCACGTATCACTGTGACCAACCTCCAGGTATTCCCCCAAGAAAATGGCATGCTGATCCAGCTACAACTGGCCACAGTGCAGAGTACCAATGCCGAAATACTCAGCGTGTTTTTTGACGCCCAACAACGATTCGCCTCCTACGTATAACCTAGCCTTTTTTGCCGCCCATAAATAACAGGCAACCAAAAGGTTTTTATTGAGATGGCACAAACCACCCGACAGACTGCTATTTTTGGTGTGGAAGACTGGAAACAGATCTACCAAACCTACCGCGAAGCTGACTTCCAGAGCTATGATTTCGAAACTCTACGCAAGAGTTTCATAGATTACCTCAGACTATACTATCCCGAAACATTCAATGACTATGTGGAGAGTTCGGAATTCATAGCTCTGCTGGATATCATTGCTTTCATGGGTCAGAGTCTGGCATTTCGTACCGACTTGAACACACGCGAAAACTATATCGACACCGCGGAACGTCGTGACAGCGTGACTCGCTTGGCCAATCTCGTGAGCTATACTGCCAAGCGCAACACCGCAGCCCAGGGCTTGCTCAAGGTATTCAACGTGGTCACTACCGAGAATGTGGTAGATTACAATGGTGTGAATTTGGGCAATATCATAGTGAACTGGAATGACCCTACCAATCCCGATTGGCAGGAGCAATTCACTACCATCATCAATGCAGCACTGGTAGATAGCCAAAAGATCGGCCGTCCTGGTAACCGACAGAGCATATTGGGTGTGCTCACAGATGAATATGCTGTGAATCTAGTGCCCGGCTTCTTGCCCGTGATCAGTTATAGTGCCACGGTTGACAACATATCCATGCCGTTTGAGGCCATGAGCTCAACCACAGTGGGTGAGGATTACATATACGAACCGCCGCCACGCCCTGGCGTCAGCTTCAACATGCTGTATCGCAATGATCAAATGGGCTATGCCAGTGCTGATACCGGTTATTTCTTCCTGTTCAAACAGGGGGTGTTGCAGAATCAAGATTTCAACCTGCCCGAACGCATCGCCAATCGCACTGTAAACATCAACATTGAAGGTGTAAACAATCAGGATCGTTGGTTGTTCCAGTTGGATAACGTGGGCAACATCAATCGCGAATGGCAGTATGTGGAGAATATCTATTCCGCTGCGGCCCAGCAACAACAGCAGTTGCGCCCAATCTATACTGTGAACAGTCGTACCAACGATCAGATCACCATGGTGTTTGGTGACGGTGTGTTTAGCGAGATTCCAGTGGGCACGTTCCGTGCCTATGTGCGAGCCAGCAACGGTCTGCAATACATCATCAATCCTGAAGAGATGCAGAACGTCACGCTACCTATCAATTATATCAGTCGTACCGGTAACCTAGAAACTATAACTTTCACCTGCGGTATCACCAAGCCCGTGAGCAACGCACAAGCTCGCGAAAGCATCAACGACATCAAACAACGTGCCCCGGCCCGTTACTATACACAGAATCGCATGGTAAATGGCGAGGATTATAACCTGTTCCCGTTTACGGCCTACAACAGCATACTCAAAAGCAAGGCCGTGAATCGCAGCAGTATCGGAACCAGTCGCTATCTTGACCTCGTGGACAACACCGGCAAATACAGTAGCACCAATACATTTGGCAGTGACGGTGGTTTGTGGGAGGAAAACATCCTACCGGCCATACTATTTTCCTGGACCAATCGTAACGAGATCGCAGATGTTATCGCCAATCAGATACAGCCACACCTGATTGATCCTACCATGCGGCAGTTCTATTATGCCAATTTTCCACGTGAGCTCTGCAACACCTTTGATATACAATGCACGGCCACCACGTCGGGCACCAATGCCATCACGGTATCTGATACCAATGCTGACGATTTTTTCAATCGCTATGTGACCACGTCGGTATTACCCTTGCAAATTGTTTTCAACGGTGACGTGGGCGGTGGTATTATATCAGGCTTGCCCTACTATATCATCGGCATCAACAGCATCAACAAAACCTTTACTGTCAGCACCGCACCCAATGGCAGCGCCACGGTCTTGACCAATAGTACTGTGACCATGCCGGCCACGATCAATCTCAATACCTATAACACCACCTGGCATCAAAGTACTACGTTGGCCAACGAAACCACGGGCTATTTTGTCAATAATTCTTCATCGCCTATTGCAATAGGTAGTACTTCAAGTACCACTTTGCGTTATGCAGTCGTGGGTAGCCTTGTAAGATTTGTAGCGCCCAGCGGTTACTATTTTGATGCCAATAATCATCTCCAGGTGGGAGTTCCACAACGACCCGAAGAGCATCTAGAAATCTGGGCCAGTCCCATCAAGATTTCAGGCGATGGCAGCAACAACGGTCTGGGCAATTTCTCCAATGGTCAAGGACCGGTCACACTGAACGACTTTGTGCCCACGGGCGCTATAGTGGATACCATTATCCCGTTGTTCGCAACCGATCTCACTACCAGCGTAAAACAACAGATAACCGAGCAGATGTTGCTGTACAAGACCTTTGGTCTTGGTTATGATAACGATGGTAGCATAACCGGTACACCCTATTCTTGGTATGTGATCACTGCCACCAACATCAATACCGATGCGCCCTGGAGTCAGACCTATGCAGGTAACACCTCGGGATTGAACCTTGACGCGTCATGGTTAGCACAGTTCGTGGTAGAAAATCAGAACTATACTATCACGTTCCGGGGTCTGGCCTATGTGTTTGGATCAGTCCTGCAGACTAGATTCTTCTTCTACGGTGATGAACAGATCTATGACAGCCGCAGTGGCACCGTGATACGTGATTTCATCGATGTGCTGTCGGTCAACACTGAACCTGACAGCAATGCGCATCTGCCGGGCAGCATCTATACGACCATTATAGGTCAGCCGGTAGAACCAGACGGTTATGTGGATGATTTCAAGGTATTGGTTAGCTATCGCGATCACGACAATGATGGTGTGCCAGATAACCCTGACTTTTTTGAAGAAATCGTGGCACCCACAGTGAACCCCACACAGAAATTGATTTTCCTCCAGCAAGTGGTAGATTTTGACAATCTGCAGAGATATGTGCTGGTAGAACCCGGTCGGGTGAGTTCTGACTATGCCACGCTACCTGATATTGAGATGGCCAAAAACCAATGGGTACCTGGGCAGGTGTTTTATGCCACGTCTGAGGAGGCTTTTTATCAATTGAACATAACCACAGATGGTGTGCTGCAAGTAAACCCAATATCGGGCTGGCAAGCGCGGGTGGGACGTCAGGCTCTGTACTATCAATATCGACACAATGCGCCCCTGACCACACGTATTGATCCTGGTACTACCAACATCATAGATCTCTATCTGGTTACCAATCAATTCTATACTGCCTATCAAAATTGGTTGAGAGATACCACGGGCACTGTGCTTGAACCCGAACCACCCACCATTGGTGAGCTCAGTACAGCATATCAGGCTCTGGATGATTACAAAATGTTGAGCGACAATATTGTGCCCAACAGTGTGGTTTTCAAACCGCTGTTTGGTGCCAAGGCTGCCCCGCAATTGCGAGCCACTGTCAAGGTCATACGTGCAGCCAACAGCACCGCAACCTCTAGCGAAATCAAGAGCGCAGTATTGGCACAGATGAACGCCTATTTCAGCATCGACATCTGGAACTTTGGTGACACCTTTTATTTCAGCGAACTGGCTGCATATCTGCACCGTACACTGGGTACCATCATATCTTCGGTGGTCTTGGTCCCCCTTGACCCACAAAAGAGCTTTGGTGATCTATACGAAATCCGCAGTCAGCCCAACGAGATTTTTGCCAATGCAGCAACCATTGACAACATTGATGTGATAGAAGCCTTGACCAGCGTCAATTTGCATACAGCACCAGGTAGTGGAGTAATTTGATGGCACGTTTTAGAACAGTAAACTATCTTCCCGAGATTTTTCAAACCGATGCCAACCGGCAATTTTTGGCAGCCACACTTGATACCCTAGTACAAGAACCACAACTCAAGCAGACACAGGGTTTCATAGGTCGCACAGTGGGACCGGGTGTGATACCCGAAGACCGTTATGTAGTAGAGCCCAATAAAACACGTGCCGACTATCAGTTGGAGCCGGGTGTGATCAGCCTTGATCCCAAGGATACTGCTCGCATACAAGATGCCATTACCTATCCTGGTATACTTGAATCGGTATCTGCTCGCGGTGGCGTGGGCAGCAGACCCGATCGCCTCATGCAGAGCGATTACTACACCTGGGATCCATTTTGCAATTTTGATAGTCTGGTCAACTACAGTCAATATTACTGGCTGCCCAATGGACCTGATGCAGTAGATGTAAGTGCCACTGGAATACCGGTCACTGACACATTTGATGTGACTCGTGCCAATGGTGTGTATACTTTTTCAGGCCTGGCTGGCACCAACCCCACTGTTGAATTGGTGCGTGGTGGCAGTTACATTTTCAATGTATACCAGAACAGCAAAGAAACTGTAAACTTCAAGGTCAGCAATCAGGGTCTGGCCGGATACACCATAGACAATCAGGTCAATCCCACGATTACCCTGGCTCGGGGCAACACCTATGTGTTCAATCTGGTTCTGCGTGGTCCCTACCCCTTCTGGATCAAGACCAATAACGAACTGGGCACAGCCTATGCCTACAATGATGGCGTCACACGTAACGGTAGCTTGACCGGGATCGTGACTTTTGTAGTTCCTCAAGACGCTCCGGATGTGCTGTATTATGTGTCGGAAAATCAACCCAACATGCGTGGTATGATCAATATCGTGGATGGTGACCCCGGAACCGGCCCTGGTTTCTGGATCCAAACCGAACCCGGTATTGGTGGCCGAAACAGCGCCAGCCCCAACATCTCCACACGTGAAGTCCTGGGTGTGATCAACAATGGTGAAGATCTGGGCACCGTGGTATTCAACGTGCCTACCAAGACACAGCAGAACTATTTCTACAATCTACCCACCTACAGTCTACCTGTGGATCTGGTCAGCACCATAAGCTATACCGATCTGCAGGGTCAAAGCGTGAGTGGATTCCTGCAGATCTATGGTGGCATCGATGGCGTCAGTAATCTTGACAATCGCACTGTGATTTTCACAGGTGGTAGTCCCGGGATTGACCCGCCTGATACCCGCCAATTGTTCCAGATCACCTATGACTATATTGACAACATTCCCTACATCAATGTGGCCAAGATAGCCGACATACCCAATCAATGCAAGTGGATGATACGTTATGGCACGATGTATTCCAATACGCAATGGTACAAGACTCCGCAGGGTACCTTCAAACGAATGCCACTGCTGACTGCGGCACTGGATACTCTGTACTATCAGGATGGCACTGATCCTGGTATAGTGGGAAAAATACGGCTCGTTGATCCAGTCAACAGCAGTACCATCTATATCGATGACATCCTGGGCAAAAAGAACTATACCAGTCCCAACGGAGTCACATTTACCAATGGACTCAAGGTGGTGTTTCGTGGTGATGTATTGCCAGACACCTATGCCAGCAACACCATCACGATCGATTGTTTATCCACCACTAGCCAACAAAATCTCATCAGTACCTACAGCACCGAACATCTACGTGTGGGTCAAGAAATCATATTCTCGGCACCCACGCTGGGCGGTCTGACACCGGCACAGCCCTACTATGTGCGCTTCATAGACAATGTGTTGCAGTTTCAAGTTTCTGAAACGCCCGATGGTGCCGCAGTAGCCCTAGCCAACGGAACTGGCCATATGTTGGCGGCCGTGACCAATTATCGTGCCTATTATGTGGCCGGTGTGGGTACCGCTATCCAACTATTGCCAGTGACCGATTTCGTTACACCTGAACTGTATATCGGTGATGAAAACGAGTCCGGTAGCACGGTACCGCTCTTGCCGGACTATATCACGATTGATCGTGCCAGTTCCGATCACAATGCATGGAGCCGCAGCAATCGCTGGTTCCATATTGATGTGATACAGGCCACAGCCGAATACAACAACACCATAGTCACGCTCAATGAAACTGATCGTGCACGTCGCCCTATCATACAGTTCAATGCGGGGATACGCCTATTTGACATGGGCTCACAGGGCCTGGCTCCGGTTGATGTGATTGATTTTACCGAAACCGATGCTCTAAGCAATGTGGAGGGTGCTACCAGTTATACCGTTTATGGATATAGCGTAATCAATGGTTCCAGGATTATTTTTGCCAATGATCTAGATCCACAGGTGCGGGACAAAATATGGCAGGTAGAATTTATCTATCCCGATACAGTACCGCCCCTGGTCAGTCAACCTGTGATACATTTGCGCTTGGCCGATGATGGTGATGTGGCGGTTGATATGTGCACGGTGATCTTGAATCACGGTACCAGTCAGCTACCGGTTCCCACAGGTGAAACAGAAATCATAGGTGGACAAACGGTGATCAAGGGTCAAGCCGGAGCCAGCTACTGGTATGATGGTACGGCTTGGATAGCATCACAAACCAAGACACAGGTGCAGCAGCCACCACTGTTCAATGTGTATGACATGCAGGGCGTGAGTTTTAGCGATCGTGTCAAATATCCCAGCACTGACTTTGCAGGAACTCGGTTGTTCAGTTACGCCATCAGTGATGTTGGTGTCAAAGATGTGGTGTTGGGTTTTCCTCTGCGATACCTCACTATCAACAATCTAGGTGATATTGTTTTTGACAACAACCTCTACACCGATCAATTCAACTACGTCAAAGATAAAGGCAGTTATACACAGTCGATCAGTGCAGGTACGCCAAGAGTATACAGCACACGCACGGAATACCAACGTGTGCTAGGTTGGCAAGATGCTGTGACTACCACGCAGGTATATCAGCAGTTCCGATTCGTATTCACCACAGTGAATCTTGAATTGGATGTGGTGGTAAGCGAACGCACTGATATACCTGTGGTCAAGGTCTATGTCAACAACGTATGGCTACCACCGGCGGGATTCAGTATCGCACGATATGACAAACGAACTGTGATAACTCTGGCCACAGCACCGGCACCAGATAGCATTATAGAAGTCGTGGCACTGAGCGAGCAGACTAGCAATACCGGTTTCTATCAGGTACCCATCAATCTACAAAACAATCCGTTCAACGCCAACAGCGATGCCTTTACCTTGGGTACCATACGGCAACACTATCAGAGCATTTGCGAAAATCTCTTGCCATTGTCGGGTCCGGTAAATGGTGCAAACAACTCTCGTGACCTTGGTGATATTGTGCCCTATGGTCAGGTGATATTACAACAGAGCGCACCGCTCACCTTGGCCGGTTACTTTTTGCGTAGCAACAAGTTCAATATCTGGAACAGTCTGGTCTATAACGGCCGAGAGTACACCAAATACAAAAATCTCATACTAGAAAACGTCACTCAGCAGGTGATCAATTTTGAAACTGCGGCTCAAATACTCGATCGTGCCATAGCCAATGTGACTCAAGGGCGCGTAGAAACACAGCCATTCTATTGGTCCGACATGTTGCCTTCGGGATCAATCTATCAAGAAACTGTCTACCCCATCACATACATCACCACGCGCACTTTCAACACGCTTTACGTGCATGATTATACTTCGGCCAATTATCTTGGCATGGATGTGTATCTAGATGGAGACATACTCACTCGCGGGCGTGATTATACTGTGGCCGCCAATGCTGCCACGATCACAGTCATAACCACGCTGGCAGTGGGTCAGACTCTGACCATTCGAGAGTACGAGACCACTGCGGGCAGTTTCTGCCCCAACACACCCACCAAGCTGGGATTGTATCCGGCCTGGCAACCGGAAATAGTGGTGCAGACCACCACGGACGGCGAGCAAGCCATGATCATGGGTCATGATGGCAGCGCCACCAAGATTTTTGGGGATATACGTGATAGCGTGTTATTGGAGTTTGAAACACGCATCTACAACAATCTCAAATTGGATGACAATCCAGTACCCTTGACTATAGCAGATGTGTTACCGGGGCAATTCAGACGTACCGGATTTGATCTGAGCGAGATACAGAATATTCTCAATCAAGATTTCCTGAGCTGGATAGCCTGGAACAAATTGGATTATACCACACAAGAATTCAATATTTCCAACAGCTTTACCTACAATTATAGCCAGGCCCAAAATCGCCTGGATTCGTCCCTGCTGCCCGGAGCTTGGCGCGGTATCAATCGCTATTTCTATGACACAGTGCAGCCACAAAGCACACCATGGGAGATGCTGGGATTCTCGGTCAAGCCCACTTGGTGGGATCTCACCTATGGTACCGGACCCTACACCGATGGTAACTTGGTGTTGTGGGATGATCTTGAGGCAGGTATCGTGCGTGATCCCCTGGGAGCCTATGTGCTTCCGGCCTATGTGCGTCCACGTCTGACTCAAGTGATTCCCAGTGGCAGCGAGGGACAATTGCTATCGCCCCTGGACACTGTGGTGGGCAATTTTGAAGATGAAACGTTTGTTAATGATTGGTCAGTGGGCAATGGCGGACCCACCGAAGCGTCATGGTGGACCAGCAGTCTCTATCCCTTTGCTGTGATGCGCGTGTTGGCTCTGACTCGCCCGGCCAAGTTCTTTTCACTGTTCGTGGATCGCGATCTCTATCGCTACAACAGCGAATTTGAACAATACCTCTATCGGGGTCGTTATCGCATGGATGCTCGCGATCTTGAAGTGTATGGCAATGGAGTTAGCAAGGCCAGCTTCATGAACTGGATCGTGGATTACAATCGTCAAACCGGCCTGGACAGTACCCAGGAAATGTCTCAGGATCTAGCCAATCTAGATGTGCGGTTGTGTTATCGCATGGCCAGCTTCTCAGACAAACAATACATCACGCTCATGACCGAGCGCAGTACTCCCAACAGCAACAACAGCGGATTCACCATACCCGACAACAGTTATCAATTGTTGCTGTACAAGAATCAAGTGTTTGCTGAAGTGACCTACAGCTCGGTCATCGTACAACGTACCAATACCGGATATCAGGTGTTTGGCTATAGCACCTTGCAGCCCTATTTCACACAGACTGTGAGCATGAGCACCAGTAAGCCACTCACGATCACATCAGGTGGTATCACAGTACAGGTCAGCACAGTATTCAGCAATATCACGCAACAGATACCTTACAGCACGGAATTTGCCACGCCCCAAGAAGTGGCCCAATTCTTATTGTGTTACGGCCACTGGCTAGGAACTCAAGGTTTTGTGTTTGACAACATCAGTAATGGTTATGTACTGGATTGGACTCGCATGGCGTCTGAGTTCCTCTACTGGGCCGGTCAAGACTGGGACAATGGTGTATTGATCAACATCAATCCCTTGGCACAAAAATTGCAGATCACCAAGGCTCAAAGTGTGGTGGACAGTCTCCAGGTACAGAGCGCCGAAAACGTGTTGCTGGATCAAAATCGTCGAGAACTACCCACTCGCAATCTCAACATCGTGCGATTGGACAATACTCTCACTGTAGAGCCCATGACTGATCAAAGCCTCAGTTTCGTAGATCTTAATTTTACCAGCTACGAACACATGATAGTGCTGAACAATCGCAGCGAGTTTGGCGATCTTATACTAGATCCTACCACCGGTGCGAGACAGTCGCGCTTGTATCTCATGACCACGAATACCAGCGACTGGAATGGTAGCATCGATACCCCGGGCTTCATACTCAACCGTGACAACATCGAAGCGTGGACCGGTTTGAGAACCTATGCCAAAGGCGAGATAGTGCGTCACAAAGGTAGCTATTGGAGCGCGGCCACGATCGTGCAACCCAGCGCCAGATTCAACTACAATGACTGGTTACAGAGCGATTATACCAAGATTGAACAGGGTCTCCTGCCCAACCTGGCCAACAAAGCGGTACAATTGCAACAGAGCTATGACATCAATCAGGCCAACATTGACAGTGAACAGGATCTATTCAGCTTTGGTTTGATCGGATTCCGCCCGCGACAGTATCTGGCCGCGTTAGATCTTGACAGTGTGGGCCAAGTCAATGTGTATCGACAATTCTTGGGCACCAAAGGTACCAAGCTCAGTGCAGAAAATCTACGTTCCAGCCGCCTGACCAAGGAGCAGGCTGATTATGCTATCTTTGAAAACTGGGCAGTACAGCGCGGAGTCTATGGCGCAAATGCCAATCGTAGCTTCGTGGAATTCCGACTGAATCGAGCTCTTTTGAGCGCCAATCCCAGTACAGTACAGGTGATCAATGCCGGTGAATCCAGCGAAGCTGATCAGACCATACTGTTGGGAAATATCTGGCGCCAGAGCTACAAACTGACCACAACCGACATATTCCCTACCACGCTAGATTTGCCCACTGATGTGGGATTGCCCAGCGCCGGCTATGTGGATATTGACGATGTGGATATCACGGTATTTGATATCACAGATCCGGCCAATCTATCGGCCAACCTTGACAAGATAGGTGTGGGCACTTCGGTCTGGGTGGCCAAAATCAACGATTATGATTGGAACATTTATCGTTGCGAAAGTATTCCAGGCAGCATCAATCATCTCTGCGATAATCTTGATGGTACCAGCCTGGTTATCTTTACCCAACAGCACGGATTGTCTGTGGGTAATCAGTTGATCATAAGATTTTTTGACGCCGCGGTAGATGGCATTTACCGTGTGCTTTCGGTACCCAGCCTCAACCAGGTGACCATAGCCTATCAGTTTGTGGGTCGCGGTCGCACTGTGATAGATGGCACCGGTATCGGTTTCACGCTGGAAACCATGCGAGTGGCCCAATTCAGTGATTTGGTGAATCTACCCTATGCCAATCAACTCACACCGGGTGCTAGAGCCTGGGTAGACGACGACGGCGATGGACGTTGGGGAGTGTATGAAAAGCAGGACATCTATACCGCTACTACCACGCTTGCCAGCAAAAATCCAGATGCAACTGAAGGCTATGGTGCCACGGTGGCCATGGGTGCCAATCAACAATCGGTTCTAGTGGGAAGCCCAAGATATGGATTCCCGGCAGGCGCGGAAAAAGGTGCCATCTATACCTACGTCAAAAACTATACCGGCACCTTCCAACCGGTCAGTCCGGTGCTGGGCACGGATGCCATCCTAGAGCTAGGCACTGCAGATTCCAGAGGATTTGGTAGCAGCCTCAGCATAGGCAATCTAGATTGGGCCGTAGCTGGTGCACCTGGTAGCTTGGGCGGAGCGGCTCAGACCGATTCGGGATATGCTGCCGTGATACATCGCAGTGAAGCGGTAGTGCCCAACGCCAATCCTTATCAGCTGTGGCAATTGTTGACCACTCCGGGTCTGATCAATACAGATCAGGCTCAGTTTGGTAGCACCGTGGCCATGAGTCATGATGAGCGTTGGATGTACATTGGTGCACCCTACAAAGACAACGGTTCAGTTGCGGCCTACACTCGAGTAGAGTGGCGCGAACAGACACTGGACACTCATGGAACCGGATCTCAAACTGACTATGCGTTTGGTGGCACGATAGAGATCAGTGATGCCAATCAACTAGCGGTCACCGTGAATGGCATATTACAAACGTTGGGAGTGGATTACTCGGTAAATCTCGTTACGCAACAGGTGATATTTGGATCGGCACCGGCTGCTGATCGACCCATACGTATTCGCAGGCTAGATGCTGTGCAGTTGGATGAAACAGCAGGACCCACCTATGATTTGGCACAATATTTCTATCAGGTAGATCTCGCGGATAGCAATATCTATAGCTTCCAACTCACGCTCAATGGCGATCTATTGCGTCCCAATATCGATTATACATTCAACACCATGACCAAGATAGTGTCTATCTCGGCGGCGTTGACCCTGGGTGATGTATTGTTGGCTCGCGCCAGCTGGTACTGGCTCTATGTGGATACCATATTACCGCCCACGATCACTGGTACCCCGGCTCTGTTTGGATCAAGTCTGGTCTGCACTACTGATGGTAGACAGGTCTTGATAGGTGCACGTAATCAGGATGTGGATGGGGTCGTGCAAGCCGGCTGTGTTTATGTGTATGATCGCGATGTACAGCGTTTCCATTATGGCGAAACCAGTACAGTAACGTTCACGGTGTTGGGCAGTGCGCCCAATCCACTAGCAGTATCGGTCTTGGTCAACAACCAGTTTTTGACACCCGAAACCAGCACAGTGGTAGATGCACCCAATAGCTTTACCGTAAGCGGCAACAACATCACAGTCAATACCGATCTCGTTACAGGTGATTTTGTCGACATTGAGACCAATCAATTCCAGTTAGCACAGGTGATCATGCAGGACCAGATTGCGGAATTCAGCAACTATGGACAGGCAGTCGACATCTGCCGGTACAATTGCAGTCTCTATGTGGGAGCACCACAGAGCAGCGTACAGATATTCAAGGGTGGTGTGGTAGAACGCAGCGTGAATCAGGCCCGATCTTTTGGTATCATCGCCAGCGTCAACACCAATCCGGTACTAACTCCCGGTGATACTCTGCGGGTCAACAATCAAGATGTTGAGGTTCCCGCGGCCAGTGGCAGCGTGTCCAGCCTGCAGGGTTTGGCCCTGGCCATAACCAATCAGGTACCCAATACGCAGGCCTCAGTCACAAACGGAGTGTTGCAGATCACAGTAATGAACATGGCAGCCTCGGTACCGGGCAATCGTTTGCAGGTGGCACCTGGCACTGTGGGTACCGCGTTCGATGATCTAGGGTTCGACACCTTTGTGATAGCCCAGACCATAACCAGTCCCCTGCCACTACAATATGCGCAATTTGGTGCCGCACTTACCATATCAGACACAGCCACAGAATTGTTAGTGGCCGCTCCCGCAGGCAGTACCTATCTCGTGATAGAATTTGACAACGATCAAACCGATTTTGATGCTGGATCTACGCTGTTGTTCAATTCCAGCGATGGTAGTGGTGCTGTCTATGTTTACGATTACTTGCCGTCAAATCAACCCAGCGTGACCAATCCGGCAAAGTTTATACTGGGACAGCAGATCGCTATTTCAGATCTAGGCACTCTGGATCAACTGGGTCGGGGCTTGAGCTATCGCGATGGTGTGTTACTCATGGGAGCTCCGGGCAGTGATCTCAACGACAGCAGCCAGGCCGATTATGGGCGAGTGTATATCTGGCAAAATCCCACTCGTGAATCAGCCTGGCGTCTGCTGCATCGAGAAACTGCGGTAGTGGACATTCGCATGCTGGATAGCGTATATCTGTACAATCTAGTCAGCAGTGAGACCACGCAGTTCTTGGATTTCTTCAGTCCCTTGCAGGGCAAAATCCTGGGTGCTGCGCAGCAAAATATCGATTTTATCAGTGCAGTTGATCCGGCCGGTTACAACGTGGGTGCCATAGGATCCAAGGGTCAGACCTGGGGGCAGGATCGTGTGGGTGAAACTTGGTGGGATGTTTCCAGTGTGCGTTTCTTGGACAGCAGCCAAGACAACATCACCTATGATGCACGTCAGTGGGGTCGGGTATTTCCGGGCAGCCAGATCAACATATATCAGTGGATCGTGAGTGCTGTACCACCGGCCAACTATAGCGGTCCTGGGCAGGTGCGAGATGTGACGAATTATTCTGTGAATTCCGTGCTCACCCGCGAAGGTATATTGCAAACTCAATATTTCTTCTGGGTAAGTGATCTCACTACCATAGCCACCAACAAGGGCAAAACGCTATCGATCTCTACGGTAGCTCAATACATAGAAAACCCGCGCCTGAGTGGTATCGCTTATATGGCACCTATCAATGCCAACACTGTGGCCCTATACAATTGTCAAAATCTTATAGAAGCCCAGGACACTGTGCTACATGTTGAGTTTGATCGCGAACTCAATGATGACAATGTGCATATAGAGTATCAATTGATACCGCAAGATCGTGCAGATGGTTGGCTCAGTGACAGTTTGTATCGCAAATTGTTGGATAGCTTCTGTGGTGTGGATGCAGCCGGCAATCTTGTGCCCGATAATTCACTGAGTCCGGCCGAACAGTATGGTGTGCAATTCCGTCCTCGCCAGAGCATGTTCTCGGATCGCTTCCTGGCGCTCAAGACCTATATTGTGCGCTCCAATACTATATTGGCTCAATATCCCATAGTGGAAATGCGCAATCTTGGCCTACTCAATAGCGAACAGCCCATACCACCTGTCAATTCAGGTGAATACGACGTACAGGTAGCTGACATAGAAATATTGGGATACCAAAACATATATCAGGTGCCCTTGGGTTATCGATATCTAGTCCAGACTGATAGTTCTGAATTTGGTCTCTGGACCATATATCAGGTGGTCTTGACCGGAGAAAGTGTTACCAGAGAATTGAGATTGGTTCAAGTGCAGAATTATCGCACTGCCGATTACTGGAACTATATCGATTGGGTTCGTCCCGGATATAATGCCAGCATCCAGCCCTTGGCTCAGGTGGCAAACTACAGCGCTCTAGATACAGTATCGGTGCCTGTGGGCAGCAGTGTCAAGGTCCTGGCCAACAGTCAAGGCATGTACGAAATCTACTTGCGTACCGACACCGGATGGGAGCGTGTGGTATTGCAGAATGGTACCATAGCCATATCTGATACCATATATGATTATCCCGCAGGCCGATTTGGCTTTGACGCCGAGGCTTTTGACACCCTATATTTTGATCAAGATCCCACTACGGAAACTCGTCGTATTTTACAAGCACTCAACGAACAGATTTTCACAGATGAGCTCTTGATCTATCGCAATCAACTGTTGATCTTGATGTTCAATTTTGTATTGACTGAATTCCCGGCGCCGCAGTGGTTGATGAAAACCAGCTTGATTGACGTGGATCATAGACTACGAAGTCTGTTGCCGTTCCCCAACTATCAATTGGACAATCAGGAATTCGTGGTAGATTACATTCAGGAAGTCAAGCCCTATCATGTGCAAATACGACAGGTCAATCTGCGCTATTTTGGTCAGGACGATTTCATGGGTGACATCACAGACTTTGATGTTCCGGCCTATTACAATACAGCATTGGATATACCTCAATATGTGAGTCCCATCCTGACTCCCTATGCCATAAGCACAGCCACAGGGTCGCCTAGTACGATCCAGAGCGATGCCTCGGCCACTGACCCCATCTGGACTCAGTGGCCCTGGAGTCAATGGTATGGCCACTATCTCATGTTGATTGATGGTGTCACTGTGG